AATACCACGACTTCCGTGTCCGTGTCTTTGACTGGCGGATGCACAGCGATGGTATCGGAGGCTTCAACGCACCTGTTATCTTCCAAATCATCATGCACCCGGCTCAACAGAACACCACAGTCATCACCGTGTTGTGCAACAGCGAGTCCTACGGACAGGATGACCGATGGGACAACACCGACTCGTTCAATGAACTGGACTTGTACATGGCGATGGTTGAACAGATGGGCCTGCGCTACATCAGAGCCACCACCCAGATTTATACCCGTGGCAAAGCAACCATCACACCTCCGAAGGAGGACTGAACATGAGCGGAACCAAACCGACTGACTGAGGACTTCCCCTTATAACCAAACAACAAAGGAAATGGCTGGAGGAATAACAATGACCAACGAAAACAAGCAAAGCAACTACGAAGGAACAAGGAACAACGCCGAATGGTATCAGCAAGGCCCACTTGTCCACAAAGAAGTGGGCAACAGGTCATACGAAGTGTGGTCTAACGGAACCTTCCATTGCCACTCATCCGATGGTGAGGGTTGGAAGTCGGGCGACGACGCTACTGCTTGGCTTGTTGAACGAGGAATCACCAACGACCAGCAACTCAACGACATCGTGTTCGGTGAGAAGGACGGCTGGCGATACGCCAACAACAAGTGGTTTGAACTCATCGTGTTTGAGTTTGTTGATGTTGATGGAATCCGCCACATGACTGAATTGTACGAAGGCGATGTCGCATTTGAGTATGACGAAGAGACATTCAACACTTGGATTGACGAAGCAATCGCACAAGACAAAGAGGAGGAATGAATATGAACAACGAAAACGAACAAGAAGAATGCGAACACGAATGGAATGTCTACGAGGTAGATGACCAAGACGACGACAAAGGTAGAGCAAACGAAGTGCGTTTGTTCCTTAGCCTGATATGTGTGAAGTGTGGTGCCGCCGCAAGGTCGGACGCCATACTTGACTACCACGACAACATCAAATCAATTGACCTGTCCTACTGCTGGAAAGACGAGGACGACGAAGAGACACAGCACTACCGAAAGGAGGAATGAAACATGAGAACAATGAGAACAGTAAGCAGAACATACCAAGGCCGACCCATGCGGGAGGTTGCACGCATCAGCCTCAGCAAGAGGCATCGCCGTCACCGACTGGCGCACCCGAACGACTTGACAATGCGGAGGGATGAATGATGGGAGGATGGGGACCAAAGACACCGGCACAGTACGAAGAGCAAGCCGAGAGGAATGCCAAGTGGCTCGCTGAGAAACCTTGGCGTAAGAAGGTGGCTGAACTTGAGGCTCGCATCGTCAAGCAAGACCGCATCATCAACCTACTCAAGAAGCATCTCAAGAAGCAAGGTGAGTCCGACCTCATCCTTGACTTGGTAGCAGAACTACTGGAGGAATAAACATGGTAAACGAAATACAAACAAACGAAGCACGAATTGACGAAGCACTGGACACCATCACAATGTCCAAAGATGGATGGGTACACATCAACCTGTTCAACATCCAACGACGGTACAGGACTGACGACTACATCATGGTATCCTTGCCGGAAACCATCGCCGAGGCCGTGATGCAACTACGCAAGATGGACATCCGAGGAGAGCGATTGACTCGCTTCATTGAACTGTTTGAGCCAACGATATACGCTGACTACAATCGCTACGATAACAGAGACGCTGACGACACGCTCTACTGGGACTGGTACGATGAGTCCGATAACAACGGCACTCACCCTGACACACTCAATCAGTTCTACGATTTCTGTACCGCATTCAAGATGGTGAACCTCATGGGTGTGAGCCCCGCTTACTACGGCGTCATGCTTGAGTTCGTGAACGGCAACCGAGACTTCCTCATTGACGACGAGTCCGATGACAAGCGATACCTCGGCAAGTTCACCAAGGTGACCTTTGACAACGAGCGATACTTTTCACTTGAGAAGGCACGGGAGATTTTCCCTGCTGGCTACAACCAACCAAAGGACTGACGAGGAGGAATGAACATGGACATTGTACTGCCCGACGACCTTTACGATTTGATTCGTGAAGCACTGTTTCCCGAATGGAACAAGCACGAACTCTCACGCCCTATCCTTGAACCCGATGGTGGCATCAGCGTTGACAACGGTGACCAAATGATGCTCGTCCTTTACCCACTTTCACACTACAAAATACTGGAGGAATGAACATGACTGACACAGACATTGAACAACTGCACCCATCACTGGGCAAGAAGAACGACGACACACCACGGGTCTATGTGGCCTGCCTTGGATGCTACAACGCAGGACGATACCACGGCAAGTGGATGGACGCTGACGAACTGGAGTCCGAGTGGTTGCATGGCGACCTTCGTGAAGATGGCTCGTACCCGATGACTCGGTGCAAGAAAATGCACCATGAGGAGTGGGCCATCCACGACAGCGAGTACATTGATTGTAGCGAGCACCCCGACATCCCCAAACTCATCACAGTCATGCAACTCTTTGAAGAACACGGCGAAGGTTTCCGTGAGTGGTACAATTACTGCGGTGACCAATACGACGACCCCGAAGAAGCATGGCAAGACCGATACCAAGGCGAGTACGATTCCGAGAAAGCCTTCGCTGAGGAATGGGCTGAGATGTGCGGGTACCTTGATGACATCACTGACGGACGGGGTCGCAAAATCCACAACCCACTGATTCGCTACATTGACTTTGAGTGGTACTGGAACGCAGACCTGCGCCACCACTTCACATTCAGCAACGGCCATGTGTGGTCGGACTACTGAGGAGGAATAAACATGGACAAAGAACACAGACACACAGAACTAACACAAGCAGACACATTGAACCGACTGACTTACCTTAGACAAGTACACGAGGACAGAGACGAACCGCTCTATGGGATGACGGCTGTAAAGATAACGCTGTTCTCACACGGCGACCTTCCACCTGTCGTCATCAGTATGACGAAAGCAAAGGAACTCATCCGTGAAACTTGGCAAAGAATGCCTCGTGAAGCAGAACGCATGGTTGAAAGTGGACAATTCGTTTCCGCCATCCCCACGATGGAACTATATCTCACCGAGTTCGGTACGCTGTGGTTGTCGGCACACATTCAACGAGAGGCTGGCCCCGAACTGCAAGCGAAGTGGGATGCTATCCAAGCAACCCGAGAGAAACAATTTCCCGAACACTACGAGGAGGAATAAACATGGAACGAAACGAAAACACAGAATGGTACATTGACCATGTACTCACCTACGGTACTGACCGCACAGACAACTTGCCAGCAGGTGAGTACCTTGACTGGTGGGCATACAGCCACGGCATCCCCGACGAACTGGTTGCACTTGGCTTCCCTGAAGACGAACAAGAATGGACTGAGGACGATTGGGACAGGCTGGAAATAGGCATCCGGTGGGCAACCGAATACATCAACAAAATAATGGAGGTGGGCGCATGAGTTTCACGACACCCGGTGCTTGCCCCGAATGCGATATGCCTTGTGTCTTCACCCTACGCTGGGATGCTTACGGTGACACTTGGACAGTCAACTGTACCTTTTGCAAGGAGGAATGAAACATGATTAGAAAATGGATTGAAAAGAAAATTGAAGCACGAGTGAACGAATACCTTGCCGCCTTGGAGGTGGACGAGGAAGCGATTGCAGAACATGTGGAGGTGGACCTTGAACTGGTCGCCGGACACATTGAAGCGTCGGACTTGGTTGACTACATTGATGTAGACAACGCCATTGACAGCGCACTGGACTACGACCGTGTGGCAGATTATGTGGACATGAACAACCTTGCTGACCACATCTGCAAGTACGACCTCGCCGACTACATTGACAAGAGCGACATCGCTGACAACCTTGACATGAGCGACATCGCTTCACACTTGGAAGTAGACGCACAGGATGTTGCCGAGCACATTGAACTGCAAGACCTTGCGAACTGGGTGGCTGACGAGGACGAACTCATCAGCACACTGATTGACAACACCGACCTCGTGAGGTTGGTGGGCGAAGAGATTCAAGACAAGGTGGCTGACGCTATCACTGACACCATGCACTACATGGTGAGCGAGAACAAGACTAAGGTCAATGCTGTCATTGAGGCACTGACCTTACTTGAGGACGCATTCTCCGGCGCAGTCACTCAACTACGCTGGGCACTTGAGAAGAAGGAGGAGAGCGAATGATTGGACCGACAGCATACGAGATATGGTTTCAAACGAAGCACGACCTGATGAAGGAATACGCAGTGAAGCACAAAGGCATGCGATACATCTACTGCTACGACTGGGAGATACTATCTATGTTTGACAGCACCTTGGGTTTCAAGAACTGGTGCTTCGCTGACATGATGGACAACGGCGGCGAGTACGCTGACAGAAAGGAAGTGGTTGAATGACTGACACACACCCGTACTACACGGGCAAACTGACACACACGAGCAGAGAACTGGACCACTGCCCCGCATGTCGGAGCGAAGACATTTCCTACAGGGATGGTTTCTGTGATGGTATCATCCATGTTGTTTGCAATGACTGCAATGCAAGATGGGACGAAGCGTGGACTTACGCTGGCATAGTAATGATTGAAGGTAAGGTGAAAGTATGAGTCCTCAAGAAATACTGGAAGACCGAGTTGAACAGTTGGAAACGCATTGGGATTTCGTGCGCGGCTGGTTGAAAACGATGTGTTGCAAGGACAACACCGTTTCCACCAAATACACTATCCCTGTTTACGCTAAGGTATTGAAACTGATGGACGACTTGGAGCCACGAGGTGAAGAAGAATGAAAGCCTACCCCCGTGGAGATTACAGCAGTACGCTTGACATTTCAAACCACATCTTCGTGGAACAAGAACTCCTCAAGCGTCACGACTCAAAGGGCTGGCGCATAGTTTGGGAAGACCAGTGCGACTGGATTCAAGCCGACGAAGGAACGGAGGCAGAGAAGTTCATACTGCAAATGCAGAAAGCCGAACAGGACTATCCGGTACTCAACGAACGACATTACTCAGACCTGCAATATGGGGAGATGCTCAAGGCCATAAAGCGCAAAGCAGAGCAGTCAGGTACTATCGTCATTTCCTACGACGACGCCCACGACTGCCTACTTGATAGTGGGATTGACATTGAGGAGTGCCCACCACGCTACACTGTGCTATGCAGTGATGAGGTGTTCAGGGATACGATTGAAAGTGTGTTCCCAAACTGGAAAGACTACTGAGAGGAAGTCCTTATCAACTGACAATAAAGAAAATGGAGGAAGCAAAATGACAAACAGAATTGAGAGAGGAACAGAACAGTACCCAACGCTGACACAACTACGAGACGGTATGTACCATACACAGGTGTTGTACAACGGATTCTACCGGAATGTGGAAATCATTCGTCATGTGAGTGGCAGGTGGGTACTGAACATCTGCAAATTACTCGCACGAGAGTACGAGTTCCGGCACTTCAACATGAAGTCGCCAGCACATGCTATTCACTATATGATTGAAAACTACGAAACGAAACTTGAGGAGGAATGAAACATGAAAGTAACAATTGAAAAAGGAACGAAATACGACGAACTGACAGATGAACAGGGTGTGGTGATTGACGGCATCCGGGACATGATTAACCGAATGCAGGAGATGATTGACATCTTGGAAGAAGCCATTGGCTACAACGACCCAAGGCTTAGCGACTTTATTCCATCACTACCAGCGGGCTACTTCTATAACCCCACAGTGGACATAAAGAAGTTCTATGCATTGAAGAAACGGGTTGAGAACATGACCGATTCTTACGACAAGGTGGTGTCGTATTGATTGACAGATTACCTGCCATCAAACTGACACCCGAACAAGCACGGCACTTCGCTGTCAGTGAGCGAGCATGGGGCCGTCACGGCTGGTCGCAGACGCACGATGGTATGCTTGAGACGATGTTCCAAAAGCCCGAAGCCATTTTCCCAGCCACCTTTTGGTCCATGACCATTGACCCAAAGGGAGTCGGCGCACTTTCAATGTACGACGCTCGCAAAAACGAGTGGGTCACCAAAGAGATATTCGCACCAGTTGACCCCGAAGCAATACTGATGTGGGACGAGGAGGAATGAACATGAAGACAAATGAACAAAGAAAACAACAGATGGATAATTGGGTAGCAGTAGGCTTCGCCAAAGAGCGTGACGAACTAACACGGAAGGTGTTCAAGCAGAGCATCGGTACGAATGGCGTTCACCGATGGAGGCCAAGTCCCGGCCTATTGCTAACAGCCATGGAAATGGCCATCCTTGATACGATGTACGACGCTGGCGAAGGTGCCGAGTTCAAGCCCAAGGACTTGGTGAACGACCACACTCGCATGGCGTACATGATTGACAAAGACTGGGCACTGTATTTCGTTGCTGACCGCAAGCAAGAATCCTGCGGGCATGATGAGCGAGACTGTTTCGTCTACCAAATCTACGAGCACTACAAAGATGAAGACTGTTACAGCGGTTGGAACCGCCGAGTCATCAAGGAATGGTACACCGATGAAGACGATTGCCCCACCCTTGAAGAGTTTGAAAAACTCGCCGAAGAGCAGTACGAGAAAGAAAAGAACTACAGGGACAAGCGTGACAGTCGCTTGATTTACAGTCATCACAGTTGCCACAACATTGACACCTACAAAGGCGAGTGCGCTTGGGACGACAGAAAGTGCAAGCATCACCACAGCGTTCTACTCGCACCAGCCTTGGTTCGTCTTGTTGACAAAGATACGAAGGCTGAGAAGCAGTACCTTCGCAAATCAAAGTGGGGTCGTAGCGAGTACGCTAACCAATTTGACTACCGCTTTTTGGACGAAGAAGACCATGAAGCCCTCCTCTGTGATGTCAACGACAGCGATGTACTTGCCCACATTCGTGCAACCATTCCCAAGATGAAGACCGAGGCACGGGACTGGCTCTATTCCACGACACAAGTATGGGACATTGAAACCAAGTCGTACATGACAGAGGGTATGCGAGGCGTCTACCGACTGGGCTGGTGGGGCATAGATAGCCGTGTCCGTGAAACGGAAATCATCACCGCAGAGTACAACGAACTCAACGGAACCGAAGTCAACGGTTGGGTGTTCAAGAAACAAAATGACGCTCATGGTTTTTGGGGAGCGGACATCAAATTGTGGAAAGTCGCATCACTCTACAATCGCCGAAACCAATTCGCCATGGACTTCTTGTACAAAGCCGAAGCCGAGACTGCGGCTCAGCAAATGAACTCAATGCCACGATTGACCCACTCGTACGACGCCGAGGGTGCGCCGAGCAACATCGTGAGAGTTGAGGAGAGTACGAAAGAACTTCACTTGCACAACAATTTAGTTTCACTCTGTGAGAAGTACACACCGCACGAATACTTCGTGGCCTGTCACAACGGCGAGGTCGCCAATGAATCCAACAAGGTTTGCCAACACGAGGAGGAAGACGAATGACCATGAGCGAAGAAACAATTGAACTGCGCTACATCAGCGACTACGAAGACCCCGAAACGGGAAAGCGTGAGCGAAACAAGCAAGGCGTGAGTCTTGTCTCAAGGGAAGTCTATCTTCAATTCCTTCACGAAACCGAATGGGAACCTTGCGAGTGTAATGTGCAAGGTTGCTTGTCATGTTTCCTTGATGAGAAAGACCTGTGGGCTGATGGCTACGGTATCACATGCACCCAACTTTGGTTCGGTGTTGACCCTGCGACGGGCAAACAATGGAACCCCGAAGCCGTCCTTGCAGAACGCAGGAGTAAAGACCCCGATTGCCAGTGGTGCTACGAGCGCATCATTGGCGACGAAGGTCAAGTGTGGGAAGGGGCCAACTACCACTTCTATTGCTTGAAGGACATGGGGGTAGGACAATGACCATGAGCGACCATCAAGACAGCGAGCACTTTGCTTACGACAAGACATGGGAAGAGATTGAAACCATGCTGGACAGGGCGGAGCGCAAACAGAACTCACACTATTCTTCCATGTTGGACGGGCCGAAGAAGAAACGCATGTACCACATGAGGAACTACAAAGCATTGGAGGGCGTGGTCAAGGCTCTTCGTTGGGTGCTTGGAGATAAAGACATTGACCATCCACTGGAGTGAGAAAAATGATTGACACAGACAAATACAAAGGACATACACCCGGCCCTTGGTGGATTGAGAATGGCTTTATCATGGGTAATGACCCCGAAGATTCTGTTCTTGTTTCCGAAACACTTGAGATTTTGGAAGGTAACGAAGCGGATGCACAACTCGCAACAGACGCACCACTACTCCTCGCAGAAGTCAAGCAGTTGCGTGAAGCGATTGCTGACATTGTTAATGGGATAGGGCAAGTTGCTTCCGATGCCTTTTCACATATGGTCATTGAGGAATTACGGAAGGTGATTGAATGATTGACACAGACAAATACGAAGGACACATACAGGGTGAATGGCGAGATACCATACATGAGGGAGCAAAGGCTCATCACATAAATGCCGAAGATGTAAAAATCTGTACGGTGTTTCCAAATGAAGCAACGGCAAACTTAGTGACAGACGCACCACTTCTCTTAGCAGAAGTCAGGCGCTTGCGTGAAAGCGACGAACGGTGGCAGACTCATTGGGAGTTCATACGTGACTGGCTCGCCAATGTTGGCGATGGACACATCAGCGGCAACGATGTGTCATCAGTAATGGACGCACTACGACCACGAGGTGAAGAAGAGTAAGTCCTTTTAAACTGACAATAAAGATAATGGAGGAAGCAAAATGAACTTTGACAACTACAAAGAACAAGCCAAAGAATTGGCGCAACGAGCGAAGGTGCTTGAGTCAACGATGATGACTTACAAGGCACTGGAATACTGTACACTGAACGGGCATGACTTCAACATGCACCTGACACCCGACAACCACATTGATGGACTGTGCGCTAACTGCGCTATCAGAATCACTGCGACGGATATTACACTCAAGTTTGACGAGGCGAATACGGAAGGCTTCGGAGAACTGGCGGGCAAGACGATTGAGGAAATCCCAATCACCCCACCACCAAAAACCAGCGAGACGGCTGACAAACCTACACTTCCACTGGAGCAAACCAACCAAAGCGATGGGACATACCGAGTAGATGTCTCTGAAATACTCGGACAAAAAGGAGAGGAATAAACATGATACCAATGCGAATGATAAACGACATGGCGAAGAGACTGGCGATGGGTGGCGAAGTGCCGTTCACTTTCATCGGAAAGACAGGTGGGCTACAAGCGACCTTGAACGACGATGGTATGGTGACATCCTATCAAAAGTGGGGTGGTGGCACGACATCTGCAATCCTGTGCGGTGAGCCGCAGACTGTCAAGCAAACGGCCCTTGAGATTTTTGTGACCTTTGCCGCCGAAACATCGGAGCGGCCCGACGCATGGAAGTACGAGAAACTTCGCCAAGAGATGCACAACTACATGGAGACACCCGAGGCCAAGCGGATTTGGCCTACCTACATCCGAGAGAACTACTTCAACGAGGAGGAATGAAGCATGAAAGGAACAATGATTGCACTACGGAAAGCACAGAAAGAAGTTAAGCAGTTGCGTGAACAGAACCAACGCTACCTTGACTACTTGATACAAGTGGCCGATGAGTACACTGATGCCGATGGTATCACATACGAGATTTACTGTAAGTTTGGGGGCGACGAAGAATGACACAACTGAAAATACGAATAGAGACAGACGAATACATCTACGAAGAATACTTGGAGGCATGAAGAATGACTTGCGAACACGAGTATGAATTGAAACGAGGGGATGCTTACCTCTACGAATCCTGTAAGCCGAATGATACGGTCAATGTGACCATCACATGTGTTCACTGCGGCCATCAAAAAACAATGACGCTTGGCGTAAATGATGATTATGTGGGAGAGTGGGATTGAATGAATAAAGAACGGTTGTTGAGCGAATGACGGAAACCATCGGCACAGAAGTCTACAAGGACGGCTTCGGCGAACGCATCGGTCTCAAGTATCGCTACGACCCTGAAACCAACGAGGTACTCAAGAGCGCACTTGGCTTTCCCAAGTTCAAGTGGGACGCCGAGAAGAAGTTTTGGAGCATCCAAAGTTTCAAGGATGTCGTCAAGGAAGCGTGCGAAATACTTGATGAGATGGGTAAGTACGACACCACGGTGATTCGTACCTACGCCGATGCCTTCTCCGAAAACCAGCGAAACAGTTCAGACTGCTGGACGCAGACGAAACGCACACGACTCTACCTGCACTGGCCCTACATCGCTGACGCCATCAAGCGAGACAATGTACGCCTCGCCGTACGAAGCATCAGTGGACGCAAGTTCCACGCAGAACAAAAGTGCTGGTCCATCCCGACCAGCCAAGCCATCACACTCTACGGTCTACTGGAAGACCTTTACCCGCCACTGGCGGAAGCCATCATGCAAGACGAAGGCGTGAAGGAGAATGTTCAGGAAAGCGTTCAGCGTGTTGAAATCAGCGGTGCCTCCGAACTCAACGAAAGCAAACTGGCTGAGATTGACAGCGCCCTCGCTGGCAAGTTCCCCGAAGGCCTCGGCCTCTACCCGTTCCAAAAGGTAGCGGTAGCCTTCGCAGAGATGAGCAACGGTCGCTGTCTCATTGGTGATGAGATGGGCATCGGTAAGACCATCTCGGCCATCGGGTATGCGGCACTGCATCCCGAAGCACGACCGGCCATCGTGGTCTGCCCTGCGAATGTCAAGTTCAACTGGAAGAAGGAACTCAACAAGTGGTTGCCCTCTGAGCGGGTGCATGTCATCAACGCCGGTAACAAGAAAATGACAGCGGGCGAAGTCAAGGAACTGGCATCGGTCATGGGCTTCACAGCCAAAACGAAAGCAGAAGCGGTGGACTTCTTGACGGATAACAATGTTGATTTAAAAGCGGGCTTGCCCGAATCTGAGTTCATCATCATCAACTACGACTTGATGGCGAAAATGCAAGATGAACTCATTGGGATTGCCCCACGCCTCGTCATCCTTGACGAGAGCCACTACATCAAGAACGCAGGGAGCAAGAACAAGCCGGTTCAGCGTACGATGGCCACGCTCAATGTGTGCAACTACACTTCAAAGGTACTCGCTCTATCAGGTACAGCCATCAGCAGTCGTCCGAAGGAGTTCTTCAACACATTGAACCTCATGCGACCTGACCAGTTCTCGTCCTTTTGGGACTTCGCTCAGCGATACTGCGACCCGTGGCATGACGGCTTCGGATGGAACTTTGAGGGAGCCAGTCACACAAAGGAACTCAACGAGCGGACCCGTGACCTCTGCATCCGCAGACTCAAGAGCGAGGTACTCCCCGAGTTACCACCCAAGACTCGCACCTTCTTCCCTATTCAACTCAGCAAGAAAGACCGCAGTCCCTATGACTTCGCACAAGAAGAATGGGACAGGAAAATTGACGACTACTATCAAAACGGACAGCCGATGCCACCGGGTACCATGCTCAACATGATTTCTGACCTGCGCCACATCTGCGGGCAAATCAAAGTGGACTACGCCGCTGACTGGATTACACAGTACCGTGAGCAAACAGGGAAGCCCATCGTGGTCTTCACACATCACCGGGATGTTCTCAAGCGGCTCGCTGAGAAGTTCAAGGATGCACGCACCATCAACGGCGACACGCCATCCAAGACTCGTCAGCAAATCGTTGACGACTTTCAAGCAGGGCACATCCCTGTGCTTATCTGTAACACCGTGGCGGCGAAGGAAGGCATCACGCTGACCAAAGCCGACACCGTTCTTTTCATTGAGCGTGAGTGGACACCCACTGACGAGGAACAGGCAGAGGACCGTGTGTACCGCATCGGTCAGGAGAGTCAGCATGTACATGCTGTGTACCTCTCCTGTGCTGGTACGATTGACGAACACTTTGACCGTGTGGTTGAGGACAAGCGGTCCGTTGTCAAAGCAGTGCTGGATGGCGGGAATGTAGAACAGCGTAAAGGCTTGGTCAGTGAACTGGTCAAGCGATTGAAACAAGAGAGAGGTTGGAAGATATGATAACAGAAAAAGAACATGCGGCGATAAAGTACATACTGGACCAAATCTATCCGTCGCAAATGCTTGAAGAGTTGAACAGTGTGGGGGAGTATTCCTACACGATTGAAGAAGTCTATCGGTGCGTTGCTATGATTCGCAACATGTGTAATTGACGGAGGCTGAAGAATGAGCGGAATGGGGATAGTCAAAGAATGCGAGGTCTGTGGTACTACATTCACAACAAGAACGAACACGACAGCAGTGTACGAACGAAAGTGTGACGCTTGCTACAGCGAAAAGCGCACCAGCGAAAGCGTTCAGAAACTGAACCGCCAAGTGCAGAACAACATGATGTCGCTGGAGTCTCGTACCAAAGCGATGGAAAAGAAGTTCGGCAACATTGAACTCGTCATTGAGGTGGCGGCGAAGGACATCGTAACTGATGCCATCACTAAAGCCTTAGAAGAAATCAAAGCCTCCACCTTGGAAGAAGCCAAGCAAATCATTGAGGCTCATGTGAAAGAGCAGACCGAGAAGTGGCAGATGCAACTACTCAAGATGAACAATCGCATTCGTACATTGACAAAGGAGTTGGGATTGGATGATTGACACAGACAAATACGAAGGACACAGAGAAGGGCCGTGGGAATACAATACCGATGATGATGGTTGGACACTTGCGGCTATCCGTGAACGGGACAACCCTGACCGAGATGAATTTATTGTATTGATGAGGAAGCCAAACGGCGACCCTAACCTCACATTGAACCCTGACCTCAAACTCTTAGCAGACGCACCACTTCTCCTTGAAGAAGTCAAGAAGTTGCGTGAAGAGAATCACAATCGTTGGGTTGTGATTGGAGAGTTGAGGCGACAAGTTGAGGAATTGAAAGCAGACCTCAAGGACTGGATGGATGGTGAAGAAGCATGATTGAGAGCCTTGAATATACGAATCCAAAGACCGCACCAGTACCACACACGATGTCCCTTACTGCGACTCATTCCCCATTACCTCCGCACATCAAACCAAAGGTTGGGCATAAATACTTCCAAGGTATTTACTGGCGGTACAATGCAAATCAAAGGCTTGGGCCTGTTCTTTTTGAGTATGAGGATAAAGACATGAAGAAAGTCATGTTCGTGATGACCCGTGAAGCGGTTGATTACATGTTTGACACTTATGACATGTTGCCTGTAATTTGATGAAACGGATGGTGAAGAAGAATGATTGACAAAATTGACTGGATGGAAACCTTTGTGCTGGGCGAGTCGTATCAGACTGCCTACGCAATTCTGATGAAAATAGATGAGTTGGTCCGTGGCTACAGTGCGGCGGACGGACAGCCCCCTTCGTGGGACTCACTCATCAAACGACAGGAGGCCTTCTCAAGAGATGTCGGTCACCTTGTCCTGCGTGCCGTGTACACCAACCTTGATGTCAGCACGATGGACGGCTCTCGCCCGAGTGGCACCTTCCCCAAAGGCAAAGGGCACCCCGGATTCGGGCACCTTCTCTACGGACTTCCAAAGATGCCGCCTGTCATGGATTCAGAGGAGTGAGGATGTTTTGCAGGTTCTGTTGCTCACCGTGTACAATAGCGTCAAGCATTTGCTCAGCAAGTGCGGGGTCGTTGTACTGGTCAAGGCCAGCGTACAGAGGCTGAGCAAACTCTCTCAATTCAGGGAGGTCTTGCTGAAAGCGACTGGCCTCTCGCATGAACTCGGGCGTGTAGAACGGCCTCCTTCGGGGGTAGTCAAACATGGGGTCAATCACCTTAACAGCACCAGCGGTACTGATTTCGGGTATGTCAACGCCGCCCTGCATCAGTGCCCAGTTCTCAGGCTTGGTGTCGCCGATGCCGAGCGCACCTGCAAGGGGGTACATCTCTCTCACTCGGTCACGCAATTCAACATGCGGACCCAACTCTTTCCAATTGACATCGGATTCAATCGGCGTACCCAATTCTTGGGTGTAGGTCACCGGCATGACATTGTGCCTGCCACCTGTCCCGTAGAAACTGAAAGGTGCCATGTAATCCTCGCTGTACGATAGCGAGGTCCCCTCTTCATTCAGGCGAGGGTGCATAGTGAAGAGTGGTAGTTGTGATTCAGGAATAGGTAAAGCATGCAACTGCTCTCCCACGAACATCTCAGGGTACATCTCTGCAAGTTGGCTCAGCACCATGGTGTCAGCCAACTTCTCACCCGTACCGTACTTGGTCGTATGACCGAGGCCGGAGTCTTCCGGCGGTGCATAAGCGGCACGGTAACTACCAATGCCCAACTGCTCATCCAAACGACGAGGGACGAACGGTGGCATGGACGCCTTCAACAGCATCCAAGCCATCTCAAGCGCCCTGCTCATACTCACCGCACGCAGTAGCGTGTAATATCACTTTCCGAGGACTGGAGTCAAGTCCTTATAAACTGACAATAAAGGAAATGGCTGGTTCTCGGAAACCACAAAAACAAATAGGAAACAACAGGAGGAACAAAACATGGAAGACATTGTATTGATAGCAAAAGTAACGCAAAGCACACCGAACATGGTGGAAGTAGAATACCCATCGGTTGCGGGGGTGAACTCTATTCGCCTACCCCGTACTATGATTGCGAGGTTTGAACGCATCTCCGGCGACCGAGTTGCCGTACTGGTACGAACCGACGACAGCGACCGTGGTCAAGCCGTGTACCGAAACATCGGCGTGGACTACAAGCCACTGCACATCACTGACGAACACATGCAGATTGTCTCTGCCCTTGAATACGGCGAGCCAATCCCTGCCGACACGGTAGAAGAAGCAAACGACAACGCACCGTTGTGGACACAGCCCTCGGCACAGCCATTGGTCACCGTCGTGAATCAAGACGGGACGGAGGAGTTCCACATGGCGGAGGAAGCCTTTGACAACATGCTGTTCTCAGGTGGTCGCAAGAAGTTGGAAAGCATCAACTGGGACTTTGACCCAGTTCGCAAGCCAGCCTTCGTCATGCACGAAAAGGCCGAAGCCGGTTCAACCGTGGCTCGTGTCAATGACAACGCTGGTAAGCCTGTGGCCTACCACATCTTCAACCCGACCTATGCTAACAACGCTCGGCCTGCCGGTGCTTACCTTGGTACATTCAGTTCATCGTACTACCCCATGCCCTACCGAAAGGGCTTCGGCCCTGTCCTTGACATGGCGGCGGAGAAAGGCTGGCCTGCTCAGGTGATTGCTTGGGACGAAGGCAAGCGAGCCGCCTGCTTCGTGGATGTCACTTCCAATGTTGACTGGGAAAAAGCCTCCTCAAAACTGGGACAGCGATGGCAAACCCGTGGCTTCACGGGTGAAGGCGACTACCGTGTCGGCATCGCCATCTACAACAGTTTGGACGGCTCCTCATCCTTCAAGGTGCAAGCCGTTGCTGAGCGCCTCGTTTGTGCCAACGGCATGGTCATAGGCCAGTCAGCGAACCTCATCAAACTCAAGCACACCGTTGGTACGCTGGGCAACTTTGACTTTGACAAAATGGCCAGCAAAATCATGGATGTCATTGAAGCGGCGGCACAGGAAATCATCGTGGCTGAGACCATGCGTGATGTCAAGGTTGACAGGAGCACCTTTGAGAAACTCATGACAATCTGTGAGCGCAAGGGACTCATCACCAAGCCTGTCATCAAGCGGGACGACACCGGGAATGTCTCTGCCATCACCCGTGGCCACATGTGGCGACTCCTTGGACAAGGATGGACGAACCACCAAGAACCATGGGTCGCTGTGGACAAAGAAGACACTGGCTCCCTGTACCATGTGTACAACATCCTGACCGGTGCCATCACCCACAAGCCAACTTGGACGGACGGTGAGACGACCCTCAAGGGTAGCACCCTCAATTTCAGCACCTTGACCGAGCGACTCGGCAAGGTCCACACTGTGCTTGGCGACATCACCAAGAAGGCAGTCAACGGCAAGTCCATTGACGACCAACTCGCCGATGTCCCCATGTTCAGCGCAATCCTACATTGAGGTGAGAAAACATGCCAACAAGAAACCAACGAAGCGCAGGACTGAGCCGATACCGAGCGAAGTTCAAAGCACGAGAAGCCGAGCGAAAGAAAGACCTACGAGGTGAAGAGGAATGACCGAGACACCCGAAGACAACGCATTGACAATACTTGAGCGACTGCGAGAAGGAGGCCTGTGGCAACCCGCTGGCCTTGGCTTGTCGTATGTCCGTACCGGCGAGAAATCCATCAGCCTGATTACTCAGGAAAACAATCCTACCTCAGCACAAGCGAGGATTCGCATGCGCCTTTTGATTGAAGGCGTTGGTTGGCAGGTGGACGAAAGCGAAGCGCAACTCAAGGATGTGCAACACCTCTCCCCTCAACAGCAACACATGCAAGAGATGATGATGCGACAGGAAATGGCACAGAATTGGAAGTGCAACTGCGGCACACCACTCTCGGCTTTCCCATTGGAGGAAGCCCGCTGGAACTTTGACGGGCAGGAAGAGATGATTCTCCCTACCGGAGAGAAGGAACTCGTTGAGCAGTGGTCAGTCATCACGCAGTGCCCTGTTTGTGAGACGATAGTGCCCCTTGAGCCGTACGACTACGGCTTGCTGGCTGGCGACGATGCCATGACGACCTACTCGTTTGTTCACGAAGAACGCAAGTACACACTGACGGCACTGACCCGTCCTGAAATCATTGAACGAGTGGACAGTTCAAGTAGTCCTGACCTTTTCACTTTGGGCACTTTCTACATCGGACACATGCTCCCCCCTCATGTTCGGGGAGCGGTCGTAGACATTGATGCAGAATGGATAGGGGATGAAGAAGAATGAATGTTGAACTTGTCAAAGTAGGCGGCATCATTGCACGAGTCCTCATGGTTGACGACCTCACGCCTTACACGGCTTGCGAGAATTGCGGCAAGCCCAATTACAATCACCCCGACCTCGCCAAAGAGGACGCTGACTGGTGCATGACATGTAACGACATGGAGCACCGAAGCGAGATGACACCTGAGCAGTTCTTTGAATGGACTATCAATCAGACCATCAACGGGAAAATTACCATGATTGGTTCACGAGAGGCTAAGCATGGTTGGGAAGAAACGGATGTAAAGTTCGCAAGACAAGAAAAGGAGGAAAACGAATGAAACTACGAAGAGGAGAAAAAGAAGGAAAGATTGCATTTGCAGTACGAGTGGTCAACACTCATGGTGATTTTATCACCCCGGCAGAAGCGGTTCAATTGATTGACCGTCGCAATTACAGAGGAATGACCAAAGAGAAGTTGGCCGCACAGTTGTCCATCGCATGGCGGCAGAACAAAGTGGCCAAACAAAAATTGGCCAAGCAACCTGTCCGCTATGGCCCTGTCAACCTCCAAGAAGTTGTCAGCGAAACGGTTGAGAAAATCAAGCGAATGGGCAAGCGAGCAACCGTGAACGATGTTCCCTACGGCGAACTGCTGGCATTCGCAGGCAAGTCCCGTGACGACATCATGTCCGTCATTGAAGACTTGTTGTACGACACGCCAATGTCGGAACTCAAAGAGAGATACCCCGGCTTGTACCAAGCAATCAGCGAATTGGTCTAAGGAGGAATGCAAGTGAAGGTTTGGATTCTATACGACTACGGCGTAGGTCATTCTCGCCGTATATCTTACCGGGAATTGTCGCACAAGGAAATAGTGACGATGATTAACGAGTATCGTAGCCCCAGCGATAACCCCACAATCCGCTTCTTCTTACACGAGGAGGATGCAAAACACGCTCTCGCCATGTTGGAGGTGGAGGGATGAACATTTTCGTACTTGACAACGACCCCGTGAAAGCGGCCCAGTGCATTGACGACCAGCGAGTGAACAAGATGATAATTGAGTCCGGCCAAATGATGCGAGCGGCTCTCGGTCGTCACGGCATGACCGAAGGCGATTGTCGGCAGTTCGGTATCCTCACCAAGAGCGGTACACCTTGGCGTATCACGCACAAGAACCATCCCTGTACACTGTGGGCTGGCGAGTCACGCATGAACTTCATGTGGTTGGCGACCCATGCTCTCGCACTGTGCCGGGAGTTTGAGCAACGCTACCTCAAAGAACATGCTTGTCGGAAACCCATCATGCACATGATTGAGTACATGGAGCAGTACATCCCCGAAGGAGACTACACCCCATTCGCTCAAGCGATGCCCGTGGAGTACAAGCACAACAACGCAGTGACGGCCTACCGTCGTTACTACCAAAGCAAAGACAACATCCGGTACAGGAAGACAGATGTACCCACATGGTGGGGGGTGACGGCTTGAGCCTACACGAGAACTTCGGCAGTGGCAACGCTGATGCCAACCCCGACCTCAAGCCCAACGACATGGTGATGACCCCACAGCACATCGCCAAGCAGATGATTGATTTTTACAAATCCAAAATCACTTTTGCCAGTGTAATACTTGACCCGTGCCGTGGTGATGGTGCATTCTACGACCAATACCCCGACTACTGTAGGAAGGACTGGTGCGAAATCACCGAGGGCCGTGACTTCTTTGACTGGCCCTACAAGGTGGACTGGATTATCACCAACCCACCGTACAGCATTTTCCCTCAGTTCTTGGAGAAGTGCTTTGAGGTGGCTGACAATGTGGCCCTGCTGATACCGCTTGCGAAGTTGGTGTCAAGCCTCAAGCGAATAAATATGGTCATGGACTACGGAGGTATTGTGTCAATGCGAGTCATTGGAGCGAGCAAGTGCGGGTTCCCCTTCGGGTTCCCTGCCGCCGCCATCCACATGCAACGAGGCTACGAGGGCTACACGCTGATTGAGATGTGGCCAACAGACGAGGAGGAATGAACATGAGTGAAGAGTACATACCCGAAAAGAAAGACTTGGGAAGGCACGCCTTAAGACTGAGCCTTGAACAGCGCAAAGACTTGTTCTTTGATATTGTGAGGGATAGGTTGGATGGAGGATGGGACTTGTCCTTTGTGGAATACGCTCCCGACTATGCCTCCACTTACAACTACGAACCTGTACGAGAGTTCTCTATCACTGGAGAATGGTACGACCAATTCAATTCAACCGATGAAATGTTTGATGCGTTTTGTGAGTTGATGGAAGACGGTGAGTTCCCACACAAGTATGGCAACTGGGACAAAGAGATTTGTGACACAATCAACGAACACATGATTGCCAACTACATTTGGGACGAGTGCCGACACGACGACCGGGAATACAGATTGTTATTGTGGAATCAAATTGAATCTATGCGAGAGGAGGAATGAACATGGGACAAATGAACGATGGAAGCGAATGCCTACTGTGCGAACTGTGGCAAGACCTTGACAGCACTGACGACTTAGACAAGTGCTGTAAGGAATGCCGGAGCGAGATTGAATGGATGCTCACACGACGAAGGGCAGGTGATGAATGATGTTTTGGCGAAAGAAAGAACAAGAAGTGTTCTCACCATGTAAAAGAACAGTCATGTGGTTGTGGGACAAAGGAGCGTATGATTGGGACAAGTTCGTGGACATCATCACAAATCAGTTCGGTGGTGAGTTGTGCCCCGAATGTGAAACCCACTGGGTCTTTGAAGGGCAGTGGAGTCATTCTGTTGCTGATGAGGACATGCACAAGGTGTATCAACGAATCGCAAACGGAGACAAGCACAAGTATCTCACTGATGGTTTAACCTACGAGTCTTGCGAAGAGTGTGCGGTTGACTGGGAGAATGACCATGTGGAGCATCAAAGTGGGCACGAGGTGGTAAGCGATGACTGATTACGAAGAAACAATAAATCACGAAATGCTTTCAATGATGATGGATTTAGAATCCATCATGAACTATTTTGCTGGTCTGTGGCAAGAGGGAATCATAACACCCGACGAGTATCAAATCTTCCGAGAGAACTTTGAAAATGCTCACAATGTTATTCGGAGGCAATTGAAATGACCGAAGTACTTGACGCTTTGATGAAAGACGAGTGCCACATCATGCTCCTCGTGCGACAAAGCGACGGCGATGATGTGTGGAAAGACTACGGTTCAATCCTACGAGTTCGGCGTGACATCTACGACGGACTCCTTGAGTGGGCGAACGATGACCGAGGTCCACCCGGATGGTGGGAGGCGAAGAAGAATGTCTAACCGTGGCTTTGACCAAGAGATTCGCTGGCGTGTGCCAGCCACCACGATACGGTGGCGTGGCAAGGCCGAAGCGGTCATGAGCGTGGCTGACCCCAAGGGCGATGCCGAGCCCAAAATTGACATTCGCATCCGACGCACCGTTGAACATCCCAAAGGCGAAGGCTTCACGAGAGAGGGTTTGAGGCTGAGTCTTGAGGACGCCGATTCACTGGCGAAAGCAATCCAGCATACCCTTCAAAAACTGAGGGAAACAGATGGGAAGACAGAGGATTGATGGGTTGCTGAAAACTCAAGCCCAGCAAAGCGTTTTCAATTCCTTGGACAAGAGTACCTATCACTTATCGCTGGACATTCGGAAGCAAGTGACCGAAATGTATCATTCAATGTACAGGGCTCGCTACCGCCGGAGTAGTAAGTTCCAGCGCAACTACAGTTACCTGACCATTGACAGGACGCTCGCAAAGAGTCAAGGGTGGAAGTGTACGAGCCGAGCGCACATAATACAAACCCAGCCTTTTTTGACGCAAATGAGAGATGCATGGGTCTACACGGAGGAAGAATAATGCTACTCGCTGAGGCGGCAAACATCGCAGAAGGCCTGCGTAACTTCTATCGCTTCTACATGACGGACGCCGAAGAGCGTTCCAAGTATTTCAGGCGAATCGTTGACTTGATTCGCCAAGGTGTGAACAACTCCATTGACGATAGTTCTCAGTTGATTGACATGTACTACCCTGAGTATTCCAAGTACCAGCGGCAGTTCGTTTCATTCCATGAACTACGAGAGGACATCTGCAAGAAGTTGTCCATCTCTCCACTGGTGTGGGACGAATCAATGGCAGGCAAGCCAGTCGTCCCCCTGCTGGCATTGGAGTCAGCAGAGTACGGCGGTCAAGGATTGACCGTCAAGCAGGCACTCAACCTCATGGCGAGAATCAAGGACGAAGGCTTCTTCCAAATTGCCAGCAAAATGAATGAGAAAGAAGCACTGCTGTTTTGGGGCAGGGCAACAGACGAACGCCCTCCCATGCCAGTCAACCGTTTCTTGCAGGCTGTCTCGTACGCTACTGACCGTGGCGCACAGAGCCTGCAATCCATCAATGTCATGCTCCAAACCATGTCGCCCGCTGAAATCATTCAGCGCCTGTACGGCGACACACAAGACATGGAGGTACGGACCATGCAACCGGGCCAGCCTTTCCTTGGCCCCATCTACAAGGCGTGGGATAAAATGACTACGCCGGAGGATGTGTACGCTGAGGTAATCACAGGAGAACGGCGATACTTGCACATCACGGAGTTCCCGAAAGGTACATTCAAAGGTGTTCTCTACAACCGGCACAAGCAAGTGTTCGGCAAAATGTCAGAGTCCATGCTCCCCTACACAGAGGCAGAGGCTGTCTTTGAAGTGGAGATGGACGGCAGTATTGTCACGAACATGACCGATGTGTACGCACTCGGCAACGACTGGGACATCTACAAACAGGACTACAAAGACAGAGCCGCTTTGCTGGGAAACCTCAGCCTCAAGGCTCCTGTCAAAGCAGGTAAGTTTGTACCTACTAACACAGATTTCAACTATTTACTTGAGACGCTGGAAGATAGCGAACGACTGCGCCTATTGTCCACTGGCCCTATCCGCCTTGGAAATGTAGGTGGCTGGGTCATTCTCAAGGACGCTTTTCACATTCGTCTGCTTGTCACTGCGGTACGCCGTGATGAAGCGTTTGAAACTCATGTCCGCCTTTCCACCATGGATGGGTACGAAACCTATGAAGTTGGACAGTTGCAGTTAAGTGTAGAGGTTGCTCAGCATGTGCGTCAGCGCCTCGCCCATCAAGGCGTACTTGCCGGACAGGATTGGATTCCTGTTGACGAGTATGCCATGGTCGTCGTCGTTGAACTCAGTGAGTTTTCACTGAGCGACCTGACATTGGAGAAAGCGGACATCCGCTATCTTGATGATGGGTTGGGATACAGCGATGTATCTCAGTTGACTGACCTCATAGAAATGAGTGCCTGACATGAAGTCCTTATAAACTGACAATAAAGGAAATGGAGCGATTCCGAATGAACCTGAGAGAGCAATACCGACCATCCACTTTGGATGATTTGACGGGGTGCGATGAGTTCCTTAAGTCTGCAAAGACTTGGGACATCAAGACCTGCCCTGCTAACATCCTTTTGGTTGGACCTCCCGGTGTTGGCAAGACCAGTGCGGCCTACGCACTGGCTAAGGATTTACTTGGCGACTACTTTGACCCTATGAACTTCCGTGTTACCAATGCCAGCGATGACAGAGGCATTGACGCTGTGCGAGAACTCAAGCAAATCAGCAAGCGCAAGGGGCTTGGAGTGGCTCGTCGCATTGAGTTCATGGACGAGTTTGAAAGCACGACAGCACCTGCCCAAAAGGCCCTCCGTCAAATCATGGAGGAGAGCCACGGTACCACTGTGTTCATTCTCACGGCCAACGACATCACTCCGATTCACAGCGCCATCCGTGACCGATGCCTGACTTTCTTCTTCAAACCCATAGACCATGAGAACACGGGTCGCTTGGAGTTCATCATTGACCAAGAAAGCCTACCACAAGAGTGGAAGGAATACCTACCACACCTTATCAAATCTACAGGCGGCTCGCTGAGAAAGGCGATTGACACTTTGGAAAGCATTCCACGAGAGCCCACTGCTCTCGCAGAGAGCATCCGCCGAGACACTTCGTATCTTAACAAGGCCGCTCTCAATCTCATGGGGAGTGATTTCCCCAAGGTGACTGCATACCTGACCCAAGCACTGGAGTCGGGTCAGACACGCTTCGGTGTCCTGCGAGGACTCCGCTACCGTGCCAAACCGCTCATGGAGAGCGAGGACGATTGGCACAATTTCATGCTCACATACGGCGAGTTCGCTGTCTTGTCCACACAGTGGCCTGACGATGACTTGTCGTTTGTGGAATACTTTGTAGCAAAGTTGAAAAAAAATAAGGAGAGATGAAGATGGAAGAAAAGAAGAATTACCCTGATGATGTGTTGGAGAAACTCAACGGATACGCCGAGAAGTTTGGAATCAAAGTCGGTGAAGCGGCGAACAAGTTTCACGAGTGGTTGAAAGTAGAGTTCATGGTTGAAGACCCATTCAGTGAAGACCCGTTCTACCTCAGCCAATGGTGTGAACAATTTGTTGTTGAAACCCGAAACGCTACCGCCGGTCGCCAGCGTGAAACCGTGACTTACATCGGCATGTTTGTCGGCACCGAAGACGAACCACGGGACAACCGAAAGAACATGTACGACAAAGCGATGAACATGTTCCGAAACAACCGAGACAAGGCCATCAACGACGGCCTCATCGGTGTCCTCACTGCCAAGGAAGGTAAGTGGTGCATCAACGGTAACGCAACCGATGAGCGAGTTAATGGGAGCGACCTACCTTGGTTTGGTTTTGAGTACAATGACATGATTCTCTGCCTCCTCACTAACCGTGACGGAAAGGTGAAGCCGGTCATGCCGAACAGTTTCAGCAAAGCCGCTTACTTCTTGGGCTCACGGGAAGGCGGAAGCGACATTCAGATGTGGCGTGTCAACCTTCAAGGGAAAGCCATGGAGGCCAACTACACTCAATGGACTGCGACTCGCATCCATGTTATTGAGCCTACCAAGGCTGGTGCTGACACACTCTACACCAACAACAACTTCCACGAGACCGTGGAGTACACAGACACTTGGCTCCCCGAGAACTTGCGTCAAGCGTTCAGCGCAGAGCGTCTGCTTGTCAACGGTAAGATGCACAACGAGTATGTACCGTTGGACGAATTGCTTGAGGCTCACCCTGAGCGCAAGATTACGACCAAGAACGGTATGACACTCAATCCCATCATCATCACGAGAGGACTTGTGACTTATCTCAACCGAGACCCGATGGATAGCGAGTACGACCCTACAGGGCGCTCTTACCGTCTACAAATCTACGGCCAAGGTGTAGACCCTGTGACTGTTTGGGTTTCCGGTAGCATGCACGACCGAGACAATGTGTTTCACTACACGGATGTCAACGGGAATGTCCGCCCTTACAATGAGAAGACCAGCGTGATTGTCGTGGGTCGCCTCAAGTTGCGCCCGTATCAAAACGAAATGCAACCGTCCATGTCTGCTCTTGGTATCTTTATTCCTCCACGAACTGCTCGTCCAGCGGGTGGCGTGGGAGACACAAGTTTGAATCAATTCCGAGGTGAATGAATATGAGTTGGGAAGCATTAGCAGAAAACAATGAAGCGAGCAATAAGAAACCAGTGAAGGCGGAGACGCTCGCTGAGATTCAAGAACAGCAAACGGTGCCCGTCCAAGCGGCGCAAGAGCCGACTACTGTGAAGACAGAAATGGCGTCCTCTTCCGAGTTCATCAGCAAGTTCCCTACCATTGCATCCGAGATGAAGTCTCAAGCGAACCCTCCTGCGATTGCACCGAGTTCTACCTTCCTTGCCTTTGTAGGGCACGAAGGTAACGGTAAGACGGGGCTCGCCATGGACGCACATGTTCACAAGCACCCTGACGGTCTCGCAATCGTACTTGACCATGACAACGGCGGCTTGTCTTGCAAACAGGCACACTATGGAGACAGTCGGGATTTCCGTATCTTTTCCCCATGGGTCATGCAACAGGAAGACAGGACGGCTTACAACTACTTGGCGTCTTACAACCGTGCCATGGACATTGGTAAGTTCGCTGTTGAGTATGCAGAGCGACAAGCAGAACCGGGATACGAAGGGCAACTACTCAAGACATTCATTGTCACTGGTGTAGACCAGTACGATGAAATGTGCATCAATTGCATGAAAATCTACGACCTTGACATGAAGGCCACTGATGCTGTTGAAGCAAGCCATGCCAAACTCAATCAGGAGATTGGTTGGAACTGGAGCATCCGCTCTACTCGTTTCAAGCAACTGACGGCTATCTGTCAGAAACTCAACCGTCTCGGTGTAGATGTCTACTGGGAGACCCATCTCAAGCCCGATGACGGGCTACTGAGCCATGAAGGATTCAAAATTGTGTGGGAGAAGAGTGCTAACAAAGACCTCTTCCAAATTGTGTGGGTCAAATCAAAGCCTGTCCGTAACAACGACGGTGCCCTGACTGGCGAAACACGCTACACTGCCGAGTTCTACAAGAGCAAGACCAACCCGAACCTACTCAACCAAGAGCGACTGTACTTCGTCACCAAGAAAGGAGAAGACGCACAGTGGTACGGACTACCTGAACTACGGGACGGTGTTATTTGAGCAAGAATGACTACTCAAGGGGTTTTGTCAGTAAAAACGGGAAGTTCACACTTTGACATAGTGGTTTTGGTGCTGGGTGTTTCTTTCACCATGACCCGTTTTCCCCGCCCGAGTAGAGGTGATAACATGACAGCATTCAGTATTTCACGAGACAACTTAAACTCTTTTCTGAGTTCGTTTGGTAAGGACTTGATGGACATTGCCATCACGGTAAACCGGGATTCGGTACATGCGGCGGTCGCTAAGAGCACTCACTACATTTCACGACAGGTGGAGTGCAGTGACACTACTCCCGGCAACCTGTACATCTCCGACATTCCGAAGGTCAAAGCGTACCTGTCTACCAGCAAAATCCCTGACTTGTCGTTCACGCAGTCGGGCAAGACTGGTACACTTCACATCCGATGCGGCAACACGAGCCTGCAAATCCCTACGACTTCTTACATTGAATCACAGAAAAAGGTCGGACTGATGAGCAAGACCATTGACAATGCACGAGACAGTATGTGGCGCACATGGTTCAACCTTCCGTTGACCCACCACGCAAGAGTTTCAGCAGACTCGCTGAAACCCGCCACCGGCTTCAAGAAAGTGCTGGGCGACAAGTTCGCATGCAAGACCGAGTTTGACATTGACGATGAATCGCTGATTATCCGTGGCGGGTCTACTAACACGGGTAAAATGTTTGTGAAGGCAGACCTAAGCCATGTAGAGTCAAGCGGAGTATCTGTCAGGTCAGCCTTTGACAAGTGGCTCCCTGAACTCCTCACCAACCTACCAGCCGGTGAGTTTGAATTGCACACTGGTGACGAGACCGTTCTCATTCTTGAGCAGGCTACGAGCAACTTCCTGATGGTTGTCATTGACCAAGAGTACGAGGAGGACTGACTGTGAATTACACATACATCAATAGGGACAGGCGGGATACCTGCTGGTACTGTGGTGGTCGCCTCATTTGGGGCACCGACCACGATGCAGAGGACCTCGGCTACGATGCCCCCGGTATCGTTACGCACCTTCATTGTTCACGATGCAATGCTCATGTAGAGTATGTTAAACTGGAGGAAGAAGAGTGATAATTGACACCTTTCGCCCTGACCCGGAAGGGTCGGACCACATCTACAAGAGGTGGCGTGATGCGGAAGGTAACCTCATTGAAGAAACCGTCACAGACTTCCGACCCTACTTTTGGATTTCTGCGGACACACCACGAGGGTATGTTGAGCGTGTCCTTGGTAAGTTCCCCGGTGCATCCGTTGACTGGGATGACACAGCCATAGGGCTGAGAACCGAAGAACCCTTAGTCAAGGTCTACGCCTACCGACAGGGAGACATTCGTGATTTGTCTCGTCGCTTTGCAAAGACATGGGAGGCTGACCTCAGTCTACAGGACCGATACCTCATTGACGAAGTAAAGGTCATGCCTCAGTGGAAACCACGAGTGTGGCACTTTGACCTTGAATGGGACACCAAGACTCACGAGACCACGGTCATGGCTGTCATTGACAACTACAATAACCGACATGTTTCGTTCTGTTGGAAGAAGCACAATCCCAACGGACTGTATGACCATGACCATCTCATTGAAGAAAAGACGACAGAGTACGAGTACAAGGGTGAGCAGATACCTCTGACTTACGAACGCCACCTGTACGGCTCAGAGCAAGAGATGCACGATGCTTTTCTTGCGTACTTGGACGAATGCAACCCTGACATTTTCGTGGCCCACGCTATCATGTGGGCTGACCTACCTCACCTTACAAAGCGACTCAAGAACTTCCGGCGGCTCAGTCCGCTCGGTAGAGTCCTGCGACCCAGCAAAGGCTCGTACGACTATGTGGACCAACCTATCATCGGACGCCTCTGCTTTGACACAGCATCGCCGATGCGAAGCGGTAGCGGCTTTGAGCGTGTGTGGAAAGACAGCGGTAAGCCTCAGTTGAAGAATCTCAAACTGGACACCATTGCACGAATGTGCAACTACGGTGGTAAGTTGGACATGGATGTATTCACTGGGTGGACAGAACGCTTTGATGAGTATGTGGACTACTGTATGGTGGACACCTTCCTCTTGAAGCACATAGACGAGGACAACCATGTGCTGAACTTCTTCCTCTCACTACAGGAGTTCTGTGGCGTGAGTTTCCGTTCATGTCACAATGTCACTCGGTTTGCACGGGGCCTACTCCAACGCAGGACGGAGTGGAAAGCACCGTCTAAATCCATGCAAGAAAAGCAAGAGTACGAAGGTGCATTCATTCCACCACCACGCCCCGGCAGGTACGAGGGCGTAGCCTGCGTTGACTACAAGGGTCTCTATCCATCGCTTATTCTATCTCACAACTTGTCATGGGAGACGCAAGTCCCCAAGGACATGGCCGACCAAGAAAATGTCAGGCAACTACCTGACGGTACTTGTTGGCTTCAAGGCGTTCCCGCTTTGCTACCAAGCATGGTCACTGAACTGTTTGAAGTCAGAGACGATTACAAGAAGCGGATGCGAGAAGCCTCCACCGAGTCTGAGAGAAACGGATGGAACACCTTGCAACTCGCTGTCAAGCGTGTCATGGCGTCACTATACGGTGCAACCGCCAGCGGCTACTGGGGCTGGTGCGACTTTGACATCGCCTCGGCCATCACTGCTTGTGGGCGTGAAGCAATCAAAGGCCTCATGGAAGAATCCGAAGCGGCTGGATACAGCGCACTGTACGGTCACACGGACTCTGCGTTCGTGCAGGTTCCGTTTGAGGAGGCACCCGCTCTCGCCAAGCATCTCACCGATACCATTCAACGCAAGCACGAAGCGAGCCACCTGTTTGTGGAGTTTGAAGCCTACATGCCCTACTGGATTGTAGGCGGCAAGAACCTCTACTACGGTATCTGCTCGTTCCCACCGGAGGACGAAGGTAAAGTCAAAAGCGCACGATGGGGCAAAATCAGCACGCTCGCTCCCATTTCAAAGAACCTTGAGAACGATGTCCTAACAGCCATCTGTACAGGTGCTTCCGAGGAAGAGGCCATCCAGTTGGTCAGGCCACTCGCTAAGCGCATCAAGCGAGGCGATGTAGCGCCCTCTGACATCTCTACCACTACAAGGTTGCAAAAGCGACTTGATGACTACGCTGACGGAGCAGGCGGCGCTGTCAAAGCGGCCCGGTACTACAACGAATATGTAGCCAAGAAAAACCACTATGGCGAAGGAGATAGCGTGAACTGGGTTTATGTCAACCGTGTGCCCGAAGGGTTGCCTTCTATAGATGTTGTAGCCTACGAAAATGCCAGCGAACTGGCTGATTTTACACTCAATTATGACCTGATGGTAGACAAACTCATCAAGGCTAAACTCAAGCCGATTTTCAAGGCACTGAACTGGGACTTGGAAAGAGCAAGCGGGGCGGCTATGCCCAAACAATACTGGTGATAAAATGGATGGATTTAGATGCACTGCTGTAATTAAGTCAGGGAAGAATAAAGGTCAACGGTGCCCCCATGTGGCGCATGTAGGTTACACCCCAATGGTCTGTTTAAAGCACACAAGAAATAGTACATACCAACCTGCAATTTGGTTAGCATATAGGGATGGCGATATAGACCTCAAGGAAGCAATAAGGAGAACTAAAAATGAGTAGAATAGAAGACGAAGTATGCAAGAAAATTGCACAACGAGCGGCGGTCGGCCTAAGTAAGTATGGAGTGACCATGGAGACAGCCCCGTTGTCTTGCCTTGAGTGGCTCATCCATGCACAGGAAGAGGCCATGGACTTGGCCGTGTACTTGCAGAAGTTGATTGAGTTGGAGGAGAGCGAATGAGCAAGTGGATGTTTTGGAGGAAGGTCAAAGAGACCCCGACGAATAAACGCACTTGGTGGCGTCTCAAATCCACTTGCCCCACTTGTGGTAGAGCAGATGAAATACGCACTCGTCAAGCGAAACTGTTTGAGTTTGCAGAGATGGAACAGAAAACACTGGAGGTGTACGCATGAGTGACAGAGACTGGTCGGCATATGCCAAATCAACTTACCAATGGAAGCCGGGACACGATAAGCACCTGCGAATGACCAAAACCAGCCTAACAAGCGACTTTGACTACTGCCCGAAGCAGTACGAGTACAAGCGCATTCACCGCCTCCCTGAGCCGTCAAGTGACGCCATGATGAAGGGGAACAATGTACACGAAGCCATTGAGGTATTCTACGACAATGTACCACCTGTCCTTGACGAACTACATACTCTGATGCAGAGGAATAAAACTGAGGAGGCTTTACAACTGGCTCTCAGTGTCATACCTGAACAAGAGTATGTGCTCGGAGAAGGGCCGTCTATTGAACAAAGGATTCGCTGGGACTTACAGAGACTACTCGCTGGTGGAAAAGAGAACTACCTCCCTATCATCAATGAACTGGAGGTCCACGCATTCGTTGAAGAAGAGTTTGAGTTCAACGGCGAAGTGCACACGATTCCCATTCATTTTGCTGGGAGTATTGACCGAGGTTATGCGACAGATGAGGGTACCTATGCTCTTATGGAGTTGAAGACTGGGAAGTGGGTCCAAACCAAGAATCGCCAAGACGAATGGAAAGACTCCAAGTTCAAATTGGAATCTATGCGTCAAGAGATGGCGTTCTACAAGTATCTGTTACAAGTTGCTGACCACCCCTACCAAGATGTTTCACATTGGGGTTGGGTGTATCCGTCGGGTAATACTGCGAAGTTGGACCCGCTGAACAAGTACGGGTATGAACAGCGCGGCATAAACAAAATCACTTACGAGCCAGCGACCGGTAGAACTTGGACGACATTTAGAAAGCGTGTAGAGCGCCTTAAGACTGCACTGTTGACGGCTTACCTCGCTGAAGACTTCCCAACCAAACCAAGTACAGGGAAGTGCGCTTGGTGTAACTTCAAACCTATCTGTCCAAGTTGGGAAGGCAGTGATAATCCACAGGAATACCTTGACAACTACAAGGAGGGTAACGAATGAAAGTTATGCGAATAGAAACCACGAAGCGTAAAATACAGAAGTCACTGGAAGCGACAACAGGGAGACCTGTTCAAGTTTCTTTCTCACATTTGGGCAAGGACAAAGACTACAGCGTTGCTATCCAAACGACGCTGTACGAGTTTGACGGCGAACCCGCCGGTCCCAAGGGAACCATGTACCTTACTTTGAACCGCAGGCTGTTGCAGAACAAGACGATGCTCCAAAACACTGTCATGGAAATTCAAAATCTGTACCGTAAGAGTGATTGAAATGCAGTTGGTGTTTGATTTTCCACGAGAGGTGATGGAACTCAGCCCTGAGAGGGGCAGAGGCTATCGTAAAATCGTGCGAAGCAACACTGACTTAGAACGCTACTGGGAAGGGAAAAACGGAGTGTCCAATGCCTACATGACGGTGTATGGATACCGGGCTACCCTCCCACCGTTCAACAAGCGTGTGAACTTAGAAACGCCTATCATTCGTCATTTCGTCATGGATTTTGACCCCAAAGATTTCCGAAAGAACAAAGGTAACAATGTTGACCCTGCCGCTCCTTTGTTACAAACCAAGAAACTACACAATTTCCTCTTAGAAAGAGACATCACTCACAGTGTGTGGTACAGTGGAGGCGGTTTTCATGTGTGGGTAGGGCTGGACAAAGCCTACATTCCCAGCAGTGGAGACAGCCTGTCTGACATCAAGGAAGCAGGAATGAAACTCGTTAGTGATTGGATTCATGCTATGGACCTGTACTGCTCTGACCCCGCTGTACCGTTTGATACCAGCGGTATGATTCGTATTCCGAACTCGTACAACTCCAAGCGAGGACTTTGGTCCATACCCCTGAGCACCGGAGACCTTGACGCTGGTTTGCATTACATCATGGAGAAGGCGCTTGACCCCGGAATAGGCATGATTCCGTACGGTGGTCAAGGGCTCAAGTTAGAGGTCGTAAAAGGCAAAAGCCGGGGTAAGGTGTTCAACCCGAACACGAAACCGATTGACCTACCTACCATCTCCATGGATGGGGTAATTATTCTCCCTTGCCTCAATCAAGCGGCGTGTCGTGTAGGGAGCAATCCCAGTCACGATGAACGGGTACAACTCGTCAAGTACCTATCAAAACGCCTGAGAAATTTCATTCCGGTTGAGCGCATTGACCGAGACAAGTTGGAAGAACACACTGAATCTATTGTGAAGTTCATTACATCACTTGAATGGGCCGACTTTAACGAAGGCACCACCCGATACCAAGTGGGCACTATCGTCGGCACAGAGTACCCACAGACATGTTCTATGCTTTACAAGAAAGGTATGTGCCTCGGCAAGTGCCGATACTGGGACAAGACCGGTGCGATTGATTTCAAGGGGGAAGAGGAATGAAGCACAGGCTGAACACGCACTGTGCCATCTGTGACGCCGTGGTCGGAAACAAGGCTAAGGTGAGCAAGAGAGGTGAAGTTCACTGCGTTAGTTGTCGCAGAAACACGGCTCCTGACGAGTACCGTTGCCAAGGTATTACAAAGAAGAACGAAAGATGCAAACATTGGGCTCGTGAAGAAAGCGATTACTGCGTTCGTCACCGAAACTATGAGGTGACTGAATGAAAATGACCCAGCCGTTACTCATTGACAGTAACGAGCGTGGGCCACTGCATGACGCCGTGGTTAGAGCCGCTGAAAGAGAGGGGTTTCCTGTCAAAAAGGAACACTTGCAAGGCATGGGCGACTACAAGGCTGGGAATGCCAGCATAGAGTGTAAGAGTCTTTCCGACCTCATCCAATCCACCTTCAAAGGTCACCTACAGCGTCAAATTGAGAACCTTGATGCCAACTGCGAGCGAGTCGTGTTAGTTGTTCACGGCGACATTGCCAAATATGTCGCTATGAGCCGAAAACAAGGCCGAACGGTTAGTTATGCAAAGACACTTGACCTGATGTTGGGTATTTTTGCCCGATTGACGGCTGATTTTGACTGCCACATCTATAGAGCGAAAGACTACGCCGAAGCAGGTATGTTTATCGCTAAGTTACACAGCAAGATGCACAAATCTGCGAGTAGGCACGGTGCGAGAGCCGTCACAAGAACGAGTACCAATGATGTGCGAGCCGACATGCTCGTTACAGTACCCGGTATAGGGCCTGAAATGGTAGCGAAACTATTGGAAGCCTGTGGGTCAATTGAAGAAATGCTGTACCCGGAGTCGTTAAAGGCGGTACGAGGCATGGGTCCAAAGTTGCGCCAGCGACTGCTGGATGTCTTAACATCCGAAGAGCCCGTACGAGTCCAAAAAACATACAACAGAGGAGAGAGAAATGGAGCACAAAGCAAGTAAGTACGAATGCGTAAGGAAGTTTCCAATCTTGAAGGGTTACCTTGAACACTTCAAAGAAGTCAGCAAGAACAACGAAATCCCCGGACTGATTTCGTTTTTCTACATTTTGGGACAAGCGGCCATACCGTATGTACGGGTGCCTGTAGGTGGTAGTAACCTTGACCCGAGGGTGAACATGTTTTGGATTCAAGACACCCGAACGGGTAAATCGGCGGCATATCAAATCATAGAGAAGGTACTCAATGGCTCTGACCTAAACACTGCTGATTACAACAGTGGTAACGATGCCGCCCTCATAGGGACATTAGTCCCTGACCCTGATTTTGAAGGCAATCCAAGAGATGCTCCCCAAGTGACAAGGCCGGGGCTTCTTGCGGGTCGTAAGGGTTTGAACTTTGACGAGGGTAGCGTTGTTCTCAAAACAGGACAGTATAACGAAAGTACGACCCTGTTCTTGCAATCTGCCTTGAACTCAGCAGGAACTGGGCGTAACATATTGACAAAGCACATGGCAAGGGATACATTCACCATCAAGTCGGAAGTGTCTCTTTGGATTACCACTTACCCACCAAAGGGCATCAAAGAACATGTACTGGACAAAGGTATTTTCCAGCGAGTCCTCACATATTGGAGACACTGGACGCTTGAAATGAAGCAGGCTATCAATCATGAACTGGCAGAGTCAGTTTACAGTGAGCCTAAATTTGAGGTGCCGTTTGAAGAAGTGACTGGTTTCTTCAAAGATGTGCAAAAGCAACTCAAACGCAGAGTGCTGGAACTCAGTGACATCGCCCCCCTTGAGTGGGATGAAATGAATGGAGACGACCAAGAAACTGTCGTCATGAGCCTTATGCGGCGAATGTTTAGGCCGGACGAGGCTTACATCCCTGCTCTCATGTCTGCTATTGACGAGTATTACAGTATCGTTGAAGTCATGAGTCCTGACAAACAGGGTATCTGCTCATCATTTATCATGGGACTACAGAACTACACGAACATTCTCGCTCATCATTTCGCTATGATTGAAGGTACTTGGGTCGTTAGAGGGGACCACATAGACATGGCCAAAGAGATTCTCTTTGACCTCTATCAAAATCTTATTCAGTGGCTTGAGTCCGAAGTCAACATTGGTGCAGGTGCATCTGAGAAGAACAAGATGCAAGGCTACTGGAAAGAGGCTTACAAGCAAGCGGAACTCTTTGACTTTGATGACCACCGTGGTCACGGCTGGGTAAAGAAGAAGGAACTGATGAACAATTTCGGAAGGTTAGCCAACTACAACAGTCATGCTTCTGTTAATCAGAAGTACAATACATATGGTACAGAAATGTTCAGCGACACAAGAGAAGGCGTCCGTGTCTTTGTCCGCCTCAACGATAACTATAGGAAAGGTGGCAAATGATGCAGGAACCATTTTGGCATACCGAATGTATGATATGTGATACCAAACTCGGTGACGCTATCGGAGGCTACATAATCGGCACCCACCTGAATAAGATGCTGGGACTGTGCGACGGATGCAAGCATACAATGGAGGCGTTTATCAAATGAAGAGAATGTTGGCGCTTGATATTGAAACTGCAAACTTTTCCCACGAAATAGGAGGATGGGGCTCCAGCCACTTGTTTGAACCGACAGTTGTTGCCACTTGGGACGGCGAAAAGGGCACTGTCTATGCAGACGAAAAGGTGTCCAAATATCTCCCTGAAGGTACCGATGTCAAACCACTTCATCCGAAGACCATCGGAGAAGACTTGGCCAAGCATGTGTCCGAAGGCGGCATGGTCCTTGGTCACAATTTGAAACAATTTGACCTTCCAATCATCCGTGATGCACTGGACTGCTGGACAGCCGGTGACATCATGGCCAAGTCAGAAGAACAGGTGTTTGACACATCTGCTCTACTGAAATCCATTGTCGGACACGCTGTGCCGTTGTCCGACGCTTGTCATCACACCCTCAACAAAGGGAAATTGATGAACAGCCATGATGCGCCAATTGAATGGCGCAAAGGCAACTACGACAAAGTGGCAGAATACTGCCTCAAAGACGCTCAACTGGTTTACGAACTGTGGGAACACGGCATGAATGAAGGCTTCGTGAAAGCACGATGTCGTCATAGTGGCGATGTGAAAGAGTACGAAGTAGACTGGTGAGGAGAGAGAGATATGAACGAAAACGAGAGCAATACAAGCGCAGTCGTCCACAACATCCGGGCGGCAAAGAGAGCAGTCAGTACGGTCAAGACAACACTTGGCCCTATGGGCATGGACAAGATGATGGTTGACGGTGGCGGAAATGTCATCGTCACCAACGACGGGGCTACCATCCTACAAGAACTGGACATTAGCCACCCTGCGGCAAGGATGCTGGTTGAAGCGGCCAACACGCAAGAAAGCATGTGTTACGACGGTACGACCAGCACGGTCGTGCTCGCAGGTGAATTACTTGGCAACAGTGAACTGCTGTTCAGCAAAGGACTGCACGCCAACATCATCTGCCGTGGCTACCGGAAGGCATCCAACTGGGCAGTTGACTACATCAAGAGTGAATTGACGCTGGACGCCGAAGAATTTCTCAGCGATATTGCTCGCACTTCAATTACGGGTAAATCGTTAGAATCCAGCATTTCTCATGTGAGCAATCTCTGCGTGGATGCCGTCAAAACAGCCGGTGGCGACTACGACCGCATTCGTGTCCTGTGTCAACCCGGTGGTGGACTGGACGATTCGTCTTGTTTCTCCGGCGTGGTTCTACACAAGGAGTTCATGCTCCCCGCCATGCCACTCAAGCCCAACGGTAAGGCTCTACTCATCAATACGGGCCTCAGCGACATGAAGGGTGAAGAGAACATCCAACTCAGCCTGTCATCAGCCAACGAGTACCAGCAATACAAACGGCAATCGGGTCGCACTCAATGGGTGGACTGTGCAAATGCCATCATCAGCCTCTTGCCTGACGGCGGTGTAGTGTTCTGCCGTGACACGGTGCACGAAGTCGTGGCCGCTACGCTTGCGAAGGCCGGTATTGCGCTGGTACACCGCATTCCCGAGAGCGATATGACAGCCCTGTCTAAACTGCTGGGCACTTCAATCTCGCACAGCACGGACGACCTTATGGAACCTGTTGACTGTGATGCCGAGTGCAAACAAATCGGCGACATGAAGTACACTGTGGTCAAGGGCGAAGGCGAAGTCACCACGCTCATCTTGCGCGGCGCTACCATGCAAACACTTGATGAGACTGAGCGTGGATTTGAGGATGCTCTCGGAGTCGTATGCCTTGCCTACAACACTAAGCGAATGGTTGCCGGTGGAGGCTCTGCCTACATCGGTGCGGCACTCTACCTACGCTCCAAGGCCGCTACGGTGGACGGTCGTGAACAGATGGCCATTGAAGCATTCGCTGACGCACTGGAGTCAATCCCTGCGACCATCGCAGAGAACGCAGGTCATGACCCACTGGACAGTATCCTGACACTCAGGAACGAGCACAAGAGCGGGCACAAGGACTACGGCCCTGACATTGACAACGGTGGTGCCTGTAGCATGACCGAGCGCAATGTGTACGAACCGTTTGACTTGGTGCGACAGGCTATCCTGTCAGCCAGCGAAGTGACCGTCAGCATCCTACGCATTGACGACATCATCGGCAAGCGCACTGAGTGATGCACATGGAAGAAATTTCACAAGAAGAGTTTTCGGCGTGGCAACAATTTTACGAAGACTCTCAGTTGAAAGTCAGCAGTAAAGCAGAAAAAATGCTTAAAGATTATTACGAACAACGGAAAAAGGATAAAGATAAGCATTTGAAAGAGTTTTGGACAGGTACTGCCATACCAGCAGATTCGTACATAACGACGACCATGTTGGTCAATCTACTGGAAAGTCGCATATACACCTGCATAGAGGCCGGTTTTCCGGCTTGGCGGTTTGAAGAATTGGCTCTGTTCCTGACTTTCATTCCGGGAAGTAAGGTGTTTTCCGAAAACAAAAAGATGACACTTGCCGAATACTTCGGGTTGGAAGCATTCATCAGCGAAGAGGAATAGGCTCAAGGGCGTATAGTGTAGTTTGGATAACACTTCGGCCTTCTAAGCCGAAACCGGGGGTTCAAATCCTCCTACGCCCGCTCACTTCTTTTCAACAAATACCGAGAAAGCCGACCGCCAGTTTGTTTCGCTACAGGTTTAGCCTTGCGCTTGCGTTCACCCTTGAAGCCGAGTTGGCCGTGGAAGCGCAGGTAGTTGCAGAACGAACACTGGTGGATGACTACCTTCTCGCCGCTGATGTAACTGCCAGCGATGCAGAGAGGCAGAGCGATACGGTTGCAGTTCTCGCACTTTTGCTTGAACAGGTCTACGAATTGACTCATCAACTCACCGCGTGCAGGTCTACCTTGTGCCAGTTCGCACCATCGTAGATGAACTTGGCATACTGGTTAATGGCAACATCCACATTGATTTTGGTACTGGTACTGTGCCCACCACTCGTTGAATCAAAGTGAAGCGTATGAGAGCCTGCTTTGTGATAGACTTCAACAACATGACCAGCGCCAAACGCACCGGTCGGGTTGATGGTACGGTTGTTGTCAGTGGTCACAATCCACACATTGGCTTGGTCAAAGGTGAAGGTGACATTCCCACTTGTCGTGACAGTCTCAAGGCGGTTTGGACCGAGGACATAGGTGTTAGTCACAGGTGTAGTGTTGAGATTTCTCGGCACTGACGCATAAATGGCACCATGCTTGGCACCTGCTACATCTTCCCTGTGCGTTTGCCAAATAGCACCGAATGTACTTCCGCTAAGGTCGCCGTCTTCCGGGCTGGCGAAAAAGCCGTCTACACTGGTCAGTGCATTTGAAGTGGCAACATCGCCAACAGAGCCCTTGGTCATGGGCGTCAAATACAATGGAGACGAACGAATGTAAGTTCGCCGGTCATGAATAGTTGGCGTTGTGCTGAGAGACGCAGTGACACTACCTGCTCCACCAGTCATAGCGTAGCGTAGCACACCGATGACGGTATGCTGGTGATTGGCATCCGTATTACCAGTGATGCTTGTACTTGAAAGAAAACGGTTGGGAATTAGAGGCGTACCGCTACTGGGTGCGGCTGGCGTTCCCATTTCGTACATCAAGTGAGCCTCGGGTGTACTTCTGCCAACGAGATAGACAACGACAAAGACATCGCTGTTGCTACCGGGGACGCTCGGCAAATCGCCGCTGTGGTTTGCTCCACTCCCCGTCGTGCCCACGATAAACGACTCGCTTGCACCCGGTCCTCCTGCAAACTTGTAGAGTACACCGTCAAGTGTACAGAATCCTCCGTAGACCTTGATTTCACCTTGGGATGAACCAATCTCAATGAAACCGGGCGTGTTGGAAACGATGCTGTTTCTCAGCGAATCGCCTCTTGCTCCGTCACCTAACCTCATAATACCGTTGCCGTGAAGGCCTTCGTAGAGGTTCGTCAGGCTGGGACTCGTAAGGCCGTCGCCATCTCTCAATCCTTGGGCATTGGTGCCCATTGCACTTGCGCTTGTGTGTCCTGCTTTTGGGTTCGTCATACTGTCACCTCAATAATGGCTGAAAATTGGAGTTCGTTGTTGCTTGTTTTTTGCACCGAGTTGTAAGTGTAGCGCATAAAGTCGGTAGTGTCGGTAGAATCGCTGGGACTCTTGTACCTGATAACGACTTCCCTCAAAGGGCGGGTAAATGAAGTGTCTAAAGCCAGTTTCGCTTCTACGATAAGCGTGCTGTCATCAATGACTCTCACAGTGGGCGTCACCACTACGGCAGGACTACCGATGCCTCCGTCCTCTTGCGTGGCTACTGTACCGTCAAAGCCGAAAACGACCTCGTTGATTCGTGCTTTTAGCGTGTCAATCAAAAATCTCGTCCCTTCGTTCAATAGCGGCATATCATCCTCTCCTATTCCCTAAGAAATAACTGTGTACAGCACCAATTTTCAGGTGATTGTTGAGTGCTTCGGCTGAGTCAGACAGCAAAAAGAGTTCGTCGTTGTTGGCTACTTTGTGCACGCTGGCCGATTTGATGACAACAGTAGTGGCCCCAACGGAAGCGAGGTGAATATGTCCCAGTTTGTTTCCATTGGCGGTATAGACGGCTTGGTTGTCAGTGGCAAAAGCGGAAGACGCCGAGGTACCGTCTACGGTGAATGAAGTTGTCCCAATAGCATAGCCACCGCCGTTGTTGATGAGCACACCTGTACCTTGTAACTGTTGAGAGCCGTTGATAGTGTTCCGACGAGTCAATCCGATGGTGTAGCCCACGCCACGATTCATGTCCTCGCGCTCAGACAATTGCCAACTGACTCGTACCTTGAAGCCAAACGAAGTAGAGAACTCCTCTACGGCAAACTGCCTGTTACGCTCTTCGCTGGCGTCAGTGTTGCCGCTGACATCAATTTCTTGGAAGCGTTGCAATACATCTTCCAGCGTCACATCTACTGAGTTTACATGCAGTTCGCTGGTTTTGTCGTTGAGATTGATGCGACTGCCGAGGACGATGTAACGCTCATTGTCTGTTCTCGTTTGATACGACACCATGTCGCCGGGGTGCATGTGGCTGGCGGCAGTGACATCCACCAGTCTGCGACTGCCCGTGGCGTTCTTCGCCATCTTGAGCATACGCCTTCCTATCGTCTTAGCACTCGCCTTGGTCACTGCCGTAGGTGCGTGGATGCCACCCGGTACCTCGTTAATACCGTTCTGCTGTCTGCCAAAGTCGTCAACTTGCACGGCGTTGTTTTGGTTGTTCGCTCTTGCTTTACCACGCACAACGACACGGTTTGGTGTATTCTCACTTATCTCTGTTATAGAACCACCAAGAACTCTGTTCTCACCTACGAAGTGTTCACGCTCAATGTGATTCTGAGGGAAATAGCACACATTTCCAAAGCGGTCGGATTTGGGACTGTAGCCGTCATGCTTGGACAGATAACGCAGTGCTGTGTACGCTTCTACGCCTAAGAAGTCTTGAGCCAAGAAAGTCAGGCTGGGCGTGCGAGCCCGCACACCGTTGATGCTACTGGTGTTCGCTTTGGCGACACGGTGAGCCAAATCAGAAGTCCGCAAGCCTACGCCAACTTTCTGAGCAAAATGGATGGTTTTGTCGGTGAAGCCGATGGACTTGAGATTGCGACCCTTGAGGTTCTCCAGCCTGAACCGTGTACCTTTGGTAGCGTCTTGGATTTGCGATACGACGAGGGCTTGGTCGTTGTTCTCAGCGCCCACCACGAGCGCAGGTAGCGTGCTGGCAGTCGTCACCTTGTCCCCGTCAAGGAACAACGCCCCTTCGTAGCGAACACTGTCCGATGGGTTGTGAAGCAAACGAATGGTATCTTCCTCTTCAATCAACTTGTAACGCTTCTCCGTGGTCGGCATAAAGTCCGATTGCGTAGGAGCGTTGACGACAAAGCCAGCGGCAGTCTTGGTGTACTCACCGTGTCGCACAGCGTTGTCAACGAACCGTGGTTTGCGGATAACCTTCATGACGGAATCCTGAGCGGCATCAAAACGACCCGTTGAGAGATTCTTGCCCAATGCCATGTTGCTCACTCTCCGCTATGGTCTCCGGTGTTATAACTTGCATCACCCTTGCTACCCTTTGGGTGCAGGGTCTGACTGAATCTCGGCTGAACTTCATAGTCCCCTTCCTCGTCGTCCGTAGAGCGACGGCTGGCGTCAGAACGGAAGTGTTCCAGCGTGTTCTCTGACATGACCATACGGGCCACTGGAGAGCGCACATCGGCCTTGTCGTAGCCACTGACCTCAACGCCCTGAATCTTCGGCCCTTGGCTGTCAGGGACGGTCGTACTGCTCGTCGGGACCACGCTGTACACTGGGGCGTACGGAGGACTGCTGGGCGTACCTGTACGGGCCGAAGGTACATCGCTCGTGAACATGCCGTACTTTCCGCCGGAAGTAGCCCTGTAGAAGTTTGAGCCAGTCTGCGGACCACCTGTGTTGAGGAACGCTCGGAACATTTGACTGTGCTTGTGGTCAAGACCGTGAGCAGGTCGGTAAACGAATTGAATTGTACTGTCGGCGTAGTTGATGTTTTCAAGCGCGGGGTCATGGTTGGCGTCTTGATATGGGTTGGACGAAGAAGACGCTCCTGCCTTGCCCCATCCTTTGACATCAAGGACACCAGCGTGCTTGCTCCATTCCATGATGTAAGTGCCACCGAGTGCCCACATAGCGTGAGCGTTGGAGTGCTTGACCACGCCCGTCACAGGCTTGTCTGACCAGTTGAGAGCGGTCATGTCCAAATCCTTGAGCGTGCGACTACCAACATCGTACGCACCTCGGATGTTGGTGCGCTGTCCCACTTCCTTGTCGGTGTGAAGACTGTGAGCCTCTGTAGACATGACAACATACTCACGAGACACGCCGTCGTTAAGTTCAGCCAGTGTGTCCACATCCAGTCCGATACGAACATCGTTGCGAGACACGGGTTCTGCTCCTCTGTCGTCAGCGTTGACCGTTTCGGTCGCTTCGCCAACATGTGCAGATGACTTGAGCAGACCGTCGTCTGCGTTGAGGTCAACACGGTCACTGATACCGCGCTCAACCTCACCATCTTGCAGAGCAAGATTACTAGGTCTGACGAGCCCTTGTCCAAGGATTGGTTCGGCGGTGCTGTGACTGAGGACGAGGCCAGTAGCGTCGTGCTTTTCGCTGACGGCCATGAGTAGACTTTCGTTGAACACTGTCGGCCAGCGTACACCGCGACCATCACCACGGTCACCAACTCTGAGGGCGCTCGCTGGGTTGAACCAGTCCACTTTGCTCATATTGGATGCGTTGTTGTTGTCGCTGTTGGTGTTCCCGCTGTAGCGGTCGGTACCGTCTCCGCCAAACAAATCATGAGCGGCAGGGCGATGCGTGACATTCGTATCGGCATAAGCGTCTTCGGGGTCCCAAGAAGGTCGCAGGCCGAATCCACGCACAGGGAAACGCCTGACATCTTCGCCACGGGTATTGCCCCACCAGTCAACCATGTAGTGGCGATGAGCCTTGGCTAACTCTTCTACACCTTGTCCAGCCTCGTCATTAGGGTACATGCGCGTCGTCGTAGACGCATTTCTCAGTGTCCGTACAGGGCACCCGAACGGACCCGTCATACGACGACCGTCGCTGTAGCGCACTTGCCTGCCAATTTGGTCTTGCCCGAGGAGGCTGGAAACCTGTGTGATGCGTTCTAAAATGCCGATGTTCATAGCGACAATATCTTCATCGCTTTCTCCTGAATCGCTTCCGACATAATCCCATCCGTTTGTCTTGGAGTCGTGTTGGATAAGAGGTCCGTGATAGTAGCCAAGCATAGCATTGCTGTTGGCCACTTCAAGCCAGCCACGGACATATGGTGACCAGCGCGGACGGTTGTACAGTTGGCGCACGCCCATACGGTACCCGAAGCACCGGTTTCTGTCGTTGGGCAAAGACAGCGTAGCGACCCCTGTAGAATCCTGATAAGTCTCGCAGTCCATGCCAAAGGTATCACTGCCCCACCCAATCAGTGAGTGACCATAGGACTCCAGTCGGCTAACAGCACCGCCACCATGGCTACCCCCTCCCCAAAAGCCGAAGAAGTTGTATTTGTTTGAACCAAGTGTACCTCCTTGGTGACTGAGTGTGCCCGCACCGTCAAGTAAAGCATCTATTTCAGCGGCTGTGTATACTTTACCAGTATCACTCGCTTCGGCAACATACTCTGCTACTCGGACTTGGTTGATGTCTTTGTCAGTGTGTATGCTACAGGCGTACAATTTGGTTCCGTCCGAGTTCCAATCAAAGCCTGCAATTGAAGCATTGACAGTGCTTCCCCCGTCTATTCGTTGTCCGAGGACGGTTCCGATATTGACACTTGACACAAATGACTTAGTAGTCATATCAAAAGGAGTAGACAACGCAAACTCGGCTAACTTAGGACTGGAGCCAGCGTAATAGGAAATGAAAACCTTTGTACCGCCGGGTTTGAATCGTATGCATGTCATTTGCTCTATTGTATCTCCATCGTCATCGGATACCGCCAACGACACCGTACTTGTTGAAATGGAAGAAGTGATGTCGTAATTTGTACTAAGGGTGCTCACCTTTACATCAGCGCCAGCACTCGTCACTATGTACATCACGCTACCGTCATCGTTGAACGCTATTCCTTGAGTAGCACCAAAGGAAACGATGTTCAGTGTAGTGGTTGCCGAAACAGAAGTAATGTCAAAAGGTGTAGAAAGAGTCTTCCTTTGTAAATAAGGAGAAGCCTGTCCTACGATATACACAGAATTGCCACCGTCACCGAAGCAATTTCCTCTTGGACTTTGGTTGTTGACTGAAAGTTCATCCGGCGTTGCTGTAAAATCGGGCAAAGAATTTTGGTCAAAGGTATAAGCCTTTAATTTCTCACCACTTCCGGGTTCTGTCGTAAGTATCATCTTGGTCGGAGAAATCATCAATTCAACCAATGGGTCGGTTCCAGCACTGGTCACAGCGTTACTGCTGAGTTCCGAAAGAGTGTACGAGTTGTCTACGGCAGGGGCTATCCACTCCATTCCCAACGCAAACGGTCCTTTGCTGGCAACATAATTGAAATCGTGATAGTGAACTGTTTCAAAATGCTCAGGCACATGGTTGTACGGTTTTTGATTGACAGGTGCATCGGCCACACCCGTGTTAGCGTAAAACCCTCTGCTATTGTCGTCGCTGTACCAAGTGAACGGACGACCGAGATTAGGATGCCACATGCAAAGGAACGCGTCAGCCGCCTGTAAGGAGTTCGTATCGCGACTTCCGTTCGCTAACTGTGGTAAGTTCCTTGTCATTGCACTACTTTCAGAACTCAAAAACAGTGAATCAGCATCGTCGTTATCATAAGGCGTAGTGAGCCGTAGGATAGTTCCTGCGCCTAAGTTGGCCCAAAACTCAGCAGTACCTGACACTCCCGAGAAGGTGTCACTCTCACCAAGCGTAGCGTGAGCAAGCGTCCCTGTACGGTTGGTGTAAGTAGCCGTGTAGCGTATACCGTTTTTGAAGTACACCAAGTTTTCACCGTAGTAGGGTTGCACAGGGAACAAGGCGTTGTCGTCAACGACGATGGTATTGGAATCGTTGTCACTGATAACGATGCAGTTTGGATTAAGGCTCCGTACTCGCTTATGTGGTTCGTAAATGTCAAGGAAACTTGTAGGGTAGCCAGCGAGTGTCAATTGTGCTCCGACAGAACCGTAGTTGGCTCTGCACAGTTGGTAATAGTTGTCAGGCTTGTGCCACTCAAGGTGCTTGAACTTGTCAGCACTGGAAGAGGTAGCACCATCTTTGTGCAATATACCCCACCAAGGTATAGTCAATGTTCGGCCCGGAGTTGACGACTCAAACATACCGGGGCGATATGGCAGACTTCGCCGTGTAAGCGAAGGACTTGTACTTTCTTGTACACCCAGTGGATTGTACAAAGCGAGCGGTGCCAAGTTGGTAAACTGACTACCAGCATCCGGCTCAATATCCAAAATGACTTCGTTGAGTATGACTTCGCATCCTCGTACATCGGCCATCATGGCCTCTGCAAGAATGAGAGCATAAGCCCCTCTCGTACTCATGTCCTTTTCAATGGCAATTACAGTGTTGACTTGTTGACCGGTAAGTTCTGTGACTTTAGTTCCACCTTCGCTTGGTGCTTTATTTTCAGTGCTGTGATTAAGATGGAAACCTTGTAGTTGTTGCTTGAACACATTCGGCTGAATGATAATTTGATATGCACCTACTTCAAGAGGGTCGGGGAAATGATTGTTCAAGGTATAAGTGTTAGCCGCTTCAAGGACAAGCGTGTGACCTCCTTGCGAGTTGATGGTACCTGCGTTTGAACCTGCACTGGCGGCTATACCGTAACCCTCGTACTTTACCTTGGTCTCTGTCAGCAGTGTAAATCCTCCGCCGTGAATGTCGCTGGGACCAAACGGTGCTGATGGAGTAGAGAACCAAATAAGCGGACCTCTGCCATATCCGTTATTTTGCAATGTAGAGGTGGTAGATGTTCTCGTACCCTCCAACGGACCAATAAGCCCTGTGTCAACGGACTTATGATTGGAACTCTGACAAGCGGTGTTGAGGTCGTACAGTCGCTGGTAAGCAGGGTGAGCGTAGTGTCCGGGCATCAACGCCATGGTAGCGTTGACATGGTGATGTCCCATTCTTGGTATAGGCATTGGCGTCATTTTTGGTTTGGTCAGGTTGGTGTAGGCTGTGGATGTTGCCGCCATGGCACCAGTGTTCGCAGGTAAATTGCTGTAAAGCGTGAACCAATCAATGGATTTCATGTCAGGACTGGCACCGCTGTACTCTGCGTGGTCTCGTAAGCGCCTTGCCGCAAACAGCCTTGTTGAACCTGCGGGCATGTAGTACGATGGGACAACCTTGAGTCCAGTCTTTCCAGTCACGAATGACACAAAGTCGGGACTGTAGACGACACCTGTGAACTTGTTTGTACCTATTCCTGTGTACGAAGCGATAACACCTTTATCGGTCGCCGGGTCGTAGACGCGTAAGAAATAACGACCTCCACTTTGTTCGTTTGAATCTGTCCAAGTAGCGGCTTCGGGCGTAGACCCGACTGTAATTTCAGTACCACTGTAACTGGTGTAGTTCAGTTCGTCAACATCGTACCGATGCGTCATAGACACGCCCATGCGAGTGACATGGAAGAAGAGACTTCGGTCGTGTGGCTCATAGGCAGAGTCAAGAGGAGCGTTATCGGTATGGTCAGCCCACCCCTCAGATGTAGACGCTGGGAACTTCAAACGACTGTGACTGGTATCAGACGAAATGTCGGACGCGTCTTGACTGAGATGCTCCCATCCGTTGTTCTCCCATGTTGGAAACAGTCTCGGTCCCGGCTGTAAGTTGCCGAACATTGACTGGAGTTGAGCACTCGCTTGAGCAGGGTGTTGCAAGCCTCCGCTACCTACAGTTTCGTTTTGATAAGCCTGCAAGCGGTCAAACCCTGACCTGACTACGATGTTGCCGGGAATTTCATCAGGATTAGGCAAGCGGATTTTGAGGTTTGGATTTACACCTGCACCTGCGAGAGCAGGAGCGAGGCCTTCAATGTCACGGTCACTGATATGTCGGAAGTCCATAATCACTGTTCCGAGCGGGCTACCACCCTCCAATCGGTGTTCTTGTCCAGTGTCGTCAATGACGCTGACGCTTTGAAATTGAATGTGTTCATTGGGAATCAACAGAGCGTTTCTAATTTCAAGCGGGTGCTGTTCTGCTAATTGAGGATGCGCCAACTCCTGTGCCTGAATGATAGGGAACATGGCGGCGTTGGTTGTCTCAAACGAAAACCGGTTGTTGCCAAGGATTTTTTCTCCAACTAATTTGTATTCACTGTTGTCCTTGCGCTTCGTCCACGGTATCATTCCGAGTCCACGAGCGTTGACAGCGGGCATGGTCACACTGCCGCCGTCCATGCGTTTCCACACGACATGCTCCGGCAAGAAATTACGAGCCGCACTGCGCTCGTTGTAGTAGTTGTACAGACCTTTGTAGGGCGTTGCGGCGATGTCCAAGTAGTCGTATTGGTCACTAATTCCTATACATTCAACACCGTATGTACCCCTGTCCTCGTGGAAAGCCGAGTTCTTCACAACAGACTCGTCCCAAAACAAATCACCGGTTGGATAATTACAAGCGTTTGCTCGTACCATGTCACCGCTTTGGATGGTGCGATGAAGTTGCGCGTCAGTAGGGGCACTGCCGACAGCAGGGTAGTCACTGCTGGTCGTAGGTAATGAAAAACCAGTGTGAACTTGCGCTTCTACATGCGGACCAGCAGTAGCCGTACCGACATACCGGTCTTTATTGTGTACCTTCCCAGTATCCCAAGCCACTGTACCAGCGTGTTCAATGTTACCCGTCTGCCCAACATGCAACCAGTCTCCCATACCACTTACACCATTTTTGTCAGCCTTCGCAATCAACGGTAGTTCGCTTTCATGAGTGATGGCTACGAGGTGACGACTGGCAAGACCGTCTACACAGTAGTCTTCGTAGAACGAAACAACAGCACTCTCTCCTGTGAGTTTACTGGCGGGACTTGAGCCGCCAACGCAAGTCTCTGCGGCTCCGTAAGGGTTGAAACCTAAGAACGGATGCCACGCTCCTAAACCAGCAGGGTGTAAGTTGGCACCGATGTCATTGGTAGCCTCGTACGAGTTGAGATAAGAATATGCTTCACCATGCCAACCGACAGCGCCGACCGGCTTAGTTCTATCAACTGCATCTTGGAATCCACCAAAGTGAACCTGAGTCATGTGGTCTCTTCCCGTTCCCGACGCCGCGTTATTGAAACGATGAGTGCCAGCCTTGGCCCAAACATACGCTTTGAAACTTGTATCAGGAGTGATTGCACTGCGCGTTTGAGGATTCACAATGTTGGTGTTAGAAGTGATGGCGTTCTTTGCGAGCGTAAATGTGGTGTTTGGTGCCGATATACTCTGTGAAATGTAAGGTGCGAAGCCAGCGTTAGCACCGTCGCTGACTCTTAACCAGCCATAATCAGGGAGCGTTGTTGCTGTACTGGTGACTCTCAAAGAAGCAGGTGTCCCGCTGTTTTCGGCTGTGTACTGGTTTACCTCTAACTCTACCCAACCGTAGCGGTCTTGCTTGTGAGCGTTCTGCATGCTGGGCATAAAGGTACCACCTATTGCCTTCAATGGGTCTTTACCGGGGAAGGTATTGATAGCGCCGCTGAGGACTGCGCCCAGTTCTTCGGCGTTCTGACATCTTGTAGCATCTACGACGACAACATTATCATCCAAGATTTGGTTGTCGGGTGAGCCTCCGTAATAAGTGAGGTAAGCCTTAGCGAGAAGACCAGCAGGGCGGAAAGCACTTGTGTTGTGCTTCGCACCGCTACCAGTTGACAAGAACGCACTCGCCGCATGGTTCTTGGGGTTCTTCCGTACATGGTCGTCAAGGAAGTGACCGCCGGGATGGTACCCTCCGTCCATGTGCCAAACGACAGAAGACTTCCTTGTAGTCGCATGACTCCCACTCCCAACAGCGTTTCCGCTAATGTCGTCAAAGACATGACTGAACGGGTGATAGTTTTTCGGAAGGCCAGTTATGGCACCTGCTGTACCTTCGTAGAAAAAGGCCATGGATTTAGTTTGCGAGTATGTGCGAGAACTGGAAGCGTTGACATTTGGGAAACCCTTTGTCGGTTGCCAATTCATAACATAGTTGAAGCCTTGAACATTGTTCTTTTGGAAGAAAGTAGTCATAGGTAAATACGCTAACGCTCCGCCTCTGTTGAAACCACTGTGCTCTGTAGTGTCCCCGTTGGCCAATTGATTTGGCAAAAATGAATCTTTGGCAGTGTTCCCTCCAAGGTAAATTGGTACAGCACTGTAACCGTTACCAGCAGTGACTATGTTTGCACCTTGCGGTTCGGTCGTTGCTGTATTATGCGGAAAGGCCTGCCCCGGTCCGAAAATCATGTAAGTAGTCGCATCGCCTGTACTACCGTCATGCCTGTAACGAGCATGGGCATGGGCGAAACGCAAGATGACAGGGCTCGGGACATTAGCATGAACAGAATTACTACCATCGGTGTAATCCAAGCCTGTCACCTTGCTGTTAGCACCTTTGGTCATATCAAACGGTAGTATGGCATCTTGATTGAAAAACGGAGGATGGTTTTGTCCTTTGTGCTGGTCAAGGTACACTGTTCCGGGGAACATGGCCATCATGGCATTGGTATCAAGCAGTGCGAATGACCCAGCGATTTCTCCTACATTTTGGAAACCAGCAGAGCCAGTGGGTCCATTGGCGTAAGGATGTGTGTAGAAATCAGAATAATCGTTCTGTGTACCGTCATTGATGTCCGTTACCACGCCGCTAAAACCGCCACCGAAATAGAGTGGGACATAATGGTCAGGACTGTCTCGTCCGCCTCGGAAATACAGGAATGGGCTGGAGTTTTTACTACCGGCTATTCTTACACCATCTATTTGAGAAAAGTCGCGATAAGTAGAGTTCCGCTTCCAAAGTATGTCTCCGCCTGCTGGGTTAGGGAACGCTACAGGATTGGTGCTCTTACTTTCAATCGTGACTACTTCTTCGGGGTCGGCTACACCTGCCTTGCTCCTCACTCTTGCCCAAGCGTTACTGCTGTGCCAAACAATAAACGGCTCGCCCCAACTGTTAGCAGTATCAGACGCAGGCTTACCAAGCAACGCCCACGATTCGTTTGTGGCTACACTGATGTCAGGGTCAGAGAAGGAGTGTACTTCAACACAAGGAGAGTCCACTCGTGGAATGATGTGGTCACCTGCAATGTCGGTGAAATTCTCCCCTCTCAGATTTTTCTGCCAGTCAATGATGTCTACTGTGTTATTCTGACTATCAACAAGTACAGGGGTCGCTGTATTTGCATTGGTCCCTCTGTATTTTGTACTAATATGCAAGACTGTCTTTGGTATGTAACCGATGTCCAGCCTCACTCCATCATCCTTGTCGCCGTCTGCTAAGCCTTGCAAATGCGTTCCGCTGTCTACTGCTTCTGTAGAAACACCATCTAACAGCCCGAAGTCTTTTGCCACATTTGCTTCAAATAGACGACTGAGTGGTACTTTAGCGTCGGCCCGTACCTTGATGCGTATAGCCGTTGGACTCACTCCCCATTCTCCTAATGTACGACCGTCAGGTGCGAACATATCAGTGCAGTCAAATGAAGTTGCGTCAATGTTGTCTTGCGTACTATCTTCCGTATTGATAGCGTGAGCCACTGCCGCCGCAATCACTTCATCAGTCAAAAGACTGGTAAAGTTGATTCTTGGACTCATAAACCAATCACCGTTACTGTGGCTGGAAGAGCCCCCTATAACTCCAAAGAACTTGTGAGTGCCGCTGTAATTGTTATGCGTTCTGCTGGTATAGTAAAATGTCAACCCTTGGTGGTCACTACCGCCCGTGCCGTGCTTTGACAGTTGGAACATTCCGCTCTTTGGTAAACCAAGGTAGCCAAGGATGTCAGGGTGAGACTGCATCACGGCAGGTGCACTGGTGTCGTATGGTGCGTCCAGCGTCATCGTCATGGTGCCACTGGACAGTGATGTAGCGACTTTGACCCCAACGATTGGAGACGGGTAGGTGTTCCAAAGGTTTCCTTTGAACTTCTTGGCACTGCCTCCAGTCTTTTCGCCGCAAACTTCACCTGTTCCGACAATGTGCCGACCTATGGTGAATCCACCTTGACCTACATCTCGGTCGTCAAAGTGAACGATGACCTCTTCGTCCAGTGTTGGAGGCAGATAGGTGTTTTCGCCTGAAAAGGACTTGCCAAATTGCTTGTACAGTAGGCGAATGGTGTGGTTGTTTCCTCGGTGGTCTTCAAATCTTAACCCGTACAATGGGCGATTGCCGATGTTCTCCGCTAACATGTCTGCTTTCGGAATGTATCCGTCATCGCTACTTTCTGTCGTTAAAGTCATGAGGTCAGCGGCATTGGACGCGTTGCCGTACCTCGTGGCGTTGGCCGTACCGTCGTTGGTGTAACCCCACTTACTCAAATCAGGCGACCAACCGGGTATGCCAGCCATGGTCATTCCGCCAAAGTTGATTCTTGACTTGGCTTTCGTACCCACTCTTAATCCATCAACGAGAACAGAAGCAGGGCTTTTGGTTTCAAACGACTCATTGAGAAGCGTATTGCTGATTCTTCCCGAAGCAAGTTCTCTGTTAGCGAAGGACATATTTCCGTTACTGTCAACCGTATCAGCGCCAAAGTTGATGTTGTTCGTGACTTCATCGTCTACATTTTCAGGCGGCAGATACTCCTTAAGTGTCGTGATAGGAGCAAATGGTCTACCGAATCTGTTGATAGGCATAGGGGCAGGGTGCATGTTTTCACCACTGATTTCGTCAGGCTGACACCAGTAGTTTCGGAATCGCCCACCATGCCCGATAAGGTACTGTGGTCGGTATGGCATTTGCGCCCGACTGGCGTCAAGCCAAGCGCAGAAATTGCGACCGCTTGCTCCGGGGATTGTGGAATGTATAATGATTGAATATCCAGCACTGGTGCCCTCTACGACTCTACCTAAGTGAGCGCGAACATACCCCATGTGAGTGCCTCGGTCATGACTGGCAAAGGCTTTCTTCACTTCCCAAAACGGAGCAGGGTCATGAGTTGAGGCAGTGGCGGCAAAGTCAGCCTTTTGATGGACAGTTGCAGGGTCAAAGTTATCGTTCTTACCAAGAAACTGGTCATTAGGTCGCCGAGCATGGGTTTTGCCGTTCTTAGCACCTGCTTGGTTGATGAGGCGGACAACTTCTCTTGCCGCCGATTCAATGTTATCTACTCCTTCTCGGATGGCCACTTCTCCTAAATCAACAGTGAGGCGACGAACAAAGTCCATCTTTGTCCAATGGTCAAGATTCTTCATTCTCGCATCATCAAGAGCAAGAGTGCTATTGCGTATACCTTTCATAGCCAAAAAGGCCGGAATGATACGAGTACCGTCGGGCGTGTCAAAGAAAGTAGAACGCTCTCGTGTAGATGCTTCAATCTCTTGATGCTTAATGAGAGCATCTCTGCCAATCGCTACAGCGTGATTTGTTCTCGTTGAATAACCATCAGTTGCAGTATTATCAACACCGCCAACATGGTGCTTACTTATTCCACCTGCCACGCTCTGATTGTGACTGGAACTGTGAGCGTAAGCCGATTCAATGAAATCGGATTTAACAGTAGTGTTGAGGTTTTTGTTTTGACTTAGGAAACCAGCGGCGACATCCAGCGGAGAGCCGCTATCAGTGCTGTTGTCTATGACTCCTGTTTTCAAACCGGATTGATTTCCAATCGTAGCGGCGGCAGGGCTGGATTGGACTTGCATGTGGATGTCTTGAAAAGCAATGAACTCACGGTCGTTTTCTACATCGTACAACAGCACTCGCACAAAGCCTTCGGTGCACTGGTAAGGGTCAAGATAAGCAACGACAGGTGGTGTTTCATCCAAACCAAGAGTGTCATAATTGACCTCAACTGTTTTGTTAATGTGCTGAACAAGATTCTGTGCCGTTTCAATACAACTGTCACCGATGAGAAAGTTTTCCATTGGAATACTGTCTCTTGGACTGGCGTTAAAACTACCAACTCCACCGTTGAAACCTTTCCATACCTCCGCTTCGTTGAGCGTACCCCGACTTTTGCAGAACATCCCTTCAATTGCGTGAGGGTTGGTGTAGTGCATGTTCATCCACACCGTGTCACCTTGCCGTAGCCCTCCAACACAGAAGGGATGAGCCCACGCTCTGTTGAGGAATGTTTCTTTGACTTTCGGGAAGGTGCCGGAAGCAGTGGCGTGCAAGTCTTCAATGTAGACTTCATCGCCTACGGATGGAGTGAAGCCCGAATCTGAACTGGATATGGTGAGTGTGTTACTTGTTCGCCCGGTGTAAAAACCTCTGAATACCGTGCCACTTGCATTTCGCCACGCCACCCTGAACTTGTAATCGCTATCAGGGCTGTCTTTTGGAAAGAGACTGGCATCGTCCAGTGTGATAGATGTGGCAGGACTACCAGTTACTGAGACAACCTTGGCTCTTGGTCGTTTGGATTTGATTTTCGGCAAGTGAGGGTTGTTCCTTGGACCTGCGCGCAGTTCAATTGCACTGACATACTGCTTTAGTCCGTAATCTGTGTTGCCGCCTTGTGTCATAACATTTGAACGGTCAAAGTAGAATGAACGGCGATTTTCGTAACCTGCACTGATAAGACTTGGGTTGTCAGCGATACCGCTGTAGTTCATGTCTTGGTAGCCGGATGTTGGAAGAATGAATGCGCCGACTTTGAGGTCTCGGAAGAAATTTTCACTTGTGATGAAATCATCACCGGCCGAGCCCGCAACTGTAAGGAAGTTGTTCGTGGTGTCTCGTGCGGAATAGATAATCCACTCTCCGCTGGCTAAAAATGCTCGCCGGTACCTTGCACTGCCACCAAGTCCTGCGACTGAAACAGGAGGCGCTGAGGGTATAGGGAATAGACTTGCATCTTCAACATAAATCTTATGACCGCTGGTAGTGTAAGGCTGAGTAACCTTTGTCCCGCTACGGTGAGTATCGTTTTGAATAGCATAAGAGAAAGGACCGAAAATCTCAGGGTCTTGTGGAGACACTGACGATACTCTTCTACCAACAGGACTTGGAGCCCAAGAATGAGCGGTATGAGTAGCGTCAATGTGTATTTTCATAGCGTTGTCCGGGCCAACCAAATCGTTGAAAAATTGGTCATGGAATAATGGGATTTCAACAAGAGCGCGTGTGCTGGCATATTGCGTACCTAACTGATAGTCGTGCTGTACCGTGTCCAGTGTTTGGAACAAGCGGTCGTTGATGGTCGTACCGTCGTTGCACATCGTTTCTTGACTGAACTTGTCGTCTACATGTAGAACTCTACCTGCCGTAATGCCAGTGGCAGTAATCCAAGCCGCCAGTGAGTCTGCCTCGGTACCGTCTGCAAGTACAAACTTACCCGTACCCTCGTGACCAGTGCCGGATGCAAAAGTAAAGGTATCACCTGTTTTGCTGGTGTATTCAGCCTTAGCAAACTTGATGCTTTCACCTTCGTTGCTGACAACCTCAAGGTATACCGTACCGACCTTTGGAAAGCAGTATGTACCCCACGATTGCAAATCGGTTGCTCTATTGTTTAGCGGACTAACAACTACAGTGGTACTTGTCGTACTATCCACTCGTGTTTGGCAGTCGTGACGAGTATTCCAAGCCAAACGAGCAAGGGGACTCGGGTCATAAGTCTCTTTGGTGTTAATTGCACCTTGTCCGACGCCACCAAGCGTCATAGTGACAACAGGTGCACCGGGCATGATTTCTTTGACAATATGACTGTCAGGTGCGGCGGAACCCTTGATGTAGACACTGGACGAAGCGAGGTCGCTGGATATACCATGTGCCGTTAAGACAGAGTTCCCATCGGTACCGTCTGCAAACGACAGCACTCTACCTTTAGCGACAAGGCTCTCAATTGATATGAAATTGGCTCTGTCCGAACTGTCAGACATTTTGCTGAGAATGTTCAAGCGGTTTCGGTCGCTTGGCTGAACGACAAGAGAGGTTATACCACTCACAGAAGTATGCTCAATGATGTCAAAGTACTCGTTGACACAGGTACTTTGATTTGTCGTACCGAGCCCAAAGACCTGTGGCTGATTAAACAGTTCGTCATTGTCAACGACGGCGGCGGTAGTTCCTCCTCCCACTGTGACGCTGGTCGTCGTGACTGCTGTGATAGCACCGAGGTCCGTACCATCTGCTTTGTAGAGGCGGTCTCCTGCTTCAAAGAAAGTAGTGGCATCCGCTCCGTCCACTGTCATAGCACCAGTGGTACTGGCGGCATAGCCTGAACCATTGTTGACAAGTATTCCAGTTCTTGGCCTGTTACCGTTGAAGGCAAGTTGGGTTGTAGCACCCGCTAATTCTTCAACATCGGCCACCTCGCTCTTGTTACTCCTGACAAGTACTCTATGAAACACAGATTTGCGAGTGGACAGTTCGCTGGTTGCAAGAGCGATGGCTTGTGGAGTCGTAGAGGTCGGGTCAGTAGAAGTAAGTGGTAAGTAGTTTTCAGGACACAGGTCAAGGTTCAGCAACTTTTCTGCAACTAAGCCCTCTGCATTATCGCCTTCCAAATCACCATCGGATAAGCCGAGCATGCTCGGAGTTTCAAAGTCAATGACACCGCCGGGAGAAAAGACGGTGAGTGGGTTAATCGCCATAGAGTCGTGAATCAAATCAAGAATAGAGTAGGACCCTGTGAGAATTGTACTGACGCTGGGCAATGACTTTTCAACCAATAGTTTAGGAGACAAGTCTACTTTCTGTACAATGGCTCCAGTCGTGGCGGCGGTTGCAAACGCTGATGCAACAGCGGCAGAAAAGGTAAGCGTCTTGGCACTGTAGTTGATGGTTGCGAACACTTGACTATTGGTCGTGGCAGAAGTGTTTCCAATGCGTATATCCATACCCAGTATCGTTTGCCCGTCATGACCGAACGACTTGATGCTTTGAAGTGTAAGCACTTTGTTACTACCACTGATATTTCCGGTCAAGCGACTTGTGGCACCGACTGAAAATTCAGTACCTTCGTAATCAAGGGCGTTGTAATGAAGTTGTACAAACGGAGCATAGCCGTATGCTGAAAGTGCAGGTAGTGAAAGAGTGGCTATGCGACTTTCTGTGGAAGGAATAGCGTGACGAGTGTTGCTGGTCTCTTCATGAGAAGGTACTGATTTGAGAAGGAATGGCACAGGATTGAAGCCTTCTCCACCAATGGCCAATAACTCACGCTTGGAATCGGCAATGTCAGACATACCGTTCTCAACCAAAGAAGAGACTACACTGGATGATGTGACACTTTGCACTTTGATGGGTGAGTGTATATCATAACTGGAGATGATGCTGTTGATGGGTACAGTGGAGCGAATCTCGGAAAACTGCGAAGGGAACACTGCCGTAATGATGTCACTGCTCATGTCCAACTTTTTGTCAACGCTATGTTGACTGGTAGGAGGGAGCAGGCCCATAAACGAATGACTGGTGACATGGTTGAGCGCGTGGCGACCACAATGTCCAGCAAGTAAGTCGGAACCCATGTTGGTCGTGCTGGCAGAGAACTTGTTGTACTCGTGGCTGTCAACGGCCATACTCTGCGAAAAAACAACCCCGTGATTTTCATAATCACTCTCGTCAATGCAGACCTGCCCCTGTCGCTGAGAAAATTGCGTACCACTTCCATACGGTTGGAACTCATTTCCTTTACCTGTGTCAACGATACAATCACCTGTGATGATGACGAAGCGCCCTGCATCGTGAGCCATTAACGCTCCTCGGCGTCCAGTGGAAGCGTTGGCTTCAAAGTCAAGGTGAATGGACTCAACGACGATAGTGCCCGCACTTGCGTCAACGGACATCAGTCTCATGCGTTCGGGTGCCTTGTTTGTCGGCTTACCTGTCGTTTGACTGAAACCCAGCGGATTGACAAGGATGTTATATGGCACTTTGGGAATCGTTGCTGTACTGGTAGACGACACAGCGTGTACCGTAACAGAGTATGCTCCGGCACTCCACGGGCTCGTTGTGAAGTCAGCCGAGGTCAAACCACTCTGTCCTGTCAATTCGTCAACAAGTGCTTGCGCCGCCGTTGCACCTATGTTGATAGTAGAACTGACACCAGTTGACGCTGATATGGACGGTGTAGTGGTGATGAGGCTGATGGGTTCAATAGGTTCTTCAAATCGCCAAAGACCAAGCGTGTTGTCGCTTTTGACAGGAGCATACTGTTGGTAGCCTGATGGTAGTGCTCCTTTTGACCAGTGAATTGATTCAAGTGTACCTCGGAAGTCGCCACCTCTGCCGCCCAAGTAAATGTGATTTTGTTGAGTGACAAGTTCGTGAGGCTCTTCTAAAGTCTGAGAGACAGCCAAATCTCCGTTGACAAAGAGACTAATGACGCGTCGGTCAAACATGACTGTCACATTGAGTAGTTCACGATGGCCTGAGTTGAAGGCAGTGACATCGTCTTTACCTGCATCAGTCGCTAAGTAACTGTCGTGGACTTCATTGACTGCGGGGTACAACACGCCGTCCCAGTAGGCAACCCTTCCGTTGGCTTTGGTCACCGGTTTTGCTGTAGACAAAGAGTAGACTGCTTCTCTACCACTGGCAGGGTTTTGCAGACGCACTTCAAAGGTCGCAGGAGCAGGACTGCTGGGACTGCCGACCGTCAAGCGCATGACATTCTCTTGCTCAAAAACAACACCGCCACAGTCGGGAATGAACCATGTCTCCAGCGTAAACGCATTGAGTGCCGCTGGCAACGCTTGCCTGCCTTCGTCTTGAATGCCGTGAATTTTTTTGCTGTTCACAGGAACGAGAACGCTATCACTGATACCGTTGAACTTGAGTCCAAATCCGGGTTCAGTTAGTAGACTCATATCAGACACCTATTACAAAGTCCGTTGCGACGAGCAACAGAGTGAATGCGTAGTAGTTGTTCCCAGCATCATATCGCACATGAAGTTTTTCCGGCATAATACGGATACCACCGTCGTTGCCATGCGCTGGTGTATTAAGCGTAACGAATAAGTCTTCTACAGCGTTGGTCAAGAAACCGACAAGAGACTGCACAGTCTCAGGTACAACTGCGTCTATTACTTGGTCAAAGAAACCCTCTTTTGTGGACTCGTCTGTATTGCCACCGGCATCGCTTGACAAAATCATCTGCCTCATCAATTCCGAAGCCGAACGAGTATTGCTTGCCGAACCCTTTTCGGATGTCGGAATGTCGCCAAAGGTTAAGAAAAAGTTCCTCGCTGTTCCTGACACACCTGAACTGGTGATGAGACTGTCGTAGGGAATCTGAATGCCTCGGAACATGTCAATATCCTTATGTGAATTGGAAACCAACCCAACCAAGTCTTGTACTTTATCACCGGCTGACTTATTTGCACTGTTGCTTTTTGTACCGCCGCCCTGAAACACTTGCGGAGAGAAATTTTTACGAATACCTGTAGACAACACTTGAGGGTGGGTAATGTCCCTATTCGGTTTGTGAATCTGCTGTATAACCACGATGGACTGGTGCCTTGATACTGTAAACGCATCTGCCAGTGTTTTGCCTGTTGTGCTAACATTTGATTTGCTGATATTCCCTGAAATCTCCAAAGCGTCTTCAAAGAGTTCGGCCATGATAACGGCAGGGTTTTTACCAGCAGTTGTCGCTATACCCTTGATAGGAATGTCAATTACAGCGTCGTAGTAGTAGGCATCTCCAACAGGGGCAGTCAAGTTGGTATGGTTGATTGCGCGAGAGATTCTCCCCGCTACATGTACGATAGATATGCTGTCACTCCCTCCAAGAAGAGAGGGAGTCTTGTTGGCATTGAATCGGAAACGAATACCGAGGTCGCAGTTGCCTTTTCCTACCATGACATCCGATTGACACAGTGAACCTTTAGAATTACGAGATGGTGATTCAAGCCAGTATGAAGGGACGAGTTTGATAAATTCGTTGTGCAGTGCCGCTTCTACACCGCTGTAACTTTGGTTGATACTCAGCGTATCGCCGTTTTGGACATTGGCTTCAATGTTCCCTGTGAACTCAATGTACCACTGTGCTTCACTTCCTTGACTTACGCTGGAGTCGTCGTACAGACCTGTAACAAATCCGACAAACTGGTTTCTGTCGTTGAAGCATCTTGGTGTGACATAAAGTTCATCGTTGGCAGTGATAGCAGAAGTCAACGCTACTTTGAATGTTACAGTAGCGTCAGCCAATGCTGAGACTTCTCCTAAAAAAGTACCATCGTTCTTGACCACTCTGTCTCCTATGTTTAACAGAGCGGCGGCTCCAAGTTCGTCCGGGTTGGTTGATATAGCGATAGCAGAGCCTGCTACTGACAGCGTGGTACTGACCGCCAAAGCACCTGTCGCTCCTATACTGTGCCCACCTGTAAATTTCAACTGAGTTTGAATTTTAGGTGCAAGGTTGGTAGAAGACGGCCAACCTTTGATACGCCAATGACCCGAAGCACTGGTTCCGCTGATGATGTTTGTTGAACCAATGGTAAATTGCTGATTTGTTGTAAAAGTAGGGAACTGTTTGGTACGATTACCAGTAGCGTACGAATAACTGGTCAAGTGAAGTGCGGCAAAACTTGTCGGCTTGAATGAACTAAAGGGTTCGCTGGGCAACATGCTACCGAAATTGATGAGTGTACGGAGTGGTAGAGAGCCGTCCGCAATGGTACTGCCTCCTTGCTGTACATCAACTCCCTCGTCACCAATGATAATACCGTTCATCTCAAGCATCACTCTCGGCGTGTTCGTATCAATAGCGAACCGCTTAAGGATGTTATTTGGAGTTGGGAAATGTGAAGCGTTTCTGTCAACGGTAATGTCAATACTTTGAGCAAGTAAGTCCATTTGCAGTTCGTTCTGCAAGCCGCCCAAGAGTCTGATTGGAGTTGCCATGTTTTCACCTCACAGTATAATGTCAGCGGCTTCAAACCTCAAACTGAACTCATATGCCTTCATCTCGGCTTCTCTACTTACACTAAAGTCTGTCACCAATCCACTGATGCCGTTTTTACGATGACCCTCTGCACTGTGCGAAAACAACCTTGAAGCGTGAATTTCGTTGATACTGGACAGTTTGCCGCCAGTTGAACCTTCGGTTGTTAAGAAGAAATTACGCTGAGCCACATGCGAATCCAACACATTCTTGCCTTTGGTGACATGGCTAAGGTATGGAATCTGAATGCCCCTGATGTAATCGCCCGTGTGGTCTACTGGCTTAATTTGATTCTCCAAGAAGTCAACGCCCATGCTGAGGATTTTTGTGGCGAAGTTGAGGTCAGGATTGCCAGCGTAGTTGTTGCTGTTGGCAAGAATACCCAGCAAATCCTGCGCTTTGTCTCCGCCACTCTTCACGCGCTTTCCACTACGACCGCCTGAGAAACCTTGCGTGACAGGCATTTGTCCCACACCAAGCGTAGTGTTGATGGTGTCCGACAAGGCTCCCAGTGACGATGCGTACTGCTGGGTAATGGTCAAACGACAATCGCGGTCGTGTGCTGACTTTGCAATAGCGACCGAGAACGCCTTGTCTATAGTAGTGTTACCCAATGCGTCCACGACCTTGCCCAAATCAATGTACGAAGCAGTCAATGCTTTGGAAACTAACGAGGTGATGTATTCGTCGGTTCTCGTAAATGTGTTACCGTCCCTCGCCGAACCATCTTGGTGTGTTGGAAACTCCGGTCCGACTGCTTTTTCAGGAGAAGCAAAGTCGCTGAAGGTGTCAGCGTTTTTGATGGGTAGAATGATGACAGGCGAACCTGTGCGTCCAATCAGTCCGGGGTTAGAATAATTGATGGGAGCAATGTAGATTTTGTCACCTGCTTGCAATGTCACGCCTGTGCTGTGCGGGTTGATGGTCAAAGCATCAGCCGTGACGCTGACAACTGAGCCGAAAAAAATGTCATCATTGGAGTCGGTGACGAAACTTGAATCGCGCAAAAATGCTACACGATTCAGTCGCTCACTTTCTGTAGGCTCAAACCACTGATTCGGCTGTCCACCAGTGACTGTCAGCGTGTTGCCCGATACGCCTCCCGACGCAATCACCATACTGGTGTCTCTCTGCTTGTTAAAGAATCCATGCGGCTCGTTCTTGCTGGCGACCATATGCTTGTCAAAAGCCAAACGAACATGCTTGCTGTTATGACTGTACTGTGCTGTACCTGCATATTCGTGGCCCGCAGGTAGATTGATACCGTACTTGTAGGAGAGATAACCCTCTACATTTTCACGCTCGGAAGTTGTAAGGACACGATTGTAAATAAGAATCTCGTAGATGTCGCCTTGGAAAAAGTTGCTGTTCATTACGCCTATTTTGAAGTTAGTTGCTGTGTTGGGTACATAATCCACGCCGCTGGTTTTGCTGACCTTTTCATCACCGTTGATGAAGAGTTTTGCTGTGTCTGCCTGAGCGTTAGCATCTGTATCGTCCATCGTGTAGGTGAGTATGAGAGCGTCTGTGTTTTTAACAGAGTTGGCCGCACTCGTTATAATGTCGTCTGTACTTGCTTCTCTCCAAATAGCAGAAGCGTCCTTGTTAGAAGCATCGTAAATGAGAGCATAACCAGCGGCATCACCTCCTCCAGTCGTCCCTTCTATAGAACTAAAAATAGGATGGTCTCCTCCGATTGCACTGTGCTTGGCAACCGTAAACACAGTGAACTCTTCTGTGTTGAGGAAAGCAGAAAAAGCAACTTCCATAAATTCGTCTGAGCCGTTGAAGCGGACATACGGATGACCATTGACACCTTCTGTACGGTATCTTGGTTGCTTGGAACTATCAGGTTGAGAAGCAATTCTACCATTACCACTACTGTCTACCCATGAAGGGATAGATGTACCCGAAGCGTGGGTCAATGCGTCTGCTTTGAGCCACAACTGTAGACCACTGGAAACCGGATTGAGGAGGGCACCGCTCTCTTCTATCCAGTATGCTATAGGAAAATCAATGTACTTTTCATTCCAGTATTGTAGAATGCGGTTGCCGAGGTCGTTAATGTCTATCACCGTACCGCCGAGCGAGCCGCCCATGCCGCCTGAAAACGAACCACTGTTGCCGGTTGTACCGCCCAACCCAGTTGTACCTCCAAGGAGTGCACCTGTTGAGACTTGAGTGTTAAAACCCGAAGTTACAGGTCCGCTCGGACCGCCGCCCCCTGCACTGGGTCGGCCCCAAGTGACCATTTGCTGAGGTTGATAGAAATCAAGTATAGCAGTGGCTTGGGCTGTCACCTCTTGTCCACCATCGTCGGCCAACACGCCTTGTATTTCAATCTGTACAGACGACTGGTTAAGGTCAATTCCCATGCGCTTAGCATCCATGAGGGGCATAGCGAAGTTTGACTGTACTCGTTCTACCACGATGTCTACGCTGGTCGCATCAAGGGAGATGGTATCGCCGTTCTCTTGTACGAGACGGACAGGTAACCTCTCCCCTTCATCCACACTCAGCCACTCCTGTTGAATCCACTCTGCGTAAGCGAGCCGCCCATTTTACTTCGCAACTCCTTGGTCACCATAGTGCTGATTTCCTTAGCAAGTTTTTGTTTGTCAGTCTTGTCTGTGACGCCACTGACATCAATCCTGAGATTAACCGTTACATTGCTGGACTGGCTTCCTCCGCCCCCACCTGCGAGTTGACCTTGTTGGGCTGGCCCCTCCATCATCTGTTGGAACGGCTGAGACTTTTCCATGTTCTTAAGCGAGGCAGTGAGGTCAGTGCTGTTCACCTTGGTCATTTCCATGGACTTGCTGAACTTGTCCATTTGAGCCTGCAAGGCTTTCATGTTCTCACCTGCTTCTTTGCTGTACTTCTTGAATTTCTCCATCGCTTCTACAGAGCGGGGGTCAATGTCGCCGTCAATCATTCCGAGCCCTCCAGTGGAGGCACATGGTCATAGCCCAAATACACTGCGTCTTTGGGCACCTCTTCTTCACTCTGCATGGCCTGTGCCCAGTACAGAAGTTGTTTCGCATCATCAATTGACAAACCCCTAACCTCCCGTAAATTCATCCCGTAGTGCGTCATCAAAAGGTACTCCATCCCTTCTCGTTGGTAGCGAAGTCGGTCGTTGACACCTCGGTTATGGAGGTATCGTTTGATGTTGCCGACTTCGCCTCCCGAAAAACCAACCATTCCATGACCTGAGAAGGCTCAGGGAGAAGGTCAGCCAGTGCTTTTCCTTCTTCGGGAGTCAGAGACTCAACCTCTATAGAAGGGTTATAGCGAAGCCAGTTGTAAAATGCGTAACGCCAGTAGTTGGAAAAATCCATGTCACCGCTTGCAAACAGCGGTGCAATTGCTTGAACATCAAAGAATGTCAGCCGTTTGGCTGAAACTTGCACGGGGTTTCCGTTGATGTTAATTTTATTCGTCTTCTCCTCCAACATACTTACTCACTCGTGTCGCTGAGTCTGCCGAATCGGGAGACTCGTCCTCTTGCTGGTGAGCGAATGGATTATCACTGGCTCTTCCTGCTTCGGGATTGAAGAGGTACTCTCCGCCCTCTTCTTCTTCATCATTGACGGTAACCGTACCGTCAAATGATTGGAATGGATTCAGGGACTTGATTATTCTTAGCGGCAATCCGGTCCCCCCTCAACAATGGTAATCGGTGTCAATACTTATCACTTTCACATTCTGTGGCTTGAGTTTCATAGTGGTGAACAGCAAACCTTTGTCGTCGGGCATGGGTATTGGAAGTTCGGTGATGTAGTAATCGTCAATGATAACGCGAAGAGAAGGAGCAGTGCCACTGGCGGCTATCGGTTTAGTGAAGTGAAGCATGATGGTTCCTCCAGTGGCTCCGACAGTGCCGCCTCGTTCTACATGCGACCTGAGTTCATGGAAGAGATTTGCATCCTCCAATGCAAGTACAATCTCCATTTCAAACTCTTCACGGCCTTCTCGGATGATGCTGGCGTTTCTCGTGCCGCCGTAAGGAACTTGCTTCAGGCTTAGGTTGGACGCGTTGACAGACTCGGGGACCGGGTTACCTTGGATGGTATGAAACAGTTCTACGCCTGTCTTGCCTCTAAGTTCAAAGGCACTAACGAAAGCCAAGTTTTGGTCAAAGGCCGATACAGTACCGTTGTAAAACATAAATGGCTTCTCTGAGTTCTCTGCTATACCGCTGGCCTTTCTGCCTTTCTTCGTGTCGGCTGTATTTTGAAACATACGATGAGCCGTATAGCGGTCGCCAGCATTGCTGGATTCAAGGCGACCTGTGTCAGTGTAGCAAGCAAGTGCATTGAAAATGCAACGATACTTGAGTTCAGCATCCACCGTAGATGACATTTCCCACTCAACGACTTTGCACCCCTTGAACACTCTCGTCAACTGCTTGCTATCGTTAGCAGAACCCGGCGAGACGGTAGACTCACCTGTGGCGTTAAATGAGCCAATGTCTCTCGTTCTGACACTGTGCTCTATGCAAAAACTGGGAATGGTTTCGGCAGAAAACAAGAGGCGCTTGACATGATTGTTGATGGTCCTTGATGTGTTGGCATGTGGGCTGTTACTGGCATTGTCTGCATATTTGCGAAGTTCAATGGTGTCATCTGTCGTGTGAGGGAATTGCCAACCGTCGTCTACATACACCCTGTACACATAACGATGAGTACCTGAGCCCAAATCGCTAAGGTATTCAATGGCAGAAATACGGCGGCATTCACTGGACTCGGACCATTCAAAGTGCACAGCATCGCTGGCAAGGCCCGACCCCGAGGATTCAGCAGGAAAGTATTTGTTTGTGTCTTTGTTTGGTGTTTTGTAAGTCGTTGTTGGAATCAAAGTTGTGTCCTCTATGAGTAGGTAATCACCTACTGCGGCATCGGTACCTGAACCAAAGCGAACACTGCCGCTCTGACTACTTGTCACATCAATGTAACCTTGCCCCGGTTCAATATCGGACCGAATAATAGCATCACTGGAAAGCCCCGTGTAAGGCTTTGACCCACAATTGTCTTTGCTAACCGTCTCTCTACCGAGGCTGTAGTACAACCACTTGGCACTGTGCATAGGCATTTCCAACGCACCGCCTACATGGTGCACTTTACCTGTCTGCTGGACAGCGACTTGGCGACCAAGACCGACGACATGGTAACTGTGCAAGTCAACCTTGGTATCAGGAAGCGTCATGAAACTTGCCAGCCCGATAAACTGGTCAACAAGGCTGACCTCCTTTGATGAACTTGCGGCGCTCGTCATAGCGGAATTGGTATCACCCTGCACAGTCGGCATGCCAATTGCATGAATGAGAATAGAGTCTCCGGTATCGCTGTTCAGTGAAGTCGTTGTAGGAAAGGCCGGAACGATTTTAAGGTGCGTAGCGTCAGCGCCGTCACTGTTACTCTCCAGCGTGTGGTCTACGATTGTATACACTCTGCTTTTGAGTGTGCTGTTGTAAAAGTTGGAGAACGCATTGTTGCCAGCAGAGATGGCGTGGAAAGTTAGTTTCTGCCCGATGAGCATACCGAGAGGGGCTTTGAGAATAGGTTTGCTTTGTTCAAAGATACTGGTATTGGTGATTGAAGTAGTCCCTCTGAACTCAATGGTTGTAAAGTCACGAGTTGAATCTGTTGTTTTAGCCGTCCATGTCCTCGGCTGATTATGCTCAATGACAAGGCTTGTTTCGTGACCCATGGTGACTTCGGAAACATCACCTTTGTAGTGTGCTCCAAAACCACTCACGGTATCAACTCCGCAAGAATGACAACCTCAACTTGGAAAGTGTGCCTGAACAGTTTCTTTGTACGGTCGCTGAGGTCAGTCCTGACCTTGAGAATCATACGGTCAAAGTTCGCACCGTCACCTTTGCGATTCACATGGATGATTCTTCGCATCTCGTTTTCCATTTTTCGCAAACGACTGCGACCTCTTGATGTACGCATGTCAACGGTGATGTTGACTCGTGTTGTGACGAAGTTGTACAAGAGGTCAGGGACTTCTTCGTTGAGTGCGGTCTCGTAGCACAAGATGTAATCATGCCGTTGAAGGTCAAGTCGCTTACCTCGCTCCGGCCCCTCCGAAGCAATGTCAAGAATTACGGGCTTGATGTTGTCCGAGTTGGCTCTGTTCCAACCCAAGCCTGTACCTGCATCGTGGTCAGCCTTGAGAATATCAATGACCGTATCAAGCGGCTCTTTCCAGTCAGCCGTCATGAGAAGACCACCACTTCCTTGTAGCGAGCAATGATGTCCATGGCTTCTCTGCGAAACAATTGTGCCTTAGAACCGAGGTCTATGTTTTGACTCCCTTCGGGTATAAGCACACTTCGGTCGTCAGACATCAGCAGTTCGCTCGCTACAAGTTTTGTGGCGGCTTCTTCAATCGCTTTCTCAAGGTATCGCTCACCGTAGATGTAAGCCACTTTGACAGAGTTGTACTCAAAAAACGGGTAAGAGTTGTTGAAGTAAATGATGCCCATCTCGTGGTCAAGCCACCAATCTCGCAAACGAGCACTGTCTCCACTGCTACTCCTGTCCACTGTGGTTTCACCAGTGATGGCGTCAACGACTGTACTCTGTGAGCCTGCTTGTAAAGACAGAGAGAATTTGTGTTGAGTTATCGTTCCGGTGATTGCTCCCAAACTACCGACGAGGGCTACACAACCTGTGAAGGATGTAGCGGTCTTTCCTGTGTAGCGAAACACATCACCGCTTGCATCTATGGCTACACCTGTATTCACAAAGTCTGTTGTAGAAGCCACATTGACAGTCGTACTGTCAAGACTGACGAAAGTAGTGGTGTTGCGGGAGGCATGGTCTATGGCGATGTCAGATGATGTCGTGACGATACTGCACTCTTCACCTGCCTTGACAGGTCGCATTGAAGTTATTTTGACAATGCCCGTACCGTAGTCTGCGTTGGCCGAAGCCAAGAACTCATTGTGGACTGCCACGGCATCTGTACTACCTTCCAAAGTAAATGTGGTACTGGCGTCGGCAAGGTTGGTGAGAAAGTTCACAGCCGCCTTGTTCACCCTGTCTTCTTTGTTAATGAGGTCGGCGATGTTTTGAGCGACGGTCGTAGCATCAAAGTCGTCACGCCATTGATTGCTCGCAGTGCCTTGTGCGAGTTCAGCAACGCTACCGTTGCCGGGAGACAAGAACACCTTTGCTGATGCAAGGTTTGACACATCGCTGAAATTGAGGCGAGCCTCTGCACCGCAAATCTCCCGGTAGTCTTCACCTTGCCATAACTCAATACGCAGAATCTGCTGAACATTGCGGAATAACAAAGGAGCCGTGCCCACATAATCGGTAAAGTATCGGCGTCGGTAGGGCTTGTAGGTGTCAAAGTTAATGTACTCTGCTGACACGAGATAAGGTCTCCAAGCGTTGTGTGTGATGTTGTCAATCCTGTCTTGGATTCTCTTGATGTGGTCATTGACGATGTTCTTCGTCACACCTCTTCGCTTGCCGTTGGTGAAGATTGTTTTGTTTTGAATTTCGGTGTTTGCCGTCGTCGTGTAGTTGGCGTGAGTGACGCTGGTTGTTGGGAGTTTGACATACTTTGTGCCGCTGACATCCACGACCGCTGGGGCCGTAATGACAAACTCAGTGCCGAGCGGGTCAAGGTCGCTGTGAACGAGGATGGTATCTCCACTCTCAAACCCATGCTCTCTGAAATCAGTGCCTGAAATAAAGAAGCCGTCGGACACAGCGTTGGCCGCTCCAAGCACAGGCTCGCCTGCGGCGATGCCGAGAAGTTGCCCTACCTTGTCCCCAGTCGTGTAGACGATAGCCTCCGGGTCAAGAGGTCGTGTTTCGGGCTCACCGGGGCTGAACACTACGGGCATTCATGGTCCTCCCTCAAGCATTTCCGGCGGCTGATGGAAAACGACCGGAGGGTCTTAGTGGTTCTTGTGGTAAAGCACCGTGCCTACGCAGGGCATCCAACATTTGACTAAGTTCGTACTGCCGCTTTTCCTCTTCTGTCATAAAGGACAAATCCTGCGTGCGACCTTTCAAAAAAATCCAAGACTCGCTGAATGCACTCATTGTTCCTTCACTCCTAAATTGAAATCCATTCTTAATCTTCAAGAGGCCTACCCGTCTGCTGTTGATATTGAGTGGCGAACTCTTCCGCTTGTCGGTCCATTTCGGCCATTCCTTGCCTTCTCTTTTCCTCTCGGAGTTGGATGGTGCGGGGGTCATTTTCATACGCTTCTTCTTGGAGTTGCCTTATGGCCATCTCCTTCCTTTCCTTTTCACCGGGACTGTCGTAATGACCTGCCCGAAGTTCATCGGGAATAGCCGCACGAGTTGCGGTCATTTCTTTCAAAAAAATCCAAGACTCATTAAACGCACTCATTGTTCCTTCACTCCTAAATTGAAATCCATTTGTTTGCCGCATGTCCTGCACTTGTCAACCCAGCAGAAGTACAACATTCCACAATGCTTGCACCTCGTACCGGAGCCGATGTTGAGAACATCACCTGCATTCTTATTACGGTTGCGCTGTTTGAGCGTCAAGCCACCGAGTGGATTGTCGTCGTCCGTCCTCACCGAAGCCCCGTAGGACTCGTTAAGGCGGATGCCACGCTTCTGTAGACGAGCGATGTCATCAAGACCAAGGCTACCATACTCCTTCACCATAACCACCTCAACTGGTAGTCACGATAATGAAGATGTTCCCAAGGACGATATGAGGGTCAGCCGTAGTACAGGTGTTGGAACCTATAGCCGTGCTGATAGCCGTTGCTATCGCCGTACGAGCAGTGGAGTCTTGGAAATCCTTTGGAGGATATGGACCAAGAATGGTGACGCTCTTTGCCATTTAAGCCACCTCATCGGCGACCAATAGCGAAGAAAGTTCCAGCCTGTGCAGGTGCTGTGTTTGCAACATCACCGGGGTCTTGCAGACCAGCCGCCAAACGAATGGTTGTACCGTCAATACGAGCATCTACTCCAAAGTGTACAGTTTGAAGTGGTGGCGATGCACCAGTGTCGGTAATTGCTCGTCCTGCGATAGCACCGCTTGAGTTTGCGCCAGCGAAATCAATGCTTGACAATAGACTACTCAAGTCAATAGCGTTATCACCTGCGGCATAAGTACCTGTGATTATCATTCGGTCGCCAAAGTAGGTTGGTCGGGGGTCAATTGTTACTGCCATTATTCTTCATCTCCTGTTGGGGTTTCTGTGGGTTCCTCTGCCGTTGCAGGTTCCTCTACTACAGGCTCAGGGGCTGAGGGATTTAGATGTTCCTCAACCAAAGCCAGTAATTTGGACTTTGTTGCGTAGCCGGGAAGGTCAATGTTTCGCTCGTCAAGCCATGCGCCAATCTCTTTCTTGGTCCAGCCTGAATCGGGGATACCGTCGTTGCCTTCGTCTACAGAGACTTCGGCACTGGCATCGCCTTCAACAAGGAAGGCCGTAGGGTTGGAGCAAATAGGAACTCGGTATCGGTCAAGCCATTCTTGGCTAACCTCTACAGGTTCCTTGCGGACCCAAGTATCTGCGCTGTCAGGTCGCTTGCGGTAGACCGCAGACCCGATGTAGGTGATTGTAGGCAAGCCTACTCACCTCAAGCGCCAAGCAGTAGAACAGTGACTTGGCAAACTTGGTTTGCGCTTTCCGATTCCAAGATAAGACAAGGCAAGTCGCCACCTGTGGCGAGAGGTGCGACTGTTGCGTCTGCACCCACTTTACCTGTGTTGGTCATCGTTGCTGTGACATCTTTTGCAGAGGTTGCCGAAGCAAGTCCGACAATTCCAAGAATCTTTGAAGCGCCTGCTGAAAACAATAGGGGCTCAACGGTTGTCGCTTGAACAATGTTTACCGTGAAGGTCACCATTCTGAGTCCGCCCACTGCGCCGCCATCGGCGTTGCTTGCAGTGAAACCAGTGAGGCTACCGGGGTAAGAGCCGCCGGAATTGCCGTTCAACCAGCCAGTTTCATCAACTGGTGTACCTTGTCGCATATCAATATCAGCAAGAATGTCCACGAGCGTGAAATCGCTGTCGGCCACTTTGATGCTAAGTCCTTTTTCTGTCGTTGTGGTTGTTGCTACCATAATTCATCATCTCCTGTATTTTTTCTCCATGAAACCTCATTGAAGGTCGCGGATTGAACCTTGACCCCCGAAGAAAGTAGTCCACACCTCACCCATGGTTCGGTAAAGACCTTCTTGACCGAGGCGGTTGATGGCGAATGGGTCGCCAGTTTCAATTCCGCTCTCAAAGTACTGCGTAGGCTTTGCGGTGGAGAAGTACACATAGTCCGTGTCCAACATGTAGATACGGCTGATACCGTCGCCAGCCATCTCCTTGGTAGGGATGATTGGAACACCGTTGTAGGTAGCCACGATGAATCCGGCTTCAACACCGGGAACACCCTTGACACCGTTGAAGGTGGGGACGACTCGCTTCTCTTCCATAAATCGCTGTTGTGCTTGGAGGAGTTGCTGGATTCGCATCAAAGTGTCGTATCCAGTGAGCATAACCTTGGGGTTGCCTCCTCTCTGCCAAATGAGGCGGAAGATTTCATCCAAGTGGTCAAGCGAAAGAGTACGGTTGGCAGATGAACTGTCAGCCGAATCCTCAGCAAACGACCAAGTGTTGGCACTGCGGTCAATGCTGTACATGTCTTCGTCGTTGGTGTCGTAGTGCGTACCGGAAGTCATGCTGTTGTTTCCAGTGGTGATTCGGTCAAGCGACTCAATGTCGTTTCCTGCAACCGTGGTGACATCCGTGGTCAACATGTCATTGATGTGCTCTGCGTGGTGCTTACCCATCTCTTCCTTGAGGACAGAGCGGATGTCGCCAAGTCCATCGTCCTTGTCGTTAAGGAAGATGGCCGTTTCGCTCATGTCAAAAGAGTGAGCAACGGTCTTTGGCTTTGCGGCCACATTTTGGAATGTTGGCTTGGTGGTGTCAGGTAGAGTACCGTTTTCTGCGATACCGCCGCCGACCGTCTTGGAAGGCTTAGCGGTGACGACACGCCATCCACTTCGGTCCCAAGGCTTCTTGGGGAGGATGGAGAAAGCGTTGAACTCTTGGTTCAATTGCGACCAAACTTTGCGTCCGTAGATGGCTTGGTAGGTACCAGCCGTTGTAGACAACAAAGGTGCGTCTGCTTTCAAAAGTTCACTACCACTGTAGGAGTAGCCCATGCTTGAGCCTGCACCATAGTAGTATCGTTCCATGTCGTTGATTGTTCTCATGTAATTTCTTGCCATTCTTCATCACTCCTTTCATTGTTGGTGGAAAACACTGCCAGCAAGTCTGTGGACATCTGACCAATCCATGTTTCCAAGTTCTGCCGTTGATGGGATTTCAACGGTGGAGGTTGATTTGCGAAGTTCCGTGCCGGTGGAGGACGAACCAATGTTGTCAATTCGTGTGCTCAGGTCGGACAGAGCCTTCTCAATGTTTGCGAGAGGGGTGCGTGCATCAAAGGAATGTGCGGCTCGTGCGTCAGCATCGGCTCGCATTTCCTTGGCGAGTCTGTCAGCGAAGACAGAGCCAAGGTTGCCCTTGAATTGCTCCTCAAGTGAAGCGGCCTTGTAGACCTCGTAAGCGGCCTCAAGGTCAGCGGCACTCACATCAGATGGAGCGAGGTATCCCTTAGCGACTGCGCCGCTACCGCCGGAGTTGATTTTGCCGATTGCGTTGGTGGAAGGAGAGCCGCCCTCTTGGGCACGGCCCTTGACTTGACCAGCGAAGTAGTCAGCACCGTCTCCGATTTGCTCAGGAGTGGAGCCGAGGTTGGCTTTGGAAACGCTGTCAAAGTGGTTGCGAGCACCACTGATGTCAACGCCTTGAGATTTCAAGGTGTTTTCCATCCAGTTCAGGTAGTCAGTGGTGATAACATCGCTGTATTCACCTTTGGCCATGTCGCCACCGCCGTACATTCCTTCTTTCTTGTCTTCGTCAGCCATTTCTTTCGCCTCGTCTTTTTCTTCGTCTTTTGGCTTGTCGCCTTTTGGCTTGTCGCCTTTCTTGTCAGCCATGTGCTCTTTCAAGCCTTCGGGCATTTCACCCTTTTCCATAGCATCAAGTCGTCCGTTCAATCTGTCCAAAACACTGGACAAATCGCCCAATACATTTTCATCACTCATAGTTGTGTCCTCCTTCAATATACGGAATGTCGCCTCCGGGTTTATACCTTTTTCACAAATGGTAACTTCGTGCAGTTCCAGTTTGGAGATTTCGGTGTAATCACCGTGTTGCTGGTCACTCTTACGCATGCGCTTGAATGCCTGCCCTCCAATACTGAACCCACGAAGAGCCCCTTTGCGAATTTCATTAGCCACTTCACGGGCCTTTTCAATGTCGTCTCTCAACTGAATAACGACAAACATACCAGCGTCATCAACGCCGGATTTCCAAACACGACCGTCAGAATCAGTGTAGGCAGGTATAACTTCTCCAACTTGAATGTTAGAGTGTGCGAGTTGTACATTTCGGTAGCCATCGGCTTTCATGAAACCGTTGAAAGCATTCTTGAGAGCCCCTCTCGTAATGAGGTCGCCCTGCTTGTCAACCATCTCTACCGAAGCATATCCGGCAATAACGAGGTCATTGTCCGCCTTGACGATGCTAATGTTCCCACTGTGCTGGACAGGGGAAGTTCGCAGAGTCAGTGCAGAAGCCATTGAACCAAGAGACAACGCTCTTTGTATATAATTAAGTACGGAAGACAGCCTTGTCAGATGAGACCTCAAGAACACCCTCTTCCATAGGCACAGTCATGCGTTTTTCAGACTCTTCGTCGTCTTCTTTTGGCTCAATGGTGAAATCTTCTCCGGGCCGCTTGCGATTGTCGTAGTCAGGCATAGTTTTCTCATCGTTGAGATTGGTTGGACCCGATGGAGATTCAATCGGAGTAGCGTAATCTATCCCTAAGCCCATTGTACCAGTGCTTGATTGGCCAACGGCTCCTGCTCCACTCTTCAAAAATTTGTCAATGAGCATCAAGCCTTTGACCAAGACCTTCTTTTTCTGTTTCTCTTCCCACCAGTTCGTATCTTCTTCCTTGTGAGGTTCAATGAGCGGTTCGGCCTCACCTTCGGATTCGTGAATCTCTTCTTTCTCTGCTATCTCAAGTCCAGCCTTCAACAGCGCACCTGCTACTGGACTCCAATACGGTCGCTGACTTTCAGCAAGACGAATCAGATAGTCGTTATTGGCCAGTGGGGAATGCACCGTCCACATATTACCTCGCTGTGTACACTTGTAGAGAACATCGCCTTGAGGCATGGTAATACGAACACCCGACTTGGCTCTGCTGATTTCGCACAACCACTGGTCGCTTTCGGACTTAGCCAGCATACCAAGTGTTTCCCTACTAACCAACCCCTCGCCTTCGGCTTCTCCGATGATTTTGGAACCTGTTAGCGTGTACACATCATCACCACCGGTCGTTTCCACCTTGCCGACATTGGCAACATTAACTCTAACATGGTCACCTTCGTTGAATTTCTCAGGACTGTTGAACGCCACACCGACATCCATGTACATCTCACCTTCGGATTCTACAGCCCTGTCACCAATCTCTTCGTCTTTTGTAATCGGTCCAGTGCCAAGTCGGTAGGTGTAGGGGTCAGAACCTCGGCGCTCCAACACTCGCAAGACAACATCGCTACCGGGTTTGAGCATGACCCACTTCGGATGGCGCAATTCGCCAACCATGTAAACTGATTTGGCATCCCTGAGCAAAAGCGACTCGTGTGTCTCCATCAAACTCTTTACCGTGACTTTGAGTCCTTCATCATCGGTTAGTCTTGTATCGCTGGCACTGGGAACATGAATGTTCTCAACACCCTCCAACCCACCTCGTACAATCTTGATACGGTCGTTGAGCGGTACATCGTGAACTGCTTTCTCAGCAAACTCAATCACATCAAAGATGTAGTAGCCTTCTTCGGTCTTGATGACATCGGCATGGAAGTCCTCGTCTGTGACTTTCTTGAAGTTCTCTTTGTCTTCATCGCTGAGACTGAACGACTTGGACGACACTTCGTCATCCTCTTTCTTGACAAAGCCTCGCTCACCTTCGGGCATGTGAGAAACAATCCAGTCGCCTGTGAATCCTCGCAGGTCTTCAAGGTCGTCCAGTTCAAAAATACGGTGCATGGGTTGGAGTATAGGTACTTTCTTGCCCAAGTCTTTGCGGATGATGTCAGGGTTGGTCAAGTCGGCCAATCCAATTTCAGCCTTGGTAGTGGAATGCTTGTCACCGTGACGAGTGAGGCCTCGTTCGTCCGGCTTGAACTGCGCGCCCATACGGTCCAGTCTGTTGAGCCCGTCACGATGAACTTGGTGGTCAGGGTGTCTCAGCATCTCCATCCATTCGGAAGGTGCAACTCTGTCCCAAAACTTACCGAGCGGTTGAATCAAACGCTGTGCGTGCCCTTCGGGTACAGGCGTGATACTGACATTCCCGTTTCTTGAGATGCGGTACTTGAAGTTGGGGCGAAACTCATCGCCGAACTCGTGACGCAGACCTGTGGAATTGTACACGCTGTGAACAGAGTGAGCGTTGGGTCCGAACTGGTCAACGGGTACATCGGTCATTTCGTCAGAAGTCTCGGTGACGCTTTCAGGCATAGGTACACTGGGGTCGTTGGTCAGAATGCTGTCCAACTTCTGCATGACATTCCAATAGTCGTTTTGGTACCTCAATGTCTTCTTTCCGCCGAACTTCACATTTTTCGGAGTAGAGGGTTTGGTCTCGTGAACAATTTCACCCTGCTTACTTTCCTTGCGCTGACGACGAGGGTCACTGTTGAACGCCAAGTGGTGATGAAGGCCAAGTTGTGAGTTGCGTTCTTCGGCTCTGTGGCCGACGGTGTTGTAAATTCCGTTGACCAATCTCAAGAAGTCCATATTTCTACTTCTTGGGTCTTTCTTCAACGATTCATGCTCTTTCTCAATATCAAGGTCGGGGTGTAATTGTTGAAGGAACTGGCGCATGGTCATGATAGGCGCTGAATACGAGGGGTCTTGCTGATAATTTGGAAGGAAGGTGTTTTGGATGTAATCAAGGAAGGTGGCGTTGTGGTATTCGTTGTTGGGGTCAAGTCCCAACTGTTGCATCAGTGCCTCGTTGTCGCCCAAGGTCTCGGCACTCATCATCGTCTCGTGACCTTGAAACGCCTGCTTGACCTGCGAGCCAATGTCAAGTTGCCCACTCAATCCCTCTTTGGTGACTCGGTTATGACCTCGTGTGCGAATACCGTGCTGGTCGTGCGGTACAGTGTTGAGATAGTCGTTGGCCATCATGGCGAACATTCGCATGTTCGCTTCCACTGTTTCGTGGTCCAAGTTGGGATTGAAAATGTGGTTGAAGAGTTCAGGGTCGGACTGGAGTAGATTTTTGAGATGCACTCCTGCACTGGTCATGGCGTTGGTATCGGCCACCAACTTGTCTTGCAGAATGCCGTCGTGACCATCAACAGAAAACCTTTGACCGCGCTTTTCACTCGCCGCTTCCAACCGAGCCTCCAAGTCGTCCAATCGTTGGTTGTTTTCAACCATGCGTCTACGGATGTCTTCCATTCCGGCTTCGTCTTTGATTTCCCGATGAACCTCCATTGATTCTTGTAAAAGTGACATCTCTGCAATCGCGTTTTCATACTCTTCCGTCGCAGGTGACGGTGGCTGTCTTGATAAAATCGGGTCAACCAACCCTTGCGGACCCATGATTGTACGGTAACCAAAGTCCTGCATGGTAGGTATGTGGTGTCTTTGTCTATGTTCTTCTTTCAAACGCTCCAAAGTGCGCTCGTATTCCTTATCCAACATGTCGTGCTGTTCATCAGTGACGGCCTTACCTTTGTCCGAAGAATACCGTTGCTCAAGTGCTTCTATTTCTGCGTCCAAATCACCCATTGCTAACTCATCAGGATGTCGGCGGAGTGACATAAAGTCCTCTTCGTGGTTTCGCAAAGTTGGCTGAATCCGACGGTCCTTGATGTGCAGAACATCCTGATGCGGATTCATCGGAGCATTGGCGGCACCGAGCATGGTACCGAGAAGTGCGTAACTGTGCGCTCCGTGCGACATCATTCTTTCGTCACTGAGCGAGCCGCCTACGGCAAAGAATGGCTGGGCTACGCTCAACACACCTCTGCCGAGCAACTTTTGGTGACTGGTATCAGCCGCTTCAGCATCACCTGTACGACGGCCTTGATGGTAGTCCGAAAGTACTCGGTTATTGTACGCAGAATCCACCGTCGCACCGTGCCGTGCGAACTGAGTGTTGTAGCCGCCCGTACCTGCGATACTGGACGACATGGAAATGTTGTGAGGATTGAGATTGGTGGCCGAATCTTCCATGTGGCCTCGCACATTTGTACGAATGAGTTTTTTCCCTTGCCGCATCTCAAACATTTGATTCTCTTTCTGACCAAACGGTGCAATAAACGACATCATCCCGTAATCTGTAACTTCCCCCAGTGGACTGTACTCATGCCGACCCTCAATGCCTGCCTTGGTTCGTGAGAACAAAAGGCTGTGTTCTCTGACGCCCTCGGTTTCAGGCTCGTACTCTACCTGTGCTTGTTCTTCTTCGGGCAGATAACCTTCGGCAAATCCACTTAAAAAATTGTTTTCGTTTGACTGTTGTGCTATTTCTTTGTACGACAGCGTGTGATGGTGAATTTTGTCAAACAATTCGTTCGGGTGTTTATGAAGGCCGCCCTTGCCCTTGAACGGCAGTTGCCAATAAGTAGAGAGCGTTTCATGACCCTGCTCAGGGTTCATGTAATCGTACGCTTCATTGTCCATGGCAAAACCGTAGTGCATCGGAGCATGGTTTCTCGCCATTCTACCAACGCTGACTACATGCTTCGCATCAATGGTCCTTTTTTCAAAAATCTTGTCAATCTCTTCTTGTGTGAACTCCCCACCGTCCCACAACTCGCCGTAGGTGGGATGCTCACCGGCAGGGTACAGTTGGTGATTTTCATCTACGCCGAGAAGCATTCGCATGGTTTGGTAGCCGGGGTAGTATTCCTCCTTTCTACCCGATTTGTCCGTGCCTTGAAGTTTCTTGTAGCCCACAACTTGCAGACTTTCTCTTCCGAACTCGTCTTTGACTTTCTGCATAACAGGTACTTCTGCGTTGCTCATGGGCTCGTAAGGGCCGAGCCCTTCAACGATGTATCGGTCCGCCTCCATCTTGTTGTGATGAGCGACGGCACGGTCGTACGCATTCGGTTTACCCGGCGTTTGTGTTTCTCTCATCGCTTCATAGTTTTGAGACGGGTTGACTTCACTGGCCGAACTCGGCAGTGCTTTGGGACGAATCATCAGACCTTCACCGGGCCGTCCGGGGTCTCTTATCCAATGGTTGTAGAGTCCCGAAAATCGCTGATGAAAGTTTCTGATGAACCGTGGCATCCAGTTGGGGTTACCGTTGTGTGTGTTGGTGCGGAAGGGTTCATCGGGATTTGCCCCGTTCTTTTTCATATGGTCGTAAGCGGCGTTGCGTTGTTCGGGCGTGAGCCATTCCATACCGAAGAAGTAATCCATGAAACCAAGGTTATCCTTCCACTCCGCCTTTTTCTCGTTGATGTGACGCTTCCTCAACTCGTGCGCTACTTGGTCTTCATCCATACCTTGTTCTTCTAACGAAGCAGTCAATCTGTCTATGGACTGCTGATTGCGCTTCGTCCACTCACGATAATCATGTTCGTAAAATGCGTGATTAGTACCGTGTTCAGTATCAAGTTGGCCGTAATGAAACTTGTTGTGCAAAAAGCCGTGGTCTTCGTTATCCCTCACCCACTGCTCCCATCTACCTTCCCTATGATGGGCTTTCTGACTTTCTGACTCTGCATACGGGTCGTCAGGATGTGCATAATAATCACCGACTATGTTGTGATACTCCCCGTGAAGTGGGTTCATGTCGGAGCCAAGGTAGTTGTGCGTGCGGTACGGGTCGTTTTTGTCACCGTCTACCATCTGCCACGGTCGTCCAGCGAGTCCTTGTCCGGGGTCGGGCGGAACAATACGACTCTTGTCGTAACTGGGATTGTCGGCGAGGTTCATTCCTGCACCGTGCCCCATGTAATACGACATCTGACTTTGTTGCATACCACCGGAGGACTCCATACCCTCACCCTCAGTGTTAAGGTCGTATGAAGACGAAGGACCAGTCACCTGTTGCTCGTCCGCCTTTTTGATGACGGAGTTGAACATTTTCAACAGGGCTTCGTCTTCGTTACTGAGGATGTAGCCTCTGCGTTCTGCACTGATAGCAGAGAAGTAGAAGTCAGCACCAGCGTCAAACTTACCAATGCCGTCAATCAACGACTTGTAGAAGACTTGACGGTTCCTATCAAGGGTGTCCAGTGGGCCTTCTCGCATTCGCATCACCAGCCGTTCAAAGAATACGGCTGGAGATTCGGTCAACGGACTTCTTTAAATCACTCATTTTTGGCCCGTCGCCGCCTGTGAAGTTTTCAAGAGCGCCTGTCGTACTGAAAGCCGTCGGGTAGTAAGGGGAGGTCCGCGTCAATACATCGCTGTTTTCGGAAATGGCACCTTTGTTAGCGACATCCTCAACCTTAGGGACGGTGTTGTTGGTGTTGTAGAAAGCATTGGGAATACCAGCAGGTTGAATTTCAAAGCGAGCATGGCCCACATCAGAGCCTTCTTCTTGACCGGAGTAGTCAGGCATGCTACCTTCTTTCTTAGCAATGCGGGCTTCAAGAGCCTTGGCGGCTTTGAGAAGTTCGTATGCTTTGTCGTTCGCTTGTACAAATCTCGGTTTCATCGTATTCACTCCATACCCATTTGGTTGCCTAAAGAACCTGCATCCTTGGATTGTTCAGCCAAGGCGTGAATCTCTGACCACTCCATGTTGTGGAAGTCAGCGTTGGTCTGTGGCATATTCAAATCACTACCGTCCTGTGCTTTGAGAACCATAGCGTCAGAAATTTCACCTCTAAAGCCATCAACAAGAACATCTTCCGGTCGCTGAGTACGGGCCTGCACAAAACCTGCTTTCCTCAACATCAACGAAGGGTCACTCATTATTTTTTTGAGTTGGCGATTTTCGGCTTTCAAATCACGAAGGCCTGCATCCATAGATTCCATTTTTGTAATCAACGCACTCATCAGGCGCTCTGCAACATTTTCTCTCTCTTCTGCCACAGTCTCACCTCACAGAGTTCGGTTGTTCAATCTGCGGTTAAGAGTTCCGAATCGGTTGGTTCGGATAGTACCGGGGAGAATGTTGGAAGTAGTAGTGTGCACAGACTGTACTTCGTTTATCTTTTGTACAGGGACACCACCTGCGTAGATGTCGTTGATACCAGCACTTGATGTCATCTCACTCTTCATGACTGTGGTTTCAATGTCCTTGTTGATGTAATCGGCGTACTTCATTATTTCGTGAATGTGCGTTCTCGCAGTGATGCCGTCTTGCTTTGATAGAGCGTCATAGAACGCATCTACATGAGAGCGCATTTTTCGTGCCATAGGGTCAAGTTTCACCAAGTCCATACCCATGTCCAATACACCACTTGACTTTAAGTTTCCTAAGCCCCTCTCGGGTTCCTTGCATTAAGAATACCTTGACTGGCTTGCTCTACGCCGCCGGGTGTGGAGCCCCTCTGCTGAACACTGGACATAGGACTACCGGACCCCATGCTGGTTCTGTTCTGCGGACTCGCAGGCCCTCGGTTTCTCAACCCCATACCTTCGCCGCCGGGGTTAGGCATACCGGCCTGCGCCTGTTGGGCCATACGAGCGGCCAACTGTGGAGGAATGTTGCGACTTGGTAGTGCTCCGGGCGTTCCCATACCGCCACCCATTCGCATACCGCCCATAGGTACGCCACCGGGAGGCATACCGCCGGGAGGCATACCGCCGGGTGGTGCACCCTGTTGTGGTTGCTCAGCAGGGTCAGGTTGCTTGTAGATGAAACGAATGTCCCGATTAGCGTCTTCTTTGAGTTCAGGCTTATAGCCCAGCATCATCATGCGCTGAGCGATGTTGACTTCCATCTCATCTCTGCGTAGACGAGTGACTTCATCCTCTTCTTCATTTGGATAAAGCGTGAGTTTCCAATCAGTAACATCCATTTGGGAAACCATTCTTGGGAATAAATGGTCAATGTATACTTTGTGACCAAACTCTACAGCACGGTTGGTTACAAGAATCTGCATACCTTCGTTGTTCAATCCGCCGGATTTACCAGTGTCCATCATGAACACATTGGAAACGCCGTAGAACGCCGCAATGCGCTGTCGCATTTCGTCACGGGCGGGTATGTACTGCATTTCTTCAAGGCTGTCCATGAGTTTAACCCAGTTGACACCACCTTTGCCGCTACCTTCTGTTGCAATTTTAGGAATGTAATGCGGGTCTCTCTCCAACTTTTCATCAGTGGCTTTCCAAAATGCTTTCATTGATTCAAGATTGTCGGTGTTGATACTGAGTATACCTCGCGGAATCCTACGCTTTGAATAGGCAGTGTACATGTAGTTGTCCATAGCCGTCAAAGTCATGGCCTGTCGCCACAGCGTGGACACAGGCGACCTTCCGTACAACTTGGAAGGCTGATACTTACTTACATGGATGACTTCACCCTTGAGATAATACTGAGTTTTGCCGCTACCAGCAGTGTTGACATGGTGTACATCTTCCATTTCAGTACCGCAAGTAGGACAGGATTTGTTGTCATCTGAATACGACTTTACTTCGTTTCGGTGAATTGGACAAACACGGAAACGCCCTCCTCTTACACCACGCTTGTCGGCAATAATACGCATGAAAATGGGGTCGCCACGCACGATTTCTTTAATGCGATAGAACGCCATTTCATTGGTTTCAGGGTCAATGAAATACTCTTTGATGAGGATTAAAAAGGCATCATCAGTGATGTTAAGGTCGTACTCAATTTCTCTCATGACATCCATAAAAGTCTGTTCCATAGAGTTGCGCTGTTCAAGAAGCCACCTTGGATACATCAACTGATTAGGGTCAGGCTCAATCAAATCCATGCTTCCGCATTCTTTGCATTCTTCTACATCGTGCTGATATTCCTTGTCACAAGCAGTACACTTCTTGTGAAACTTTTTGTCCCAATAGTAGCCTCGGCGAAAAATTTCTTGTTGAAGTGTGCTGAGAACCGTTCTCAAAATGAGGTTCTCAGTAGCAACTGCGTACAGAGCAGGAATGGTGATACCTTGTGCAAGAACAGGTTCTTGGATGCCCGTTGTCCACAAAGGCATCTGCGGCTCAGGAGTGCTTCTCCTACGGAACGGATTACCGATAGATTCCAACAGTCTGCCAACTCTTCCTTTCTCTGCCATTACAATCCCTCCGCCCAACTCATGACAGTTTCACGGTCTACTCCCCATTCTCGCAAAGAGTCCTTGCCTTTAACGGTTCCATCTCTGTTAGAGAACTGTACAAACCGCTTCAACTGTGTTTTTCGCACGGGGTCTTTCTCTCCGATGTACGCCAATACTGCCTTTGCCTGCATGTCTTTCATTCTAAGATGAGGAGTTAAGTTGTCAAGGAGTTTGTTTAAATCATCCTTGGCATAAAAACTAACACGGTGCTGACTCCGTTGGTTGTCCGAGTACACTTTTTGGTCAAGTTGTAAAACGCCTGCACCAATATGCTTGTGCAACTCTTCACAGTGCATACGACCTCGGTCACCTGTGGCAATGAAGCCTGCTCTTGGCTCACCTCGTTCGGTGATGGTAATGTAACCGTCAGCGTCAAGGAAGCCAGCGGCATAAGCCCAAGCGTCTTTGAGAATTAAACCTGAACGGTCAACGCACATGTATTCTCCTTTGCGATGCGATTTGATGATGTTGATTTCTTCACCGTACATGTTCAACAACTTTGACAAGCGTGTGGAGTTAAGCCGTGGTACCCCTTTTTCTATAAGGTTCTGCGCTATCGTCCTTCCTTTCATCGCTCCTTTTTCTTTGAGTTCTTCTTTGGCAAGGTTCATCCACTTCTGTTGTTCTTTGGACAGATTATCAAACTGGTGAAGAGCGTTTCTCCAAACCTTTCTTGCGTCCTGCTTTTGTTTCATAGCACCAACCCAAGCGTTCTTTTCTTCTTCGCCCCACACATCATCAAACTCATCCAACTTAGCCAACGAGCCCTCGGCACTGTCCCAAATATGACAGGCTCTGAGTAGACTGGATTTTCTCGTGTTACCAAACAAACGCAAGGCTCGTAGGTCTTTGTTGCCCAATCCCATTTTTCGCATGGTGTCTTGATGACCGTCGGCCCAGTTCAACTTGGCCAGTGTCGCCTCTACTTCCAAACTTTTCAACGCTCGGACGCTGGCAATAATACTGTCAATTTCACCCTTGTCTTCTTTGAAAACACGACGCGCTTTTCGCAAATTGCGAATTACGGCATTAGCACTCTTGCCCAATTTATCTTCAAACCAACCTTCTCCGGTTGGACTGAAAGGAGCATACTGCGGAACTGGTAAACTCTCTTCGCTAACCAACAAAGACTGCGATGCAATGGACTTGGCGATGGTTTCGTCTACCATTGGATGGCCAAGAAGATTACTGGCGATGGTGTTGAGAATCTCATGTCCCATGTCCACCGAATGAACGGCGTTTCCTACACTCAAACTGGGCCACATAGTATCGTCCAACTTTTGGTATCACATAAATCATGCTGTGTACCAAGTTGCTCCTGCGACATTTCGTTGAGGTACATCGCCAAACCAACTATCTACACCTTCAAGGTAGTCGTCCAGTAGAACAATCGTACCTCTGAACTCCTTTGTTGCCCAGTTTGCTAACGCTACGCTGACAGCCAAGTCGTCGTGACTGCCGACTGATTCCAATCTACCGTTCTTCTGCATGCCGAACCGACTAAGTTCGGTCTCAAGTGTCCTTGTGAACTCTTTGCTTCTCTCGTCGCCCCAAGGTGTCTTGATGTGCCCTTGCTCAAAAGCAAGAAGTAGACTCATGAACATGGACTCTTTCTTGGCCCTTGTCGTCATAAAAATTTTGATAGGCATGTCTGCCGCCATCTCTCGCATCTCGGCTTCAAGCATACGCTGGAAGTTGTTGCCTTCCAATTCAATGAGGTCGGGTTGGAACTTGCTGTTGAGTGCAACCATCATACGCTTCTGTGCCATAGACGACAATCCCTTTTCGTGAACACTGTGAATCAACTGCTTCACATCTTCACCGGGCAACATACGCATGACCGTCATGGCCGTGTAGTCAGCGTTTTTGTCCGAGGAGATAGCAGGGTCGTAGCCAATGAAGTGCTGTCCGAAAATACCCGTAGACTCTCCTTTGTCGTCATACTCGTACTCGGCTTTGTCCATGAGTCGGATACTGGGGTCACGAGCCTTTTCAAGCAGACTCATGGGGAACATACTGGACATGTCGTGAATAGGTTCACAGAGGTATTCACGAGCGAACTTGATAGCAGGCATGGATTCTTCACGCTGTTTAAGAGCCGCAAGGTCCCATCGCTGAGGCCAAAGTGCTTCTCCTTTGGTGTTGATAGCAGGGTAAGTCTCTACAGTGAAGGTGTCTTTGTCCTCCAGTTCGGCGTACAAATCGTTGTACGAAAACGGCGTACCGACCATCATCAGACGACCAGTGTGGTGAAGGACAGGAAGAAGAACGGTGTAAAACCAGTCAGCCGCTCGTTGCAGTTCACCGGAAGTGGTACCCCACAAGATGTCATCGCAAACAACGACATCAGGGTGGAAACCACGAGTAGCACCACCAACCGACTTAGCCATAATACGACTGCCGTTGGTGAACTCAAAGTAAGATTTAGCCCAAGGCTTCCCTTGAGGCTTGAGTCCTGTGAGTATGTCAGCAGACTCAATGTTGTTTCGGATGAAGCGCATGTGTTCCAAGGTCTGCTCAAGGCTGTGACTAAACACCATGACATGCGTGTTAGGATTAAACGCCGCCAGCCACAGAGCGTAAGACATGAAGAACACGGACTTACCGTGGTCACGAGATGCCTTGACGCAGTAGTATTTGTTCTCATTCAAACCCTTGAGCCACTGTTCGTGATGGTGTGACAGTTCAAAGTCAAGAATCTCAGTGAAGAAATAAGCGAACGACTTCTTTGACATTTGCGTGTCCATCTCATGAACGAGGTCATTGATGTCAGCCATCAATTACCACCTTGTTGTTGTCGTTCAAGTGCTTCTTGTTCTTGAATGCGCTGAAGGCTTGTGTCAACTACGCCCACAACACCCGGATTCGTGCCCGGATTTGGCATCTCGTCTTCTTCTTCCTCTGTATCTTCGTCTCTATCGGTGACGGCTACCTTATTGCGATTAAGTGCACTGTTCGTAGCATTCGTATTAAATTGAGTACCCCTATTGTTATCCTTGTCGTTTTCAGCACCTGCACCTTCGGCTGGTGGTTGGGTAGGTGGCGGTAACATAAGTTGCGGAGGTACAGGTAAACCGGCGGCGTTGGTAGGTGCCACTGCGCCGGAGTGGTCTACCGGGTCTTCTTCAAACTGGGCAGGCTCAACTCTGACAACATTTCCGGCTCTTTGATTAAACATGTTTTGCTTTTCGGGGTCAAATGCACCTTGGAAGGCCTCTTCCATCTGTGCCATTCGGTCAGCACGGCCTTTGTCTTCTTTACCCCGCTTTATACCAAATGCTTTCGCCCTTGCCATCCTTTCTGCCTGTGCTTCTTTTGCTTGTTGAGCGGCAAGTTCGTCTTCTTGGTTCACTTCTTCAACCCGACGACGCATTGTTGCGGGATTTATACGGTCGTTGACATCGTATCGTCTGTTTTCAAAACGACCCCTTGCGCTCATACGAGCATAATCCCTTTTTGCTTCTTCGTCATAATCAGCACGAGCCTGTCGTTGACGACCTACGCCTACGAGTTTGCTTCTGCCGAGTGCTCCACCGAGTGCTTTGCCTTGGGCTCCGCCGCTTATCATTGCTTGAACGAGGCCACCAAGACTACGATGTTTTCCAGCAAGTGCGCCAAGTACACCGACAGTGCCTCCAGCGAGGCCACCTAATCGTTCTCGCTTCGTTCTACCCACGGCTGGTCCGCCGCTACTACGACCGCCGCCCACCATCATAATAGGCGGACCGCCACTAACCGTGTTGTAATTTGGCTCAATGGCCTTTACAACGAGAACCTTGTCCATCAGAACTCACCTCGTAGGAAGCCATCAAAGTAGCCCATCTTCTTCCGAATCAAATCAATGTCGCTCACGACATCACGGCTGGTACGGATGTCAGGATTCTGTTGCACCATCTCGCCTGTGACTGTGTCAAAGAATCGTTGACGAGGGTCAAGGCTCTGCTGTTGCTGAAACGCTTGTTCAGCAGGCGATGCCATGCGAGTTGCCATAGGTCTTGGCGCAACACCGACCGTGCCGCCAGCCATGGGTGCAGGTGCCGCACGAGGAGCGGGGTCAGGCTCAGGTGCCATACCACCACCCATGCCACCGCCCATACCGCCACCCATACCGCCGCCCATCATAGGCTCTTCTCGCACTGTAGAGCCTTCGGGAGCAAGCATGTGGTTGCCGTGATAAACGCGAGATTGCCAGTGTTCGGGAGCATCGTGTCGCCCAAAGTCAGGCACGGGCGTTTCAAGGTTATGGTCTTCATAACTGGTCGGGATGTCGCCGAAACTGAAACGCTTGTGCTCACTGGCTCCGAGTAACTTGTCAATGATACCTTGCACTTTATCCCTGTACTCATCAGAAACATCGGATTCTGCATCAGAGGCTCGCAGTTGTGTCAAAACACGCTCAAGTGCCTCGTCTTGCGATGCGCCGTCAGCCATCAATTTACCTGCGGCGTTGCTCAAATGCGCTACCATTTGCTTTGCTCTGTTATTGGCAGAACGAGCGAACGGTGTCCTTTCGTCCGTCTTTGCACCTGCGGCATGCTGTGCATGGAGGCGATAAGTTTCATCGTTGTGATGAGACCCAATGTTTCGGAAAATCGTACGAAAACGCTTGGCTACTCCTTCTCCGCTGTCAGAATTTAAGTTATGCGTTCCACCTTGAAAGAGTAACCGAAGCATAGACGACCTTGCGATTTGATTGAGTTCTTCGGGTTTGTGCCCGTGGTCCAACCCCAACTGGTCAAATATGGCCTGCAATTTTTGTCCGTTGAATCCTGCACCTACACCTTTACCGCCAGCACCCATCATCCTGAACGCATCGTTTGGCATCAACTCAGCGAGTTGGTGAGCGTGGACTTCAGGGTGCATTCTTTGGTCTGACATGGACTGACGCTGGTCGCCTGTCAAGTAATGGTCAGGCAACTGACCTGTGTTTTGGTACTTTTCAAAATCTTGGGTTGCAATAGACTGAACAATGCCACCGCTGAGGTCGCCGGGAAGCAAGCGGTTGAACTTTACATACCGTAGATTGTTGACCATTTTTGGGTCAGCACCATAGTTTCTCAGGACTTCGCCCAACTCTCGGTTAAAATGAGTGTACCCGCCATCAATCCAAGTACCCTCTGCTCCGCCGGGGACATTTCCGACATTCAGTGAATAAGTCATGAGTGGGCGTGGTCCGCCTTCGTGAACAGGGTCAGCACCTCTAACGAGTCTTCTGTGAGTATCTGTGTTGTTATCGTAGTACTTTGAAGCATGCACCTTGCGCCACTGTGGGCTATCAAAGTTGGGAAGTGTGTGATTGGACTGTCCTTTTCCATGAGCAACATCGTGCCGACGATTGTAAAGGTCAATGGCTTCCTGCATGACAGTCTGAGCCGACCTTGGGTCAAGTCCGAAGTCTCGCATCATTTCACGGTGCATCCAATCAATGGGATGAAGGCCACCTTCCAGTAGTTCACCCGTCTTAGGGTGATGATTGAATGGCGGATGGTCGTGTTCTTCGTGGTCATCACTGAGTCCGGCAGGCGTCGGAGCCCAACCGTGTGCAAGTTCACCATCAAAAGTAAGCCCTGCGGACTTCAAAAGAGGCTTGTTGAGAGCCTTAAGAAAATGATTCGTCCCGAAAAACGGAGTCTGCTTGAGTAGATAACTGGTCGCAGGCAGGTGAACTTTCCACATCAACCAACCCTCCCGCTACCGGGGGCGGCAAACAGAGTTGATGGTGCGCCCCAGTTCTTGGGGTCGTTCTCCAAGTCTTCTGTTGCACCTTCGTTTCTCGTGGTACTGTCCTGCCCTTCACGATGACCTGCCTTTCCTTTCTCACCGGGACCGCTGGAGACTGCTCCTTTCTTGCTTTTGTCTTTGCGTTCCAAAGCATCCTTGAGGTCTCGCATGAGTCTTCGCATCTGCGTGAACTGCATGTAGTTCATTTTCTTTCGCACTTCTTCCATGTCGGAACGAATACCTTCTATGGATTTAGCGAAACCTTTGCCTCTTTCTCGGATTGCCTGTGGCTCCTTTATTTGACCCGAGCCGCCCACCTTGGGAACGCGTGGGTTGTAATCGGTTTCTGCACCAATACCGTGCCCTGTGGGGATTTGCGGAACATTCCCCATGAGTTTTCGTCGTGCTTGGGTCGCCTGTTGCTGTCCATACTTCTGTGCGTCCAATCGCAGAGGCTGTTTGGTCTCAACACCCAAGTGCGTTCGGTGAACAGCCAATGGGGCTCGGTCCAGTCCCTGCTTCTTGCCGGGACTGACGGTTCGTGATTGTTGCTTTGAACGACGAGAGGTAGCAGTTTCAATACGAGCACCACCCGGTTGAATCTCAAACTGAGGCTGTCGCCATGACTTGTCCTTGCTTCGCCCTGCTTCGTCCAACTTGGACTTCATCAACGAGGACCAAGCGTCGTTCATTGGCTCGCTTCTATGAATATCTTGAAAAGTAGGGTGAAATCCCGCATCGCTTACAGCACTACCTTGTGCGTTAAGGTCATTTTCAACCAATCGGTAATTGTACTCATTGAGTATCTCTTCGTCATATTCAAGAATACCTTCAAGCATCCTTTGTACTTGTGTGTCCAAAACACCATTATCCATTGTTGCATATGGCCTTGGGGTGTCGGGATTCATCACTTCGGGCCTTACTTCTTCGTCAAAATACCGCTGAGTGTCTTCATCCGAGCCATCTCCAACATCGTGTACATGGGGGTCTTGCTTTAGCAAACTACTCCAAGCATCCTCCATCGGCTCACCCGTAGCGAGCATACCGCCGGGTGCTGGCATTGTACCAGTAGCGGCACCAAGACTGAGATTGCCCATGTCAGGCATACCCGTCATGGCACCGAACTGTTGACCCTCGTTGAACTGGTCGTCCATCTCAAGTGGCTCTTCTTCTTCCTCGTTCATCATCGGAGGCATCATCGGAGGTTCGGGCTTGGGTGTAGTAATCTGTAAGTGAGGAAGTTCTTCACTCATCACAGGCTTTTCTTTTTCTGCCTGCTTTTGGTCACGAACCTGCTCCATCTCCTCAGGGTCGCCATAGCCATGCTTGTAGTCGTCATCGTCCTTGGAATAACCAAGGTTGGACTCACTACGAGGCGAGTACATGCGAGTGTCGGAACCTGTAGCCATTGGCACTCATCTCACCTCACAATATGTCAAGGATGTCGTCATCCACTGTTCCGTCTGCGTTGGCGAGTAGGCTGGCCTTGACTCGCTTCCAAACATCGGGACTCTCTTTGCCTAATTCAACTTTGAGGACATTGATGGTATTATTGGCGACATTGGTCGTTGGTTCGGCCCACTTCTCTTGGTAAGCACTGAGGTCTTTCAGCGTCTCTCTAACTTCCTTGTGAAGTCGTACCATGTCGCTGATAACGCCATCATCGTGGATATTGGTTTCTAACATGTACTGAGCCAGTTTACCATTGAGTCCTTGGACATTGTTTCGCAGGATGTCAACTTCTTCGCCGACTTTGATAGCGACCACTGCCGCCGAACTCTTCTTGACAAGCGGTTGAAAGTGATGCTTCATGTGTCGGTATACCGAATCTTCACTGCATTCTAACTCATCAGCGATACTCTCACTGGTACGGTCGCCTTCAAAGTAAGCAACTTCCAATGCACTGCGATGGTCACTGGTGCAAACTGCACAGGAATGGTTCGCAGTGCTGTGGTATTCACCAACATGGTTTTTCATATGACGCTCCGCAGTATTGGTTCGCCAACCCATATCCTTGTCCATCACTTGAGGGTTAGCGATACCGTCAATGATACTCTGTTCCAAGGCATCTCGGTCAGGATGTTGACAAAAAGGACAACTTCGCTTTGTCTGACGAACCCCTCCCATACCATATCGCAGGAGGCTGACATGAATAACCTTTTTGAACAAAGTGCCCTACGAACACTGATGAAACTTCCTCGTATCAAGCCCAAAATCATGGGTGTTCCTGTGTCTATAGAGACTGTGAGAAACTTGTCAAGAGCAGGAAGAGACATTGCTATGATGAGATATGTTCCTGATGATGTTAAGCAGATTCGGCTTGACATTTGTAAAGGATGCCCCAGTTGGAAAAACTACCGCTGTACCGAATGCGGCTGTCAAATGAGGGTCAAGGTCAGCCTAACATCAAGCGAGTGCCCCCTCAAGAAATGGGGCAGGCATGTCCCGTCGTTAAATCTCGGAGATGCGGGAATAGATACCAGTGAGCATGAAAAACGCTCCAAACAGTCCTAACACAAGATAAGCCATGCTGTTGCTGTCCATTTTACTACTGGAAGTTAGCAACAACATAGACAGCGTGACAATAATAGTCAAGAGTTGAACCATTATCATGTCAACGATGACACTCTTTCTTGGAGCAAAAATCTCCATCGCTGTGTTGGATAAGCCCGTAAATCCGTAATCTCTCATCATGTTATCACCGTGTCCCCATCATTCTGCCCATAAAACTACCAGCGGCAGAGCCCGCTTTGTCCATGAATCCGTCATTTGCCAAAGCCGCGTTCAAAGCCCCTCCCATCATGGACTGCTGTGCAAATGCCGCAATCTGCTGTTGTTGCATTTCTGCCTGTTGAATACTTTGTTGACTGGCCATTTGCAGTGAACTAAATTGATTTTTGACATTCTCGGCACTCATGGTTTGAAGATTGTCAGGAAGTGAAGTGACATCCATTTTCATTTTACCTTCCTTTTCGTCAATGATGAACTCAGCGTTTTTGAGAACTTCCAACACTGAAAAACTCACGAGGTCGTTGAACATCTGCAAGAAAGTTGCCATCTGTGCTCCAACGACAAAACGGTCAATGGGTGCAAGTGTACGCATCATGGCCAGTTGAATCTCCATTTCGCTGGGAGGTGCCATTGGTTGTTGCATCATACCTTGTTGCATACCTGCTCCTCCCATCATGCCGCCCATAAACGCGTTGTTTTGGGCTTGTTGCATCATGCCATTTTGCTGTGCAAATGGGTTCATTTGAGAGTTCATAGGAGGAGCGTTAGATTGCGCTCCAAGGTTAAGTGCACCGTTTTGTTGTTGTCCATTGTTGCCAAATAACATTTTCTCACCTCACTGTGTAAATAGCCCTTGCTCTGTTTGTGGGAGGGCACCTTGATTCATAACACCATTGGTCACCTCTTGGGGTAAATTTTGAGCCACGCTGGGTGGCGGGTGTTGCATAATACCGAGATTACCGATAGCATCGGAAAGAGTCGGCGTCATGTTGGTCATTTCCTGTTGAAACAATCTTAGGTCAAAGACAATCATAGTCACATCGTTGATGCCGGTTTCCGGGTTTTTGTAGTGAAGGAGGTTAATACCGTTGTAAGCCTTGGAGTCTTTTTCCAACTGCATAAAGAACGGCTCATACTTCTTGAGGAGTTCAGGAGTATTGTCTTTCTTTCGGACTATGGATATTGGCACTGCTACTGTAGAAACCCCTTTCTTAACCATTTCTCGCATACCTGTTTTGGTCTTGTTGTGGTCTTTGTCAGCCTCGGATTCCCACTTGCACAACAAATGATACAAGTGAAGATGTTCAGGGCAGTAGGTACCCTTCATTTTGCGACCGTTCGTAACTTGTTCCCGTGCCACAAACGGCTCCGGCGTACCTGTTACTGGATTTTGCCAATACATTTCCCACAAACTCTTACCGCTTTCCTCATCGGTAATTTTAGCGTACAAGTTGTCGTACTTGATGAGTTCTTCGCAGTCGCACCCGTCAATGACGCATAGGTTGCTTTGACGATTGTAGCGATATTTCCGTCCCCAAACCCAGCGGAGAGGGTTAAACAAACTTCGCTTTGTAGGAGTTAGCAACTTACGAGCCTGCTTGATGTCCTGTTTGCGAGCCTTTCTTGGGTCAGGATGACGACTTGGGTAGAAGTTCACTTTAGGTACCTCAATGTTCTGCTTGGCTATTTCTTGCATACCTTGCTGTGCGGCTTGCATTTCCATCAACTGTTCATGACTTGCGTTCCCTTGCTGGCCCAAGGCCACCAAATGAGACTGACTCATGTTTGCCAAATTGGCGTCACTCTGCGGTACTCCATATCCTCGTAATCTCATCATTTTCTTCACCTTAACTTAACAAATCCAACATTGTATTTTCTACATTCCAACCAATTTTCGTAGCCATCATTCCCCTCTTCGTAGGAACACCCGCTTTTTGGAGGCGTACGAGGTCTTCTCGGAACGGGTCAAACATTCTGTGTTCACCAAGGCGTTGCTGTTGCCACAGTATGTTTGCTTGCTCATCCCACCATTCATCCGCTTTGTTTGCCACCAACATAACCATTTTCGGAACATATCTCTTACCTTTCCAGCGACTTTTCAAATTACGATAGCGATACTGCCTATGAACGATTGCATCTACAAGAAATTTAAATCCTCCTACGGCTTGCACAGCAGGGTCTCCTCCTTGTGTACAGCGATGGTCAAACAAAAATATGATGGCCTCTACTTGTCTCGCTACCATGTCGTCCGTCCAAAGATTCCAAAAGCGTTCTTCTCCAGCAATGTCAGAGGAATATACCACACGCTTGTCGCCTTTCCAAGAAACACGCTTCCGAGTCGCACCGGGAAGTAAAAAGCGATTGAAACCGGGTACTTTGAAGTGCTTGGTACGCTCGTCAAGTGGAATGTCCTCCATCTCTCCGGGCGTTGTCATGTAGCGGTCAAGCGTAGTTTTACCAACCATTGTCGGACCGTATACGCCTACTCGCCTTGGTTTCCAGTAGTGGTACAACTCTTTGGCGAACACCACGCCGCCAACAAGTGCGCTACCTCCCAGTGACATCAGTCTCTCCCCGAAAAAATAGCGTTTGACCAACTCTGCAACTTACCTTTGAGCCAATCACCTGAAGATTCCCACAGATTCCAATCAGTGTAAAATTCAAAAGCACTGACAACAAATGCAGTTGTCGTTGAAAATATCACCACTTTCAACCAACCCCAGCCGCGTTCGTAAGCAACATCCACCGTGTTGGCGATGTGCATGCTACGAAGGGTTTCCTCCACAGCGTCGTCGCTGGGGGTCTTGAAAATGCGACCCATGTGGCATCACTTGTCCTTTTTCTTGAATGTCCCGTCAGCGTTTCGCTGAGGTTCCTTGCCATCGTCAAAGTCAAATCCGAGAGAAAGAGGTGCAGAGGTCTTAGCAGGTACGAAGTCAACAGTACCGGTACCAGCACCCTTCATGCGTTGCTCAATCCAAGGTGGTGTTTTACCGGGGTTATGTTCCATCCAGTTAAGTTCGGACTCCAATTGTGCCTCTTGCATGCGGATTTCCATGTCTTGTCGGCGTCGGTCAAATGACATTTCCATGCTACGGTAGCGTGTACGGCGTTGCTTTTCCTGAGAAGCAATCCTTGCCCGTTCGTCCATACCTTGCTGGAAGAACATTTTGAACAAGTAGTAGGCTACACCTTGTACTGCAAATGCGGCCATAGCGTAAGTGATTCCGTTGACTGTCGGGTCATCCAATTTAAGCCAGTAACCTGCATCAAAAACAGCAATGGCTATCCCTATTGACACGGCTTGGGTGAGAATCAAACCCATCAATCTTATCTCTGCTTGGTCAGCGTCTCTCATTGGCTCTCTACCGCTCTGCACAACAATCCCTCTCGGTGTTCGCACCACTGTTGTACTCATAAAGGTATCACAAAAATATGAAAGGAGGGCCGAAGAGGGAGAGAGTGCCCCTCCGACCCGGTCACTGCGAAGCAGTCATCACTCTTCTTTCTTTTCAGAGTCAAGTTTTTCCCGCTTGCCGTCCTTTGAGGGACCGGGGCCTGCTTTAGAGCCGATAACAATGACCATACCGTGGGCTGGTTTCTTGCTTTTTTTGTCATCTGCCTTTTTCTTGTCATCGCACTTACAGTTTTTACCACATTTAGGGCACTCTGCTTTATTCATACTACAGTGCATTTTACCGATGCAGTCTTCTTTATCGCACTCGGAGCACTTTGCTTTGTACATCATTTCTTCTACTTGCTTTCTGATTTCTTCACCTGTGTTATTCACAAACATATTCTCACCTTTCGTTGTTCCAAATCCACCGAACTCTTGCTGTGCTTCAAAGCCAGTGGCCCTTGGGTCGCTACGATAAGCGTCCGGGTTCCATATCTGACGGTCAGCAACAGTGTTGCCCTGTACATTGGAAATATCATTGATGCCGAGTCCTCCTGACCCGAATCCTTGGGTTTGGCCTTGCATACCAAAGCCGCTATCTTGGTCGTTGTCTTGTCCAAGTAGTGATTGTGCGCCGTAAGCACCCATGAGCGTAGCGGCAACGGGGCCTAACTGCTCTTCTGCTTGTCCGAGTGCTTGGAAACCACGACCAAGTGTACGGTTGAATCTGCTGTCGCCAACTCTCCGTAGACCTGTGGCACCTGCATCAAAGCCTCGCCCCGCTGATTGTCGCGCCGCACCAAAAGGCGTCATGGTGGAATCAATGTAGCCTTCGGGCGTCACCTTACTACGCAAACCGGGGTACAGCATGTCCTGCTGACGAGCAACGGCCTCTGCGGTATCGCTACCAACTCGGCTGGCCGCTCTCGCTCTGTTCGCTTGCCGACCTGCTCTGACTGCCTGTGCTCCTCTCCCTGCCCCACTGACATAAGCCAAAGGATTCAAACCCTGTAATGCACCAGTAGCGAATCCAAGTGCCCGTTGACCGCCTGTAGCATCTTCAATTTCTTTTTCTGCAAGTAGACCACCTGTAAAAGGGTCTTGGAAAGTAGCACCGCCATGAAAGCCGGGGTCAAGTTTTCCTGTCTCGGGATTGAAAACCCTACCCCCTGCGCCTGTGAATCCACCCAATAAACCGAAAGCGGCGGGAACGGCCAAAGGTAAAATCTTCTCAACCTTGTCAGGGTCACCTTTCACGACCGACCAAGCGTGGTCAATCGGTAAAGAAGACTCCGACATGTATGCTGGCAGGCCTTTTATCGTGATAAGCCTGTTGGAGATACGAATAATGCTCAGAAGCCTCAATCAGCAGACACAGAGCCTCGTCGCTACCGTCCTGCAACTCTTGGATTTTCTGCAAATTCCACTTGCTGACCTTTAGAATCTCAACAAACAGGTCGTCCCAAATGCGTTGCAAGTCGTTCTCCTCTATCTGACCAGCACGACATCCGACTTAAGTGTGCCTCGCTCTTTAAAGTGGCGGGCTCTATTGGCGTGAGGGTCTTCGGCTACCAGCGTGTGGTCCTTCGTGTGGCTCATGTCAGGTCCACCCTTGCCGTCAATGCCACGGTGTCGGCGCTCTCGTCGGAGTTCACTGCGATACTTGACACGCTCCGGTGTAGACTCGTACTTCTTGTCGTACTCCAACTTGTGCCGCTTGGCTTCGGGGCTGATAGGGTTCTTGAGGACAAGAACCGATTTGACAATTGTCGGCTTCCCACCAACACCCTGCTTCTTGCTACGCTTACGCTTAGTCGCCGCACGCTTCTGCCCTTCGCTCATGGAGCCACTGGTCTTAGGAGTCTTGCTGGACACCTTAACTGATGGGCGACACTTGGGGTAGCCTTTGCTACCTTTCTTGGCCTTGCTCCTTCCGCACGGCGGGTGCTTACCGTCCTTGTCCTTGCGTGATACATCCACCCACTTCTCCTTGAACCAACGATTCAAGTCCTTAACGACGAGTGTATCGTGGCAAGTACAAGTGGACATCTATTCAGCCTCTTTTCTCTTGATTCTGCTGAGATGTTTTGTCATCATCTATAGGACCGCCTGCGGCCCAAGTGTAGCATGTTCTGTCCTTGTGACACTTGAAATCATGCATCCAACAATAACCTAAGTCACCTTCTAACGGCATACATTCTTTCATACGAGGACTAATGTCAAAAGCAATACAGTTACTACAATTTGACTCTTTGGCCACTTCGGGTGTAGTGTTCCAATGCTTTGCCGCATCAACCCAGTAACCTTCATCTGTTAAGTTCAAAGGTCCGTACTTTATATGCTCGGACTTAATAGCAGTGTTTCTATTCTTCGTATTCAACTTCAAGTCTCTTGTAGCCATAGGGCAAGTTGACCTCTGCTTGATAATGGCCCAAGCCTGTTCCATTAGTAGCATATTCATTTCTTCTTCCCCTTTTTGCCTTTGAACTTACCTTTGCAGTATTGCACGGCCCATCCATTGGCGTAGGCTGAGGGATACACCTTGAACTTACGCTTCGCCGCCGCTTTACCAGCGGGGCACAGTTTCTTTTCTAAGAAGTCAAACGCACTGCCTATGCCGACGCAATGTCCGCACTCGCAACCTTTAGCCACATCTCTTTCCGGCTCGTGTGTGTAAATGTCTCCGTCTTCATGAATGAATACTTTACCACTTCGCACCATACTGTCAAGAGTTGATTTCAAATCCTGCTCATCTGATATAACCTTTCTAAGGTTCTTCATACCAAGAGCACCGCCTTCTTTCTCAATCTCACGCAAAATAATCTGCTCTGTGCTGTCTGCTGACTTCTTCAACAAAGTCCATGCAGTTTCAAGCGAAGTCATGCTCGCTCACTCCTTGCGTCTATCAAATCTTGAAGAGTAGGCCCTCTGTACGGGCGACCCATGGTGCTTTCGCCCGAATCGGGGTCACTGACATAAAAGGAAGAAGGCATTCCTATCCCTCGTTCCTTTTCTGTTTTATAAGGCAGGTATTGATGAGGTAACCTGTGTTCGGGAGCCATATCCGATATAGAATGAGCACTTTGTCTAAACATACCCGGTGCGAAAGGAGCGTACTCGCCAGTCAACCCAGCAGGAACAACGCCCACCCGCTCCAAAGCCTCGTTGACATCTCTCAATTCTTCTTCTTCGTACACCGAAGAATAGCCGCCCTTGTCAAACCCTTCATCTGTTCTATGTTTCGGAACAGCAGGCAAGAACCCGTGCTTCTCTGCAAAAGCAAAGTTTTCCCGCTTTAAAAGAAGCCACGCTTGGTCCATTGGGTTCAACAGTTCCACCTCTTGAGTGATGCTCCCTTGGGGGTGAGTTTGCCTTTCTTGCTGGTCGGACCTTTGACACCCGACATGCGAGCGCAAAACGATTTACGACGCTTGGCAGATTTACTACCGGGTTTCAACTTACTTGGCTTTTTGGTGACGGGTGGCTTGAGGTTTGCACCCGTCTTACGCTTAGCGGCGGCACGACCTTTGGCGTTCAGCCCGCCTTTCTTGTTATGCTTGTTAGGGTTGTAGCCATGGAATGGCTTGGACTTTTTTTTGGCTTTGAGAACAGCAAGGCTGAGTTCCATCGGACTGCAACAATCACAGAACGAGACATCAGACCAATCAGTCTTACCGACGACATCCGCCTCGGTCAACCAGTCTATAGCGTCCGCCATGTGGTTTGTGACAGCAATTCTCTACATCAAGGTTTCTTCAACAGTCGCCAAGCCATGTTCATCGGCTCACCGGTTATGATGCGGTCGTCTGTAATGTCGTACTGATAGTCGGGGCTATTTTCAGGTAGAACGAAATCGTTCGTACCTTGGTCATAAAAGCGGTCCCGAGCAAGTTGATGCGCCTTTGGCAAAATTGGTTGAGGAGAGTAGCCTTGCCTCCCGTGCATGGCTTCTCTCGTTGCCTGCTCAAGAACATGGGCTGGCATCTCGGTTTGAAACTCTGAGCCGCGTCCCTGCTGTGCATCAAGTGCGTGACCAACTTCATGCGCCATGACGGGAGCGAGACGATTCGTAAAGCGACCGACCGTTTTTTCTCCGAAGTCTTGGTCTGCTGGGGCCAACATACCTTGGTCGTCAGTACGAAACATGGCCGAATCGCCGTGAAACTTGAGGCCGTAAGGTGTCAAAGCCACCATTTGATTCGTGTCTCCTTGTTCATCAGGAGCCGTATAGCCTTGCCACGCAGGGGTCAGCGAAGGCCCAGTAGGTAAATCACGAATGTCGTACATGAGTTTGCGGTCGGCTTTGAGCATTTTGTTCGCTTCATCTCGTGACCTTGCCATTTCTCTCCACGCTTCGGGAAGGTTGGAGTAGTCTTTCTCTTGAGGTATGAGTGACTGCGGCACGGTCTGTTCAGGCTCTTCGGGTTCCTGTTGCATCTCGGCAGGTACTTGGCGCTCCAAGAAATCAAACCGCTCCGGTAAGTCTTCATGAATATCCGTATTATCGTATGCACTTTCCAAACTCGTGGTAGGCGTGACCTTGATGGTCTGCCGTCTGCGGTCACTTAACGGGCGATGTCCGACTGTCGCCAAGACCAGTTTACCGGTTTTCTTGTCCAGCACAAAGTGCGGCGTCATGACCGTACCAAGTCCCATCTGCTTTTCACTTGAATCAACTTTCGGCATGTCGGTTGTGAATGCGTTAAACGCTACACTGGGTTGGTTGTGAGGCAAATCTGAATTTTGGTCACCGGGTGGCAACTTTTGGCCCATTACCTCTTTCAATTCAGGGTGATTCTCAATCAGGTCGTTCGCCATCATCGCCATGATGGCTTCAATGGTAAAGCCATACTGACCCAACCCTCTCCGTTGAAACTGATGAGGAAGGTCTTGGTCGGGGTGATACCGGTCCCGTTTGCGGTCAAGGTAGTGTTGAGTGGGTCGCACACTCACATGCTCCATACCGCCTTCTTCTATAGCGCGAATCATGCGGTCAGGGAGTGTCTTGTAGTAATCAGGAGTGAGGTCGCCGTAGAAATCAAAATCTTTGAGCAGAATCCAAGCCTGCTCAAACGGTGCGACCATAGTTGACCCATGCTACGCTACATGAAAAGCGTTGAGGTGGCTGGCAAATACCGTGAATTACTCGTCCATGGTAAATGATTTACACATCTCGCAATACCAAGCGATGCCGCGAAATACTCCTTGCAATTTCAAATACACCCGCCTTGTCGGATGGTGATGGCAATGTTCGCAACGCTTACTCTTCTTCTTTCCAGCCAAAGTAAACACCTTGCTCCATTCCTCTTAGCGCACGGAAGCGCATGGTATGGTTGAACGACTTGAGTGCTCTAACATCGTGTTCCAAGTCGCGTAAGCGTTCCCTTACCATCTTAGCGTAGACGGTTAAGACGAACAAAGCGCCGATAAACACGATGTCCCATACCATGAATCCCCGATTGGGGCTCAATACTTGAAGTTTGGTGTACCAAATCAAGCGGCTCGGTCAATTTGGTTCTGCTGAGTAGAGCCGTCTGAACGACCTCGCTGACCCGCAAATTGCATCAGACGCTGACGAATGGCTTGAGATTCATCTTCGCCGGGGTCTTGGAACATAGCCATGGTCTCTTCGTCCATAGGTACATTGAGGTCAGGCTTCTCGCCTTGTCGCACACGCTCAAGGTTTTCTCGGTAGCGGTTGCTCATTTGTCGCATCGGACGCTCTTTGCTCTCTTTGGGTTCGGTTGGCTCCCTTACGGTTTGGTCTTCAAAGGTACCGCCAGCGGCTGTAGCCATACCGGAGAGAATGTCAGCGATTTTTTCTTGCTGAGTTGGCCTGCGTTGCTCTTGAGGGTCGTCTACAAACTCACGGCTTGCACCACCGAGGCGTGCACCTGCACCCACACCTTCAACATTTTGAAGCGTGGTGGCTCGTCGTCGGCGACCACCTTGCCTCAATCGCTTTCCTTCGTCGTCCACGCCACGCAATGGTAAGTTCATACCTGCACCGGAACCGCCACGGATGTTGGTTCGTCCGCCACGCTGTCCACCGGTCAATTGACGACCAGCCGTTTGCTCCATACCTTCACGAGCCAGTCGTTGTTCCCTTGGAGAAAAGAATGATTCTTCGGGCATAAGTTCGTACCCCGGAACACGAGCCATACTGGTACCGCCACTGCCAGCCATTTCACCTACAGTGCCTCTTGGAGTGTGAGCAATCATCGTCTCAGTCATTTCTTGCAGAGGCGACAAGTCTCGCTGAACTCGGCGGTCGGTAGCAGGAAGTGCTTCGGGCGCAAATTCTTCGCCGGGGCGCATGTCGCCAGCCTCAGAAGGCATGTCCACCTTCCGAGAAGGTGTTACCATTTGGTCTCCTTCATACTCAGCGGGCATGGTTCGTCGCATGTGCATAACATCACCAAGGCCTTCTTCCCCGGCTTCGGCTCTGCGCCGTGCAAGCATCTGCAAAACAGCAGGAGGAAGCGTTCCCGTGTAGCCCTGTTGACCGGGGATGGCTTTCAGTAAATTCCAAGCGTGCATAAATGCGCTCATGCACTGGGGATAGCGTCATTGGTTAAAGACATACTGATGCGCTCGGCCAGTCGTTCGGCCAACCCAAGTCGCTTTTCGTCAACACCAGTGTGAAAGCCCCATGCGTGCAGGTGCCTGACGAGCGTGGTGGTGTTGATGTTGGCTCCACTGCCCTCGGCAAAAGGACAACCGCCGAGCCCACCGATGCTGGAATCAAACTGGCGTATGCCATTAAGTAAGCCACTTCTTACTAAGGCCACTGCTCGGCCTTCGTCGTCTTTATGGTGCAAGTGAAGCGCCGCTTTGATGCCCTCGTTCTTCGCCAGTTCGGCCAGTTCAGCGACTTCTTTCGCCGTCCCGACGCCCACGGTATCGGAAAACACAACAGTGTGGCCGAACATCTTGGCATCTCGGATGCACGAAATAAGTGTGGAAATTGAAGGCATTCCGCTGTAAGGCGAACCGAAAGCCATGCTGATGTAGACTCGGACATTTTTCTTGGGCACCTTGTCCATGAAGGTCTTGTACATCAGCACAATCTCACTGCGGGTCTTGCCCATGTTCTTCATGTTGAAAGTCTCGCAGGGTGAAAATACAATGTTGAACTTTTCTACACCAGCGGCTACGCCCCTGTCGTAGCCACGCTTGTTCATCACCAATGCACTGCCACGGTCAAACACCTGCTCAGCGTCTGCCATTTGCGGCACAAGGCGAGGGTGAGCAAAACTCACTTCCTCAATGTCAGCAAGCCCGCTGTCGTACAGAAGGCTGATGAGTTCCCGTTTTGTCTCGGTAGGTACGAAGGGCTTGATGTACTGGAGTCCATCACGAGGGCCAACCTCGTAGATGGAGATGTTCACTGGATTCCTCTCCGCATGCCGTTGAAGCAGGCTTGGTGAAAAGCCTCCTCGTCTTCAATGTAAATCACGGTGTCCATGGGGTCGGGCGTTGCCAGCCAAATGGTCACAAACCCTGCGATAAATGAGAGGATGAAGAGTGTCGGCAACAGCATGTGCAGACCGAGCGCGGTGTAGAAATTAAACTTGTCGGCCAACGCCTTCATGGCAAGTAGCCCAAGTCACTAAAAGGCGACGGGGGATAAAGTCGCCTTAACTCTTCATCAGTCGGGTCGCGACCTTCGTCCCGAGTAAACTGGTTAATTCTACCTTGAGGTGTGTTTCGTCCTGCTGACACGCGGATGGGGTAAGACGGCCTTGGTTGTCTTGAAATGCCCATGGGTTGGGACAATTCATCCTTATCTTGGTGGGGGTTTACAAAGCCACCTTCCAAATAGGTTGGCGCTTCTTGAATGCGGTCTTCTGCATTGTATTCGGGCATAGACACAGGTCGGCCTCGGTATGGCAACGAGCGGAGATTAACTGGCCCGCCCATAAAACTACGCTCACGGCCTGAGTTTTCCGAAGGGTCCATGAGTCTCTGCATTGTTCTCATACGCTCTCGTGAGTCTTGTGTTGGGAACGGGCTTACTCCGGCGATATTCTGCGGCTTTCGTAGAGCCATTGAGTAGGCATTGGGGTCAATGGTTCCGAGATTAGACACTGGTCGTTGGAGTCCATGGGCTTCGGCAAGGTCAGGGTGAGTGTCATAGTCACGGTATTGACTGTACGCCTGCATGCGGGGGTCTGATTTGAGAAGCGACCAAGCCTGTTCCAGTGGCGTCATCATGGTATCATCTCGTGGTGTAGACTCAGCCGAGTAGTGCCATCAACTCTTCATCGGTTGGCTGTCTTGCATTATCATAGTAGAAGCGGTCAATACTTGCTTGAGGTGAACTTGATGGTGGTTGGCTGAGCGCAAACCCACGCTCTTCCGGCCTACTCATTCTACTTATCTTCGGCCCTTCAAAACCCCCTACCAAATCAGTGCGTGGGATGGATGGGTCCTCAGCATAAGCGGTGCTTCGGTAATTGGGCTTTCCTGTTAAATTGATTGGCGAAAGGCTATCAAATTTGCTCTCATAACCTAAATTCTTTGTCGGGTCCATGAGACTTTGCATTACCGCATGGCGTTGAGCAGGGGTAAGGTACTGCGATAGTGCCATTGAGTAGGCATTGGGGTCAACGGTCCCGAGGTTTCCGACTCTACCTTCCAAATCATGGTGCTCTGCAAGGTCGGGATGCCTTCTTCCAAACCTCGTCCTCGCCGTGTGCGCTTGCATGCGAGGGTCAGACTTGAGCACGCTCCAAGCGATGTCAATAGGCCGACCCATGACTATCGGAGGCGGGCTTAGGTAAAAAAGCCAGTGGTCTCTTTGTGATACCAAAACTTTTGTCACAATTTTTTTTGTGGAGCGCCGTGTGGGGTTAAAGGAGGCTAAACTCCCGTCTAAACTCCATCTCTCCGTCTAAACTGGGGCGTCTAAACTGGCCGTCTAAACCGCAGTAGCCCGTTCTATAGACCGTGGCACGGCGTCGTCTAAACTGCCTCGTGTCATGCGTACGCCTATAGGTGGTAGCGAGCCCGCTCCCGTTTGCGTAAGCCACCCGTCCCTCTCGTATGCGGGCGGGCCTG